CAATGGCCAGCTTATCGCCGGAGACCGACTGCATGATGGCGCTGATCATGGGGATGTTCATTTCCAACGGGCACTCTTCCTGCCCCTTGCGGTACTTGACCAGCGGGGTCTTGAGGCTGACAGCAGTGGGAACATTTTCCGCAGAGGAATAGCCGGGCACCAGCAGATACTCGCCAAAGGTGCGGGAGGGTTCTTCATAGAAATAAGCCATAGTCAAACTCCTTTTCTCTTATCGCAGCATGAAGCATTCTACAACAAAATCATTCATGTTTGAGCCATCTAAATTGATTGTATATACTTTACCACAAAGGCATGTTTATTTCAAGGGACTTCATATAAGCCTGTATAATTCTATATTTGACGATGTATCGTGTACTGCATTTTACTGAATTGCTGTTTTGTTTATACAATCTCATATACCCTCCTGCAAGTTTTGTGAAATTGGTGTAGTAATTGGTGTAGTAGAAGACGTACTCTTTTCAGCAAAATTCTTTATAAATTCTTCAATAGATGCATCTTTGAAGACATGCGCATACACTTCTAATGTGATTTTGCTAGTAGAATGCCCCATGAAATACTGAACTGCCTTAATGTTCATGCCTGACTGAATCAGTCTTGAACAAAAAGTATGACGAAACGTATGAGGGGTAATATGAGGAAGTGGGTCTTCTGGATGCATCTTATTATAAGATTTTGTTAGAGATTTTATAAACGATTCGATATCTCGTGCCTGCCGCACCGTATTATACTGCCCTGGAAATAAGAATCCACTTCTCCCATCAATAATAATATCGTTATTCGATTTATGTCTTTTATCAATGACATTTTTAAAAGCATTTTTAGCCATCGGAGATAGTGGAATAATTCGGTTTCCAGCTTTAGATTTTGGCTTTAAAATAGTACGTTTTCCGCCCTTGACTCGATAAATCTGATGGTCTATTTTTAGTATTCCAGAATTCAAATCTACATCTTTTTCAGTCAATCCGCAAAACTCGCTTGCTCGAATACCAGTTTCATAAAGAATTACAATATCATCAATACGCTTACGATAGAATCCATTATTTTGCATAAATTCTAAAAGATTGTTATATTGTTGATTCGTTATAATTTGTTTTTCTTTCGTATTACGCGGAATAACTCTCGATAGTTTAAAAGCAAAAGGATTTCTTGTGACCAAGCCGTCTTCGTATGCAGCTTGAAAAGCGCACGATAAAATCGCACGATAATCATTTATGCTGTTATAGACAAGACCATTTTCGTAAAGCCCTTTCACCCATAACTTGGCATCAAAAACAGTTGTATTAGCAACCAGTCTACTTCCTATCTGGTCGTTTTGCAGTTTCCTAATATAACTAGCATTTCTTTCAGCCGTTCTAATTCCAAGAGCATGAATTCTAGTATCGTTGTATTGCTTAACAAATTCATAGACAGTTAATTTAAGAGTATCAAAATCAGAGCCGCTAAGAATAGAATCTTGAATTTTCTTTTCTTTTTCTCTTAACTCCTTCAAATCTCCAGCGTATACTGTGTGTCTTTTTCCTGTTCGATCTGTCCAGCGATACTGATATAGGCCGTCCTTTCTTTGGCTCTCACCTTCTTTTAATACTCTGCCTTTATTATCTTTACGTCTTTCCATAATAAGCTCCTTACATTATATAAAGAGCTCCAATGTGACATCTCGATTATATCACACTGGAGCCGAAGTTTCAAATAGAATATGCCTGTTCTATGTATCTTTCGAAGGCTTTTCTCTTTACAAGCTGTTTTCTGCCTACAAATATTACAAACGGACAGTTTTTCTCCTGAAGAAGCTCTCGTATTTTGCACTGTCCAATATTAGAATACGCTGCGGCCTCTTCGATTGTAAGGGCTGTCTTTTCCCAAATTGGAACTTCCTTCATCCAATCACCTCTTCCATCTTTCCTACTCCGTATTTTGCCACACATACATTATAAAGGAGCATCGCACGAGTCATCAACCCAACACCGCCGATACGAGGTGTAACTTTGATATCCTCCATCTCATAAACCGCGTCAGCGCAATCACCGTGCTGCTTTCCGTTTTCGTCATAGTTGATGCCAACATCGATGCAGACCTCTACTCGATCAAGACCAAGTGGTGTGATGAAATTACGTTTTCCGACTGCAGAGATGATTACATCGATCATATCCATTGCAAGAGCCGTGCACTTCATAAAACTTCCGCTGCTATTTACAGAAATCACATTACAATGCCGCTTAATCAGCATATCAACCAACGGATGACCCACGATATCAGACTGACCGCATACAAGCACGTTCTTGCCATCCAGATTGTAACTGATGGAATCAAAAATCTTCATAACGCCAAGCGGAGTGCAAGGCTGAAATGGTGATGTAGAATTAAAGCCATCAACATCAACTGCGTCTGGAATGTAGATATTTTTGGGATTGATATGTTTTGGAAGCGGAAGTTGGACAATTATACCGTCCACATATTCCCAATTATAATCTTTTAGTATCTTATTATTTAATTCACATTCGGTGATATCTTCCGGCAGTTTAATAAGCTCCGCTTCGATTCCAACCTCTTCGCAATCCCGCAGCTTGCCGCGAATATAAGCGTTGGATGCAGGGTTATCCCCTACTTGATAAATATGTAAAACAGTATCATAGTCATCTTCTGCGACAATATTCTTGATTTTATTTTTGATATCTTGTGCAATAGATTTGCAATCAATAATCATTGTGAACCTCCTTCGATTCTTTAGTCATATTTCTTTTCTCCCCAGAAGTTCCACATCATACCATTCCATTTCCGAGTACACTCAGGACAGAAGTCATGTTTAATTCCCGTATAACTGAGCCCGTTTAAATTCCAGTCTTTTGCTTGGGAAACGTCTGGTTCTCCATTGTGCGTCGTTACAACTATTTCTTCGCCGCAATTATCGCACGTGATCTTTAAGCAGTCCTGTCTCATCAAATCACCATCCTATAAAGAATCCAAGTTCTTTCATCGATGTTCTCCTTTATACCCACTACTACTATACAGAATATTTCGTAGCTGATTGATAAAATCATTCACAGCGCATTCACTGCAATCCAAATTAACCGTACACATGCCACAGCTATCAGTATAATGGTGTAGTAGATCTTCGATTGATCTTTTATAATATTCTGTTTGGTATTTATAAAACCATAATTCTTTACCATCCAAGTTCAACACCACTTTCGTTTACAATATAGATGCCGTTGTCTTTCAAATATTCAACAAACTCTTCATGTGGTAATTTATGGGCGAGCTCACAAATAGTGTAGTTACTTCTTCCTTTCACCCACTTTGTTTCTTTTCTCAAGCCAGACCACTGATGTACACGAAATTCCTTACAACGCCATTTTAAATGAAAGGTATCCGCACACGAATCGCAAATTGGTATCTCTACATAAAAGTCACCCGGATAGCGTTTTCGTCGCCACCACTCCATATCATAGAATACAATACCATAGAGTTCAGGATAATCTTCAAATCCATGTTCTCTAAGGTAAGCAAAACCCAATCCATTGATGGTCCATTCTGGCGACATTGGAACTGTATATCGAAGCTGCGATTCTGTATGCGAGATACAGGCATTGTTATATTTTCCATCAATGCCCATAATATACCAGTCGGATTTATAATAGCCTATTTGCTTAGTCAAGCTCTTATCACCTCATAATTTTTAAGATACTTTATTTCCTTTGTGGCTGGCATACATCCGTTAAACCAATACTTTCCACGATGTTTATCTCTAAAACTTCCAAAAATCATATTTGCGTCTGGTGCAGATATTAGAGGAGATGAGCCACGCGAATTGAAATTATTGTATTTTGGTAGATATTGAAACCAATATTCAATATAATTTTCATCCAATACAGAATCACGATAAACAGATATTTCATGTCGTTGCTTCAATAAATGTATCGCATATGACCTTTCTTTCGTTACGAGATTTGTACAGTCATCTTTGTAAACAAGTGCCATGATCTTCACCGCATTTTAATGATTGGATTGTTATAGATACATTTCTTTGGTTTAAAAAGATGTCTGAGATATTCAGGCGTTTGATCTGCATAATAAGTGTATTCTAATCTGCAGCCATATTTTTTATCAAACTCTATTAGTTCTTCTTCCGTAAGTGTACCAGTTTCAAGTTTTTTTCTGAAAAGTTGATAATCTTCTGTAAATGTACTACAAAATGCAAAGTCACCCATAAGTCACCTCATAAAAGTCTAGTTTTACCGTATTTTTACTTGTTTTTTGTAACGATAATACGTTATTTATTTTACTTTTTATGTTCCTTAAGTTCTTTGATTCGCATTCTGTCATCGAAAATAGACATAAGCGCGATCATTTTCCATAATTCGAGCTCGGACGCTTCCTCAATGGGCTTACATCCATCTTTTCTTGCTTTGTCTGAAATAGAATCCTTATGAAGCCATCTCCAAACCTCAACAATACCACATGTTGTGTAACCGTATACTCCAAATAAGTCTGGCATATCATATTCTGCATTATGCCACGGAGTCATTTTAAGAAGAATATCAAGTGGGCTGCATTCATATGGATTAAAACCAATGATATCTGGAATATAACCAAACACACCATGACTCATACTCATTCTTTTATTCTCTTTTGCGTCGGCCGGCTTTTCGTATTGACAATCACTAATATGAGCTTTCATCTCTTACACCACTCTTCAATCTTTTCGCACGCTTTACAAATCACATCAAAGAAATCAACTCTTGTCTGCATCAGAAACAGCTTGAAATACGCTCTCCGCTTCTTTGCGAGCCACCATTGATTGTCCATATAAGTCAAGTCCTTTCAGCCAGTAAGATGGATATTCAGTAGTCGTTTGCAATGTATCAATATTAGTGAACCTCTCCTTATTTTTGAAATTGGTGTAATATCCAACAAACGGAAGTCCGATGTGATCAAGCATGAATGTATCATCATACACGTTTGGTCGCTCGTCCTGAGTTCTGATCCATCCAATGAAATCTTCACAAAGATTTGTTCCACTTCGAATTGTTTCCTTTCGGTAGGCACATATCTCTTTATGTAAGCAATGATTACAAACACTCATAGCGTTCCTCTTTTTACAAAACTTTTCTGTCCAATCACAAAAAATATCCTGCCAATGGGTGATATCATAGATGAGTTCTTTGGCTACAAGAATGGTCTCTCTATGAACTGCTTTCCAGTATTCTTTTTTAAATGCTAAATATTCTCTTATAAGCATCATCATACTTTAAAACATACATTTTACACGATTTCACGTTTATTTTTATAACGTATGTGCGTTAATTTTCTTTTCTTGAAATCCTTAAATATCGAAATCCGGGAGACTCAATAAATTGCCAGAAGACTGGCTCCCATTTATGCTTGCTGAAAATACGCTTATTTTCCATAATGTCAACTGGATGAGAACACGATTTACATTCTGGGCACTCATATTTCAGTTTATCACAATCTTTGATTTTAAACTCTCCAAGAGAATCTGCATCAACCCAAAACTCGCAACCGCAGCTAGAACATCTAAACTCTACTGAGTATTTTGTTTTTTCTCTTTCTTTACCATGGACTTCAATTCGTATAGCCATTTGGCACCTCAATCCACAAAAATCTTTTCTCTTGGAACTGCAGATAAACAAGATGAAACTTCTGTGTTACATTCTGGGCAAATCGCCTGTTTAACCGGTGAGTATTCAGTCCAATCAAATTCTTTTGGAATTTTCGTATCTTCGTCATCAGCCCAAAATACGCATCCACATTTACAAAGGAATTTAACGGCATATCTTATTTTCTTTCGCTCATGTTTGTGTTCAATAATCTTAATCGCCATCTGGCACCTCCACGGTAAAAATAGTTTTAGTTGCTTCTTTCCAAGAAATAAACTCAGCCCCAGCAACTTCCGCTCTACATCTATAGCACGCAATCACATTATTCTCAGGAATGTCCAAATCAGGATTTTCAAAAGAAGCCACTCGAATCTTAGTTGTGCAACCGCAATTCTTACATGGAAATACGATTACCGGATTTTTCAAACTATCAGTCTTGTGCATATTTACACCTCAATCTATAAACACAAACGATGTATTAAAAAAGTTCGATCCAACAATCATATTTTCTTCAGATAAAGCAAACTTTATAACTTCATCGTCGGTATGCGTCTCATCATATTCTACTGTATCGCAAACCTTGTAAATTTTTCCATCTTTCTCTTGAAGTAATGTTCCCTCACCAAGTTTTAATGGAGTTGTTTTCTTTTCTTCTCGAATATGTGCTTTCATACAATCTCCTTGATCAAATATCGTTAAACGTATCTATAATCCATCTAATAAGACTATTTAGTTTTTCTACAATCTTATAAAGGATATTTTTTAAACAATGTTTCTGTTCAGGCATACTGCATGTAAATTCCGCTGGGTCTTCTCTTTTCGGAGAACTTGTTTGCATGACATATACTTCATCGTTGCGAATGATTCCAATTTGAGTACAGTTATCACCATTACAATTGCAAGTCTGTTTTATTGTGATATTCCGTTTCATACATTTATTCCTCCCACCCACCACTACTATTAGAGTTATTCGTTATCTAAAACATTAAGCATCATTGTGCCCTCTGCGCAACTTCCTTTAATTTGAACTCGACAAGGAAGGTTTGGAATATCATTGGCGTTATTGGCAAGTTCGTACTCCCACCAGTAATCCATTTCCCATCCGTTTTCGCTCATATCAATATTCTGATAGCCAAGTTTTTCAAGGATCTTCCCTACTTGATAAAGGGAAATTCGTTCAAAACTGAGGTCAAGAATCTCTTCTCTATCTGCTTTACCTACCCATCCAATAATATTAGTAGCTATCGGAAATAAAATATCCGTGCCTTTATCGTATCCATTTTTGCCTGCGTATGCCATAGAATCACTTCCTCCGTAAAATTTACCTTTTAATCGAGAGTCACTGCGCCATTCGGCCAGTTACCGGTCATTTCATACCACTCCGTCTGAGTCTGAAGTGCATTCTCCTTTTCCTTTATGCACATTTTAACAAAGTCATGGATTTCTTCGTCCTGTGGTCTTTTAAAAGTCCATCGCTCATCCAAGAATCCTATATCTTCAAGACACTTGCAGTAGCCAGCGATCTCGTTATAAAAGATATGGTCGTATTCCTCCAGAAGAGTATGCTCGTCAAACAGCTTTACTTGCCATGTAATTCCAAATGGAGCTTCTTTCTCGGCATGAGATTCAACCGTATAATACTTCATATACACTCTCCATTACTTCACCCCAGTAGAACCAAACCCACCGGCCCCACGTTCAGTTTCGTCCAATTCGGAAACTTCTTCAAAATCAGCCTGCCAGAACGGAACAATTGCCATCTGAGCAATACGGTCGCCATGAGTAATCATCTGCGGGATATTGGAGTGGTTATGTAGCGCAACGATATACTCTCCACGGTAATCTTGATCGCAAATGCCAGTTTTGTTCGCAGGAGCAAGTCCCAGCTTAGTTGCCAAACCGCTGCGAGCATAGATAGCGACATACCAACCTTCCGGCGGAGCCATCCGTAAACCAGTATGCACCTTAACGGTTTCATGCGGCTGAATCATAATGCAGCGATCACCGTTCTTGTTTACCATCGTTGCGTCATCAAAACCGATATAGGCATAAAGGTCTGCGCAAGCAGCATTTTTAGAACCATAAGTCGGCAGATGAGCATCATCATGCATCTTATTGATTTTGACGTTTGGACGATAAACTGGAGTGACAGACTCTACGGCCCCGTGACGCCCATAAAAATACTTAGCTACGTTTCCTAAATCCATATTATTTTCCTTTCTCTTCTGGAGTCCACCAAAGGACTGGTCTTCGTAAAGCAAAACTCTTATTACAGCCGATTACACGTTGATTGGAACTCCCCATGTACGGCAAAGAGATATCTCGTTTAGATTCGATATATGGGCCATCGACTAGCACGTTTATGTTTCGAATAATTGTTACCGTTGTCGGAATAGTTTGATATTTCAATTCTTCTGCCGCCTGTTGAATCAATTCTTCCCATGTATATCCAGTCCACATCCAAATGTCTTTGCTTCCTTCAAACTCGTGTCTGACTCTTATTAGAATTTTGCAAATCATCTCCCTGTTCTCTGGATACAATGGATCTCCACCAGTAAGCGTAAGCCCCTGAATATAATCAGGTCGAAGTAAATCTACAATTTTATCGAGCGTTTCATCTGTGAATGGCTGACCACCATTCGGGTCCCATGTGGTAGGATTCTGACAGCCAGGGCAATAGTGATCACAACCTTGCACAAACAATGTGACGCGCACTCCTTCGCCATTCGCTATATCACATGGAACGATTTTAGCGTAGTTCATTTTCCAACCTCAATTAAAAGACCGCAGAACGGGCAACGATTATAGCCAAGGCTTTCTGGCGACTCTTGTCCTTTAATTCCGCCACCACAATAATCACACACCCATGCCGAGCTCTCACAATTATCTACGAACTCAAATACAGTTGTTGGCTGGCGATCTACTTGAAAATCAATAACTCGTTCAACATCTTTTAGAGTTTTGATATATCCAAGATTTCCTTCCAGCAAAAGACAATCTTTTAATCTATCAGCATTAACCAGTTTCATGTAGTTCATTTAAAACACCACCGTTCACATACTTGCACATACGATTATAAAAACATTCAGCGCGACGCATCCATACATTCCGTTCTTCTTGTCACCTCCGAAAATATATGTAGAGGTATCATATAGAATCTGTTCAGAGCGAATCACAGCTGCTGTGAAAATCAAAATAAGACAAGCCTTGGTCATAAGCCAAGCAATCTCAGTCAACATCGATTAACACCTCCTCGATTGGAATAACCTGACCATCAACGTAGTAGCACATCTGACCGTGCTCATTATAATAAGGGCACATTCCAAATCTATACTCTCGATAGTACATAATCTTGGTATCTTTATCGTATACAAGTGGAGTGTCACGAATTTGATAACACCAGTTAAAATCTCCAGTTTCAACATTGCCATTAGTGTCAGTTTCACAAGAGCATCCAGTCAGCATAATCGCTGCCAGAAGGACGCATACAGCAGTATTTTTAAAAGTCTTAAACATACCTTTCCTTTCTGTTAAAAGCGGAATTCTATCAAATTTTGTTATAAATTTATTGCGATAATGCGTCAAATAATTTTACTGAAATTTGGAATTTCTTAGCTTTTTGTCAAGCTTTATTTCTCTCTCCGTCATGTATCGCCAATACACTACCGTATCAGCAACCTCATAATAATCAGTATCATACCACTCACCATTAAATGTGATACACGCAACGCTTTCTGTTCCGTCCTTGTATTTTATAATGACATCCTCTGAACACATTCCGTGCTCTGGGACTGGAGGAGTTACGTCTTTTGCGCAAAACCATCGTGCATCGATGCTTTCTTCTTCGTATGAAACCAACTTTATATTATGATAACAACGTTGAAAAGCACTCTCGATCTCACTCTTAATTGGGTTGATATCTTCGTCTCCGTTTTCATCAACCAGAAGCTCAAGTGTTACTTTCTTCATCGTTGTCCTCCTTTAAATACCGCCAATAATCCGGCTCTTTAAGTGTATTAAATACGCCTTCAGTATGCCATCCTATATAAGAACTTAAAACAGCCGTATCTTCTCGGCCATCTTTATATTTAATCTTGCACAGCACTCCATATTTTGGCAGGTCAGTATTTGTACTCTTCCAACCGTCTTCATCATCCTCCGGCCAGTTAATCCGAGTACCACACTGGCCGCAAAAATTGTTTTGATTACCATCTTCGTTGTACAGATATTCGCCGCTACCGCAATATTGACACATCATAATACCGTCTTCTGCAAAAGGATTGTTAAACATTATTTTTAGCCTCGATTTCTTTCCATCCAATGAAATCACAAATACAAAGCTTCTCTGGATCACACCGATGAAGCAGGAATTTATTCTGTCCAGAAAGCCTAGAACCGCCAGACACTTCAGCGTGTTCACACTTATATTCGAACATTTTGGTATCTTTGAATATTTCGGAAAGAGTCCATTCCTCAGCAGCAGATAAATCAACATCATTTTTAATGATGTTGCGATTGCATCCACGGCATTTAAAGATTTTTACGTATTTCTTTTCCATATAATCACTCCTGCGGATCGTGAGGTAATGGCATCCAATGAGTAACCATATCAAGTGGAATCCCACGATAATATTCTTCCCATTCTCCATTCTTGTTATAGCACGCCCTTACCTGTTCTCGTTCTCTATCGTATGCATATACACTATGACTCCAAACGGCATTATGGGGAATTTTGGGCAAATCTTCTTTTACGCTAATCCACGAATCGCTATCAAAGGCTTTCGCCGGGAAAGTCTTGCAGAACACGCCTTGTTCGTTTTTTAAAAGAATACGTTCAGCCTGATTGAATACATCATCAGGAACAGAAAGTTCAATTATTCCGTTGCTTTTCTTTGCAATTACGTTAACAATGAACTCATCCGCATCCATATTAGCCAGCCTCCTCTTTATCTTTGTCATAAAAAAAAGATTCATAATCAAACCACTTATCGTCCAGAATATTGCCGATAATTTTTATTGTGCTACCCCAACACTTTGATGCCACACGGACGTATTTCCCTTTCATATCCTCATACTTACTGCAACCAACCGTGTCCATAATCCGCATGATGGCCTCAATGCCGGAAGCATAACCTTCAAAGTTTTTTGCCCCAACATATCCTTTACCAAGGATGTAGCCACCATAGCGGCAACAAGGGCCATGACCATCAAGACTTAAATAAGAAACAAGACGGGCGTGGTCTTCCATGCTGAGAGATACATTCTTGATCTCTGCGTTCCAAATATCATAGCCTTCTGCTTTAAGCAGCTTTTCTGTCCACTTCTTCATTTTGCCTCCTATTATTTAACATATCTACGCTATAAATTTAATAAAATCTACGGTAAAACGGCACTTTTATCAAGCCTTCAAATAGCTCCAATAGTTAGTGTACAAAAGTCGAGCGCTTACATCTGGCTCGTAAGGAGCAAATAGATGCTCCCGGTGCCATTGGCCGCGCACATATTGGATTGCTTCATACTCACTGTCAGCAGGGATCTCATAATATGAGAAATTGCGTTCTCCGTTAGCCATAATGTATGATAGACTTACTCCATATACACGTGTTTGCCCGTAATTCATTACTTGCCTCTCTTTTTACGATACATTGTAACAGTATACGGTTCATAACCATCTTCTTCCGTCCAGTCCAAACTGAAACCAGCACATTGGTAGACTTCCATCTCAATTTGTTTTTTTGTCATATTGTCATCAACATAGAATTCAAAATTATAGTCATCAAATCCTTTTGCTTTTAGAATTCCTGTAATTTTTTTCATAATGTACCCCATTTTTCTCTACCACATGTATCACATACAAAGTGCCATTTATCATGCCAGCTATGAGTGTTATCGTAAAGCATCGTTCCGCCACATCTACTGCATTCTGGAAGGAACCAACGGAGTAGACGTTTCAAGAACTTAATCATCTTTACTCCTTCTTCTCAATAATATCAGCCCTTTCCATAGTCTCGAAGAAATCTTCCATAATGGCATCAGCCATCTTACCAGGAATTTCAGGAAGATCTAGTCCAAAATCTCTAAAAGCACAGTGTAGGCAGCCCCATGTAGTTAAGGCGAATTTTTCATAAAAATCATCATCAGGATTGTTTTCTTTTGAGTCCAACATATTCGTCTCGTACTCAAACTGTTTCACTTCATTCTTAGTGAGCCATTTCTGCCACTTACCACAAGCAGAGCAATACAGACCAATCTGGCTACCTTTACTCTGGATAAAAAAGGATTCACTGCCACACTTACATTTGAAGTCCATCTCAGTCACCTGCCTTTTCAATGCTCTGAATCATACAGCTCATGTTAGGATGAGCCTTTTCAAAGCGATGATGCGCCTTGTTCATAGCATCATTCTGATCCTGCGCCTTTACCATATATGTATTGAATGCCTGATTCCCATCATCGTAGTACATTACTTCAACAGACCAATAATCCATAAGACTCCTTTCTTTATCGACCGTTATAAAAATCAAACTCAACATCAGAAATAATATCTTCCATTTCATTTTGACTAATATTGTTCGCTTGTTGTATGACTCGAATAATTTCGAGAATCAACTGACGTATACGTTCCACATCCATGTTTTCATGCCACCACACCCACCCTGCTTGTTTATTTACTTACCTCGGCTACCCTTAATGAATCGTTCCAGAAAAACTAGAGCCAGCCAGATGCCTGTCGCCACTTTAACGGTAAAAGTGATATTCAGCAGCTTAAAAATCAGCCAAATAATACCAGTCGTGATAATCCACGAGGTAAAATATGTAGCTGCCAGAATCAGAACGATTCCCAAAAAAGAACCAAGTGCCTTAAAGAAATTTTTCCATGCGTTCAATTTATCACCTCCATTTCTAACGATAACATGTTATATTTTATTAACGCATTTACGCTAGAATTTTCATTTTATAAAGCCTCGTTTACTCACCCTTGGTGACGACTGTATCTGCACCCTGAACGGTGACCCAACCATGCTTCAGACGAGCTTCTGCTTCCTTCATCTGAATCAGCTCAGGAGTGATAGACTCGGAAAGCACCTTATTTGCATCAGCCTCGGCCTGTGCTTCAATCATCTTAACGTCAGCTTCCGTCTGTGCCTTAACCTTATCAGTCTCTGCCTGAGCCAGAGCGGTCTGCTTATTCAACTCTGCAATCTCTGCGTCCTGCTTTGCCTGCTCCTTTGCGCGAATCTTCTGCATCAGGGTATCGTCAGGCTGTGCGTCAACAATCAGCGCGGAAGAAACATTGATTCCATATTCTGCGGTCAGCTTCTCATTCAAATAGTTGGTGATTGCAGTATTAACACCTGCGCGATCATCAGAATAAATCTGCATGACGCTGAACTGAGGAGTGACCTCCTTAACATAAGCAATAATATCGTTTTGAATCTTGCTCTCCATCAGGCTCTCGCCATCCATGCCACCAAACTTGGTGTACAGTTCAACAACATGTTCCGGCAGGAAGTTATAGTTAACAGTCAGGTTGATTGCAATCGTACCGCCATTGGCAGGAGCGTCAATGTGCCAATCTGCGTGTTCCTTTGCGCCATAGTCGGACGGAGCATTAGAGAAGACTACTCGCTGCTGAGTAATTGGGAACTCAGATACATGCTTTAGGGGACTCATAAAATGCCAGCCCTGAGAAATAGTCTGCTGCTCAACACCCTTTGCGGAATAAACAACACCAACATAACCAGTATGTACTCGCTCGGTGCAAAGCACCGCACTAACTGCAATGAGGAATGCAACGAAAATTGCCATAAACTTTTTCATAAGTATCTCCTTAATCTTTATAGTTGTCTTTTAGAATGTAATAGGAGATAACCCATACAATCATAAAGAAAACAATGATTTCTTTCATAAATAATCCCACCAACCCACCACTTATATTCAAATTTTACTTCATACTCTCTTCGAGTTCTTTGTAGCTGATTCCACTTGTCAGTCCCGGAGACTCTTCGCTATCCGTTCCTTTGAAATGCGCTCCAACAACACTAGGATGCAAATACTCAATCATTGCAAAATTAGCAACATCAATGAGCCATTTTGTATTTCCTGTCTCTAAATACTTTTTGACTCTTGGATAAATTTCCTTTACAGCTTGAGCCAAGTCTGGATATGTTTGATTCATCCAACCATATTTATAATGAGATACCAAAATACGATTCTGCATCTTTTTAACAAAACCATTATCCCAATCTCGCTCTAAAATCTGTTGCGTAGTATCCATATTTTATCCTTTGTTTAATTGTCGCTTAAATGAACCACTCGATCTCGAATCTCCTGCGTGCGCCCCTGATTCCAAAAATTGGTTCCCAGGTAACCACAAGTACGTCTTACGACATTCATTTTGTTCTGGTCACGATTACCACAATTCGGGCACTCCCATACAAGCTTGTGGTTTTTCTCATCTTCTACAATTTTAATTTCGCCGTCGTAACCACAGCACTGGCAGTAGTCGGACTTGGTGTTCAGCTCCGCATACATGATGTTGTCGTAAATGAACTGCATAACACTAAGCACCGCAGGAATGTTCTGCTGCAGATTTGGCACCTCGATATAGCTAATCGCCCCTCCGGTAGAAAGCTTCTGGAACTCGCTCTCAAACTTTAGCTTAGTGAAAGCATCGATATGTTCACGGACAACGACATGATAAGAATTTGTTACGTAGTCATGGTCAGTAACATCTGGAATCATACCAAACCGCTTCTGCAAGCAACGTGCAAATTCATATGTAGTGGACTCCAAAGGAGTACCATACAGGGAGTAATCGATGTTTTCAGCGGCCTTCCACTCGTTACACTTATCATTCATGTGCTGCATAATTTCGAGAGCAAAAGGTTTAGCATCAGGATCGGTGTGGCTCTTACCGGTCATATACTTCACACACTCATACAGGCCGGCATAACCCAGGCTTATGGTGGAGTAGCCGCCGAAGAGCAGCTTATCGATCTTTTCGCCCTTCTTTAGACGAGCTAATGCACCGTACTGCCACAGGATAGGGGCCATATCAGAAGGAGTGCCGAGTAGACGCTTGTGACGAATCTGTAGAGCTCGATGACACAATTCGAGTCGTTCATCGAAGATTTTCCAGAATTTATCCTTGTCCCCTTCTGAACTGCAAGCCACATCTACCAGATTGATAGTGACCACACCCTGGTTAAAGCGGCCATAATACTTATGCCCCTTAACCCAATTCTTGGCATTAGCTACGTTCTCAGTGGTGCGGTCAGGAGTAAGGAAGGATCTACAGCCCATGCTAGGCCACACACCGCCTTTAAGCTCCTTCATAACCTTTGCGGAAATATAATCAGGAACCATTCGCCTGGCAGTACACTTAGCTGCCAGCTCAGTCAGGTAATAATACTTAGAATCAGGATGAATGTTATCCTCATCAAGAACACAAATGAGCTTTGGGAAGGCCGGAGTGACCCATACACCAACTTCATTCTTTACACCCTGAATGCGCTGTTTTAACACTTCTTCAACAATTAGAGCCAAATCATCACGAGTCTGACCTTCTGGAACTTCATCGAGGTACATAAACACAGTGATAAAAGGGGCCTGACCGTTTGTCGTCATCAAAGTGACGACCTGATACTGGATGGTCTGCACGCCACGAGCAATTTCTTTATGTAAACGCTCTTCTACAATTCGATTGATAGTTTCAGACTCCGGCATCTTATCGATTTCATTATTCTGAACCATCTCGTAAAATTCTTGGTGTACTTCACTTGTGATCTTCTTGCGGGAAACATCTACGAATGGAGCCAGATGTGAAAGTGTAATACTTTGACCTCCAAATTGCATCGAAGCCACCTGTGCAATGATCTGGGTGGCGATGTTGCAGGCGGTGGAGAAGCTGTGGGGCTTCTCAATATAGGTGCCGGAGATGACGGTGCCGTTCTGGAGCATATCTTCCAGATTGACCAGATCGCAATTATGGCAGTGCATCACAAAATAATCTTTATCATGCACATGAATTAAACCATTTTTGTGTGCATCTCGAATATCCTTTGGAAGTAGAAGTCTGTCAGTTAGTTCCTTAGATACCTCTCCGGCCATGTAATCACGTTGCGTGCTATTGATGGTTGCGTTCTTATTACTATTTTCCTGATTGATTGCGTCATTCTGGGCATCAAGAATTTCAAGAATACTTGCGTTAGTTTTCTCTTTATCTCGAATTTCCTGACGATACTTCCGCCACTGACTATATGCATCTGCAACATCAATGAACGGGCTATTTGCTAGACTGTCCACTACGATATCCTGAATCTGCTCAACAGAAAGAATGTCCGGCATGTCTGCGATATAGTCAGCAATCGCATTCGACACACGAGCGTCGATACCACCCGGCGTACAGGTCATCGCCTTCTCAATCGCATTTACAATCTTACTCTTATCAAAAGGAACTTTCGTTCCATCGCGTTTAATTACATATTCCATGCAATCACCTCTTAATCTTCCAACCAACGATTTTCAGCTACATAGAAAGCTCCAACCGCAACTACCATCAATACGACCCAGAATACCCAAAACCAAATCACTCGTGTACCAACTGCAGAAATCATATAATCTCGTGCTTCTTCGATGTTTTTATCCTTAATGAACTGTGCATTATGTATAGTTTTATCGCTCAAATTCACGTATAATGTACCATCATAACGAACATCTTTGACATAAAACTCGAACTTTACATGAGAACTGACTTGTACAGTAGTCAGGTACTTGCTGGATGGCATTTTGATGTCACCATACTTGAATTCTTTGCCCAGAAACGTTACATTTTTGGAACTGTGCTCTTCTGAGCTGTAATAGTCCCAAGTCCAGTACGTTTCGACTCTTGTTCTTGTATGGCCTTTACCATCCGTAGTAGTGACAGTTCGTGTATGCATCGTGTAATGCTTTTCTTCGCAATAGATATACATCCACTGGCCGTCAATACGTGAATCGCTTACGGTATCTACTGCTTCTAGTGTGCCTTGGCAAAATGCGTTGCCTGCGTTAGTTCTTATTCCATAATCGAACATATTTTCGGATTCAATCGAAATTGCTGTATTATATTCTTTTTTCTGCTCAAGCGAATCTCTGGTGATATTTCCAGCGATAACGCTACCAAGTATCAGCATAATGAACACAATACCAACACTGACGATCAATTCACGATAAGTAATTTCGGCATTACCGATTTCCAAAAAGGTCCCCGACTGCCGGTGCCGCCTCATTCCCCTCATAGGACAGATACTCATAATTCTGAACCTCATATCCAGTCAGACCCAGCAGAAAGGAGTTCGGAAACTTACGAACGCTCTGCTTATATTCCTTCACGACACGATTGTAATCGCCACGATAGTTTGCAATCAAATTTTCAGTGACGGATAGCTCATTCATAAGCTCCTTGTAGTTGTCGCTAGACTTCAGTTCAGGATATGCTTCCGCAATAGCTGCAATCTGAGTCGTAATCTCTTGAGCGGTCTGGCCGGAAGCGCCACGAGCATTCACAACATCCATCAAAGTCTGATACTCATGTTGGTCATAAGCCTTGACGGTTTCAACCAGATTTGGAATCAGATCAGCTCTGCGCTTCTCCTGATTCCCAATGCCAGACTTAGCTTCCTGAATCTGCTCTTCATAAGAGATGGCCGTGTTCTTAGGCCCCTGCACCATAAAGGTCATACCAAGAATGGAAATCAACACGACACAAATAACGATAATAGGTAACTTCCAGTTGTATCTCATATATGTAAACCTCTTAAAACTTGACCTCATCGGCACAATCAGGAACCACGGCAGTCTCGATGTTGCACGTCGGCTCTACTTTTGCCAATTTGTCGGATTGGTTGATTGGACGACAAGTAAGCCCAGTCCACTCATGGCTAGTAGAATAATTATGTGAGCTATTCGGCATCGTAGTCAACTTATCAGTGACCTCATTAGGAACTTTCTTGAGCGTATCTACGACACTTTCAGCAATCTTCTGTTGTTCCTCTAAAAGCCGGATTTTATAATCCAAATACCAACGTGCCTTCGTCAAATCCTGAAGCTGAGAATTGCCATCTTTGTGACCTGCCCGACTCAGATACTTGCCAACATTCCAAAGATAAGCATCCTTGTCTAACTGCCACTCTCGCAGCACTTTGATGGCCTCATATGGATTGTCTGCACCGCCGTAATAAGACGGGTGCTCGACGTTCTTTTTAATTTCGTCAAGTGTTTGCATCAATAACCTCCTTGTTTTTTTCAATAGGCTTATAAACATCTGCCAACCGAGGATGACGGCCACAGCAGCCACGACCCTCTGGGCAGAACGGATACTTCGGATTGGCTTCACAAGAAGGAACCATCCAGTTTGCTACTTCAGGACAAACCCTTGCGACTTCCTGTTTCATCATTCTAAATAGCTTCTGGATTTCAGCCTGGGCTCTGGAGCACATCCGCAAATGGCTCATTTCAATCAGCGAACGAGCGTTCATTGTAATGTAAAATTCTGTGAAGCAAGCATTCGGAAGAACCATACGAGCATCTTCGTTTTTAAAGTGATGGTAATCCTTCAAGATCCGATAGTCATTCTTGATATCGGTCATCATCTGGTCAAAAACTTCACCGTCTTCACCAATAAACGGATTATCATAATCGAAGTTGCTCTCACTACAATACCTCTGAGATCTAACTGACAGACTAATATGTCTGTGACGGCTAATCTGTGCCAAAAGTGCCCTGCTCACGTCACCAACATAGAATGTAAACGAAATGTGTTCAAGCACAGAATAGTGACCACTAGCCTTGCATCCCTTAGCAATCTTATAGTCATCAGTCATTGAAGAATCATAACAAATGCTTGCTGCTTCCTCTACAATGTCCAGTGGATTCTTCTCCCAAGAAGCATTAACCCGTTGCGTATACGCAATCAAATCAACAGTCATCTTTATTCTCCTCAGTATTCATCTTTCCAGTTTTCAGGAATGTCGTTCTCACCAATTACGATGCAATTTTTAGGTGCAACATTCGTTGTGTACTTTCCGTCTTGAACTTTAATCATTACGTTCATAATTGAGACAACTTTATGAATACTCCAAAGAACTCCGCGACCTTTTTGAGTTCTAGCTCTAAGAACTGTGTCGCCAACATGAATCTCTCTATTAAGAATATCGGTTACCATTTAATCCTCCTTTATTTTAGAAGTGCAAACTTAAACCAATCTGGGAAGTTGGACACTGAAATCCCATATTTGATAAGGCAAGACAGCAGCCACAACGCAATCATGATTCCAACCGCAATAAGATAATCCTTAAAAATCTTAATGAAAGCGATCCACATCTTGATCCTGTCTCTCATTTACCTCACCTCTTTCAATCAATTCATCAACAGTAACCTCTCCACAGAGAACCTGTTTAAGCTGCTCTTCTGACAACTGATATGTAATCGGCTCTCCACACTCAGTCGGATATCGAGCCAAGGTTCTGTAATATTCTGCAAGGGCTCGTTCCTTACGACCCTGCTCACGATGGTCAATACCAATCATATAGCCCCACCTCCTTTCTCAAGTTTTTCGCTCTTACCAGTCACGACATAGACGTCATCTTCGAAATCTTCTTTGTCAACAAACGATATTTCTCCTAGTCGCAGACCGCACTTGTTACTTTCTGGTCTGTTGTCAATTATGTAGAAATCGCCAGCATCACAAAGAACCTTATACCAGTGTCCTTTCTGCAAAGTGGCTTTTGCCGGACCCCACTCTTTATAGTCCGTCCTGAAGTACATCCTCATTAAGGCTCCTTGTAGGGTTCCATATCACCCTTCCAGATCTGGAAATAAGGATGTGCGTCAATGCCGTAAACCTGACCCTTCATACCGGTACTGGTAATTTTGTAAGGCTTTCCGTCTTCAAGGCTATTGATAAAGTCCTGATACTGAGGACTCATCTTAAAGAAGTCTTTCTTACCCTGAATCCTCTTTACCTTAATAATGACCTCATCACCAATCTTTGGCTCCCACTCTTCAACTGGCATTCCAGCCAGAAAATCGGGACCGCCAGCCTTCTTGATTCGCCTGGCAAGAATTCGTGCTTTACGTTGCTCTTTGCGCCGGTCTTCTCGATTCATCGAATTACTCATATTCTGTTCCTTTCAGCTTATCAAAGTAGGGATCGCCGTCTTGCTTCTCTAATAAGTTGAGCTCCCCGGCGGAGCCTACAGAATACAAACGAAAATTTTTAAAAATCTCAGCACCTTTAATAGTGGCTAGAGATGTAATTATGTACGATATATTGTGTTCTTCTGTGCCATCTGTGAGTTGAACTTCGAGCCGTTCTTTCTTTGGGATGGCTAGTTTTCGGAAGTCGTTCATAGTTAATCCTTCGGCATGGAATATACTTTTGTCCCGCAGTCATATTCGTTGCAAATTTCATCGATGACATCATAACATCTGTCTTCAGACTCATATTCGCCAAGAATAATTCCACGGCTTGTAGCGTCCTGTCTTGCATAAACTTGGAACCCAGATGTGTCAATAACTGCCATGCAATTTAAATTTATAACCCTTTTGTCTTTTGTTAAAAGTAGCATTTTAGTCCTCCGGCATATCGAAACTAACACGGTTCTCACAAAGAGCAACGTTAATCTCTTGAATTACTTCTTTTGCTCGTTTTCTTGTTTCGTAGAAACCAAGCATTATCCAGTCATTTGTATTATTACCATACGCTCTAATAACTGCCGAATCTTCTACAATACAAATTCCAAAACATTTACTAGTATCAACAACTTCGGTTCGATGCTGCGTTAAAATAAACATTATAAAACCTCACAAATCAGCAAGCTGTGCAGGAGACCAGATATCTGGAATGTCCCAATCTTCTTCAGATTTTCCGTTATAAATTCCGTAGAAATATCCTTCGGACGGCACATAAACGATTCGTTGCCAGCCATTCATTCCGTGTGACACCTTTGGTTCAAAATCACGAGTCAAAATTCTACGTCCACCATTGCTATAAACAGATGTCTTTGTAGGAACTTCAACACATTTGTTATCCAGAATCCGAAGAATATGTTTAATCGTTTTCTTTGAAAGATTCATCTTTACTCTCCATTTTAATCCATCCGCAGTCAGGATAATAATCGGCTTCCCAATAATCTCTCATAACAAAGATTGAGCGTTCTCCCTTTTCGTTTACTACTCCAATAACAAGTGATTCTTTGCCAGCAATAAAGCAAAATTCTCCTTTACCCTTCTGGGTCTTCTTGAGATTATTTTTAGCTTTATTGATATAACGGCTTACACGCTCGGATAACAAATCCACATTGCATTCTTGCCCATTTTTGCCCATCCAATAAAAGGAATCTTTTAGCTTATTTTTAGGCATATTTACCTCATTTTTGCTCCGCAATTTAGACAGTATTTTGAACATAGGGCTATGACTGGTCCTACAGCATTCCCACAGATTGAGCAACTCCATGCCCCATCGTATCGATCTTTACGCCGAATCCAATATCCTCTAGGCCGCAGAGATTCCGCGTCAATTGTCGGAGCGTTTTCAATATTTTTCTTCATGAGAGCAATACCGTCTCGCCAAGCATCGGCTTCTTTTTCACTGTATTGCTTGATTGTCCAATTATTTCGGTCAAGCAAAGCATTTGCGTCAATCAACCTAACATCAGCCATAAGACACCTCGTTCTTGTCATCTCTAAATCTTACAAACGTCGGGAATTGCAGAGACTCAAGGCCAGTCTTTTTGTCCATCGTGACCTCTTTGTACTTACATTCCACAATCTTACCGATGTAATTATCAGGATTTTCCCACACAGCAGCTCTCGTAGCATCATCAAAACCAGAGCCGATACGAAGCTCGTTGCCCTTGTAGTCAACAACAAGAGCGCCCATCGTACCAGCCAAACGGTTCTGACCTTCCTCAATCGCTGTGATTCGTAGATCAACAGTGTAGAATCGCTTGATTTTGAGACATCCGTTGTGACGAGCCCGGCGATAAGGGACGTCCGTGTTCAACATAAGACCTTCCCAATCGTGTTCGACAGCATAATCAAGCCACTTCGGAATCACACTCTGGTCAGTACCTTCATATACCATTGGAACAATTTCGATGTTTTCAAGGTTCTTGCAAATAATCTTTGTGCGAAGACAATTTAACCCAATACGGCGAGTTTTATATGGGATAGTACACTTTCCACGGTCGAACTCTACAACAGGAATCACATCAAAAATCACAAATTTGATTCCAGTCTTGTCTTTGTTGTCAGAATTAAGTAGGCCAGTTCCGAAACGAAACGCCTCCCCGTCTGACATTCCTTCGGGATTCTTATAGATAAGTTCTCCGTCAAACACCCAAGCATCTCGCCTCGTTGCATCGCCGTCATACAGAGAGAGTAGGTCATTCTTAATATGGTCAAGACCTTCAAATTTCTGTGCCTGACGAGAAATTAAATCTCCACGATATAGAGTTCCCCTATTTCCATTCATCTTCTGGCTCAAACTGAACCAGATACCATCCTTCAGCTTAACCTTGTCAATTGGATATCCCTGCTGAACCTCCCAGACTGGAATGATATCTTCGCCGTACACCTTATTGACAGTAGCTGCCTCGACTCCAATCGGCAGGTTCTTGGTGAACAGTCGCTTTAGGAACTCTTCATACTCAGGATTTTTATGTAAATAATTCTGGATTGTTGCGATGGATGCATCAGAGCCGGTACTGTGCCCAGCGCCCATAATATAAAGGTATCCACAGCTGAGATATTGAATTTCGATATCCGGCTTTGCAGTTACCTTCTTATTGATCTTTGCGTCAGACAGACCAGTAACAATTGCCGGGTCAAGCAGGAATCGGAAGAATGCCATCAACCCATCAGCTTCATCTCCAAAATCCTTACGTGCATCCAGCAAAATGCGGGTCTTGTCCGTCTTTTTCTTTGCTTTCTGCAATGCCTTAACCATCGCATCAAGCTTACCTATGAGCTCTTTATCTGTCATAAAGCCTCCTTGCGTATCCTGTGTTATATAGTTATAGCTAATAAAGAAAGGCTTGTCGTTACGAGCAAGCCATTTCTTTCCCGTATCCTGCATTATATAGCTAAAGAGAGAATTTTAAGCCTCCGGGATGGAGACTTTTTATAGCTATATTATACAGGATACCCACATAATTGTCAATGCTTTTCTGAAAATTCTTTCCGTAAAAATTCCTTCAGGAACGTCCGCTTGTATGGCACTCTCGAAGTCTTTACAGCCCGATCAAGAGCATGAGTTTCGGCGCAAATCACACAATACTTCTTGGCACGAGTGATGGCCGTATAGAGCCATTCTCTCGTCAGCATCAAGTATGCAGAGTTGTCCATACCAACAATCACATACGGAGCCTCACTGCCCTGCAGTTTATGACAACTCAAAGCATAAGCAAGTTCAAGCGTTGCCCAGATGTTATTCCCACCAAAGTAATGCGGAATGAAGATCGTTCCCCACTGGTCAAAATCAACCAGGATAAAACTGCTCTCAATCTTTCGGATAATGCCACGGTTTCCGTTGAACACCGGACACTTCTCTTCCTTTTTCTTTGTCTTGAGATTATATGTGTGAAGCTCATAGTTGTTTTTGTTGATAATGACCTGATCACCCTCACGCAGAGTGTACGCTCTATCCTTTCCATCACCATAGATTGTAACCTTTACTTCTGCTTGACCACGACTCGGATTCACAATTTCCTGAATAGCGTTATTGACTTCATAAGTACAGATACTACCACGCAACTTCTGTGGAAGTACAATCTGAATCTTCGCACTATCATTCCCTACCCTATTATATAAGGTACGGTACTGATTGATGATGTGGTTGAATGACTCACTTGCGTCTTTATAGATATCAAGTTCCAGATCACGAAGCTCACCACGAACCTCATTGCCAGCCCAACCATAAGGAACTAACTGCGTAGCATTACGAACCTTGATACTCTCGGTAATAATTGCAGACTTAGCTGCCTGACGATGGATCTTAGTCAAACGAGCCACAGGAACAACCTTAGATGCAAGCATATCCTTGAAAATGTTACACATACCGATGCTCTCAAGCTGTCCGTCATCACCAATCATGATGAATCGCTTTCCGGTCTCGATAGCCTGAATCAAGTCATAGAACAACTGAGCTCCAACCATAGAGGTCTCATCCAGAATGATAATGTCTTCTTCAAGAGGATTGTCCTTGTTATGGATAAAACCACCATTCTCAATATCATAACCAAGAAGACGATGAATGGTCTTACCGTCCTGACCAGTAATCTCCTGCATACGAGCAGCGGCACGACCAGAGAGCGCAGTCTGAGCAAAAGACTTACCACGAAGAACCTTTAAGACACCAGCGACGACGGTACTTTTACCAGTTCCGCCGTAGCCTGTTAAGATACAGACGTTGCTAGAGCATACCTTTTTAATGGCATCTCTCTGCTCTTCGGTATACTCGATACCAAGCGCATCTTCGGCCTCATTGATTGCCGCATCCATATTTCGACCAATCGGCTCAACAGGAGCATCCGCCAGACGCTTGATTTCCTTCGCAATACTATCTTCCAAATTCCACACTCTAGTTAAAGCAAATTCCTGACGGTCATCGCTCCACCAAAGTGTTTCACGTACATCATGCAGATGGAAAAGTGCCCTTTTAATGACTTCTTGATCACCCTCGTTCAAATCAAGTTCCTTAATACAGCTATTGATTGTCTGGTTTGCTGGGATGATAGAGTTGCCTTCTTCGGCACGGGCGGCAAGAAAATGCATGACGTAAGCTTCGATTCTGAATTGCGAATTGTGCTTTAAGCCCATATTCAAAGCAAGAGCGTCAGCTTTTTTCCAGCCGATTCCATACGCATCATCGATCAGAACATAAGGATTCTCTTCAATCTTTCTCACTAGAGTGTCTGCACCATGATATTGACGGACAAGCTTTTCAATAGCACTAGAAGTCAAGCCATACTCAATCAGCTTTGTGTACGCTTCACTGTTATCAATGTTATTTTCAAAAGAGTCAATGATCTTTTGTGCTCGACCTTCCGTAATACCGTTAACAGTACAAAGAGACTTGATGTCGCCATTCTTGATGATTTCATACGGATTCTTGAATGCTTCATAAAGCATCTCAAACTGATGGTCGGTCAAGATAAAACGGAGAAAGCTTTTTTGTTCTTCCGGGTCAGTAATCTCTTGAAACTCATTCATGTAGATAATTTTATATTGATCACCAAACTTTTCATGGTGAACATATTCACCACAGAACGAATAAGTTTTATTCATATCGAGGCTAGGAACATTGCCTTTTAGCCGGAGGTCACTGTATCGACTCATGACAGGATTCCCCTGCTTAACTTTTACCACCTCGGCGGAGAAAGTGGCGAAGCCGCCGGGCTCCACCTCCCTCCCATCTTTCGGATAAAAGACTCGTTTTATCCTGATGTAGCAACGGATCATATTTTCATTAAATTTTTTATCTGCCACTTTATAGCCCTCTTATTATGTACCTAATCTAAATTCTGTCAGTCCTCCGCACACTCTGCAATAAAACCATTTTGTGGTAAGCTCGCATTGTTCTGCGCAGTCAAACTTCCACTTCTGAACTTTTCTAACGACGCAACAATTCGTACAATGTATCTTAATTACAGTTTTATCTTTGTAACAATCAATTTTAAACTCAGGAAATTCACAAAGAACCTCTCCGTCAATAGTATATAAAACACCATTATATAAAACATCATTCATTGCTTTATCTCTCTATCATGCAGCCACTGTTTGTAAGGCTTCATCTTCTCAACAATGTACGAATTTTCTTTTCTCTTGCAAAGGATTGCAAGATCGCTGCCCTTTGAAATTAGACTTGAATATCGTGCATACTGATATGCCCAACAAATCATTTCAACAATACCACCTGTCGTGTAAACATGTAAGTATGCAAACTGGTTGCCACGTTTATCCTTCTTTTTTTGGATGTCTACGATGACACAAATAGCAGTTGCCTCACCGCCATCCTCTACAGTATCAAGACCAGCATCAATATAGGTGCAAGCATCCTTAATGGGATTGCTAGTCAAGAACATTGAAAGAGTTTCAAATTCCCACATGTGCTCGTCTTGCATATACTTTTCAGCAAACGCCTGCATAAAGGCATTCCGCTTTTTGTCTTTTTCTTTCTTTCGATTCCATGTGTCCGCTTCCCAGCGCTCCCTTCTTACCTTATTATATAAGGCGAGTCTGGTAGGTTTGTCTTTAATAGAATCTGTGTCAATTCCGTATTCGTCTTTGAGAATAGAGATCTTGGGGAGAGATGCCATTTCGTGGAAACTCTTCTCTTTATACTCGTTCTCAAAAACCATATTCGCAAAAGTGATTAAGATTTTTCTCTTGTCCTTTGTTGGAATAGCTCCCGCCTTAATCAACTTGACAACGTTTGAAGTGCCAATCTTGCCACCGTTTGCTCTCTGAACAAAGTCTGCCAATCCAGAATATGGACGATCTGCAATCACTCCTGATGCGACACTCTCGCCCATTCCCTTAATGGCTTTCAAGCCAAACAGAATTGTGTGCTTCTCTGCATCGGCCTTAAATTCCATATCAGACTTGTTAACACTTGGAGGAAGGACCCGAATATGTAAACGGTCACATTCATTGATAAACACACCCATTTTGCCAGAATCATCTTCTTTAGTAATCATACACGCAGCCATGAAATACTCAGTATAATGAGTCTTCAGGTATGCTGTCAGGTAAGAAAGAAGCCCATAAGCAACTGCGTGGCCCCGGTTGAAGGAATAAGAAGCCTGTTTCAAGATCAATGCCCACATCTCAGAAATCTGGTAATCATTCCATCCTTTCTTGTGAAGACCATCTCGGAACTGAACTTCCAAGGATGCCATAACATCTTTCTTTTTCTTGCCGATAGCACGACGAGCATTGTCAACCTCAGTTTCAGGGAATCCTGCATAGCGGAATACCGCTAGTGCCTGTTCCTGATAAAGAAGAATGTATTGCGTCTTAGCAAAAAGCTGTTTGATGTCAGGATGGAGTAGTTTGATAGTCTCTGGATGAAGTTTATTGGAGCAATACGTCGGGAAGCTGTCCTTAGTACCAGGACGATTCGCTGCGTTCACAACAATGATATCCTCAGCATTATCGCACTTTGCTTCAACACACATCTTTCGTGCTTCTGCAGATTCCATCTGGAAAATGCCAATTGTGTTGCCCGACTTGTAGACGGTATCATAGACAGCCTTATCACTTAGATCAAGATGGTTGATATCGACATCTTCCCATGTTAATCCAGCCATCTTTAACGTATCGTCAATAATGTCCAGATTCTCAAGACCAAGGAAGTCCATCTTGACCAGCGACAAATCATCCATGGCATTGTGCATCTCAAGTTGGCACATCTGATTGCCTTCTCTGTCCATACAAAGAGGACAATATTCAATGACAGGCTTGGGCGTAATCAATGTACCGGCAGCATGGCGACCCATACTCTTAGGCAGACCCTCAAGACGCATAACGTATTTGAACCATAGAGGAAACTTGTCATATACATTAGAAAGCTGTTCACTCTTTCCGAGGATATCCTTTAGTAGAACTTCCTTTTCAACTTCTTCGCCAAGGTCATCCAGCGTTTTTACAGTCGGAATTAACTTGGCGACCTCATTACGTAATTCATACGGAATCTGCATATAATACGGGCTTTCTGGGTCTTCGTTCAGAACTTTGCCAATATCTTTGATGGCAACTTTTGTAGACAAAGAGTTAAACGTAGCGATAGGAGCAACATTTTCTTTGCCGAAAAGTTCTTCTGCAATAGCAATAAGTTCCTTTCGACGACGTTTAGAGACATCGAAGTCGAAGTCTGCCAGGCTCTTTCTACCTTTGTTTGCAAAGCGAGAGAAGTCAAGATCCCAACGAACAGAGTCAATCTGAGTAACATTCTCCATAAAAAGGCAAAGACAATTTGCGCCAGAACCACGAGAGTACCCACGAGGAATTTTGCGTTCATCAGCCTTTTTGCAAAGCATATACAGCATAATGAAATAGTCAATATAATCAACATACTTCAAAACATCCAGTTCCATCTCAATACGATTCCGCCGGGTTTGCTGTTCCACTTCACTCATCCACCCGAATTTTTTATTAAAAGTGGCATATACAAGGTGCCGAAGATAATCAAAATGAGAATCAAATTTTCCCTCAATTTTCACTTCTGGCATCTGGTTCGGCTGTCCAAGACCGATATCGATATCATCAATCATGTCTGCGATTTTCACAGACATTGAGCAGCCCTCTCGAATGAAGTCTTCATCAAACTGGTTTGACAATGTTTTCAAAACATCGTTTTCAGTTTGAAGATAGCAGTCAACATAACTTTCTCCAACTTCTCGTCCTTCTCCAATTTCTACAAAAACTGAATGTGCATCAACATCTTCCTTGGAAAGCATATGAGCATCGGTTGTAATGGTATACGGAAGATTGTACTTTTTGATAAAAGCTGCAATTTTTGCATTAGCTTCAGCCTGATCTGGCGTATCATGAGACTGAATTTCCATAAACACGTCATCAAAGATCCATTTCAGTTTGTTCCATAACTGCCATGCCTCAGTCTCGTTTCCATCAACAAGCAATCTACTCATTCGACCAACTTGGCAGGCCGTAAGACAGATGATACCTTTACCCCACTCGTTCTGTTCAATGATGTTCAAAGAAGTTCGAGGCTTTTTATACATGCCATCAACGCAAGCATTTGAAACAACCTTGAACAGATTTTTCAAACCGATCTCGTTTTTTGCCAGCAGAACAAGATGATAACGAGGTTGTTTATAGTCTTTCGTATCAGCTTTTTCGCTCTGATTATCTACTTCGTAGACCTCACAGCCGATGATTGGCTTAATGCCTGCTTCCTTGCAAGCCTTAACTTGGTCAACAAAAGAGTGCATTTTTCCGTGGTCTGTAACCGCGATTGCTTTCTGGCCGTTTTCTTTGGCAAAGTTTACAAGTTCCTTGACGGTAAGAATAGAGTCAAGTAACGAACCCTGCGCTGTATGTACATGAAGATTTACAAAATTATCTGACATCTATTCTCCTTCCGCCATTAAAACTGATTACGTTCCTTCAAGCGCTTAATCCAACGCTTGCGCTTCTCGTTAGCAATCTCATTCGCTTTCGATGTAAACGCCAAGATGCAATCCTCGTCATCATCATAGTATGCGTAGATACAGTTCAGCACATCACCGAATTCTTCTACGAGGTTTTCATAAGCCTCGTTAATGCTTACAGGCGTTGGGTTCTTCATATCGATTGCACGATAAAACTTTATCGCAGCTTTCGACAACTCAGAACCTTCCTCACCCATCTGAATGAGGATTTCCTTGCCATCAATATAATCAAGCACTCGTAAATTTTTATCTTTAATCATCCGTTTTCCTCTTATCTCCAAACTTAATAATGTCATCAAAAAGCATCACATAGTCGTCAGCGTACTTGTTACCATGGAAGTGGCCGAAGTACCAGAATGGTTTACAATCGTTAGGATAGCATTCGTATATATTATCAAAGAATATTTCAGTTGACTGGTCTACTGTGCTTTGATCAATACCACCAATAAACAATTCAGTTGGAATGAACCGGAATGGACAGGTATGCGTGAGCATAACATCAATATCATCGATTTGAGGGTCATGTGTAATATTCCAGATCTTTTTCTTAGTCTTATCATTCGGCTGTTCGTTCAGCCACCAATTATATCCCCACTCTAGCCGATAATACTTGTCCACAGAATATGCTCCGCCGCAAACAAGACAGTTTAACACTTCCCTGTCAGCAAGAATCTGATAGACCTCACCATCAATAGCGAAATACTGATTTTGATAATGTGAGTCATACCACACCTTACCACAAATATCTCCACTGATTTCCTTTGTCCTATAACCATCCTTACGAGACGGGCGGCGCTCGTGGTTGCCATAAATACAAAACAGATTTGCAGGAATATCTGCGGCGATAGTCTTGATACTCCATTCACGAGGGTCATCCTTGCCGTAGTAGTTCAAACCGACATCGCCAAGGCAGACAATCCAGTCATTCATTCCAAGATTGTGTTTATGGCAAAACTTTTCCAATTCTAAAAACCGATTGTAATCACCATGAATATCGCCTGTAATGTAAACCATTCATTCACCCCTCTCATAAACTCGCCAATGCCATGTGCTACCATCGCCCGGATAAAACCTATCGCAAAAGTCCTCAAAGCGACATCCTTCGCATGGATCATCTTTTGATAAATCTATCACTGGATGGCTTTGGCATTCTGCGATAAATTCTTTAACGTCTGCTTCAAACTGTTCAGGCATCAGCATTGTCAATCAGCTCTCCATTTTTTACAACCTTAGCCTTATCATCCCAATATTCATCAGCCCCAACCTTTCTAGGAGCAGTGCCAAAATGCTCTTTCCACTCAGGAAGGCTCTCATTGATTGCATCAAACTGAATGCCCCAATCAAAGCAAGCCTCCATTGCATCATACAAAAGCTTTCCTTCACGACAAGTCCAGAGAATCAGACCAGCACCGTGTTTCTATTCCTGAATTGCTTGATAAATGACATTCCAGTTTGGCTCACCGATATCAGGATAATTATTCTCACAGAGAGTGCCATCAAAGTCGATTGCGATAGCACGCTTCCGATTTCCCATATCAAATCACCTCAAAATCAACAATCTGTGCCTGCGGAGTTACTTTATTTCCATACTGATTTAAAGACAACCGGCATACAGCATTGATGTATTTTTCTTCCTGACCACCATAAAAGTCATTGTTAATCCAGCTAATCATTCGGCCATTATCAGCAAAGCACACAAAATCAATGCCCTTCTCTTCGTCGCTGAACCGCCACATATTTCCGTTCTTGCCCATCGGAGCACATCCACTATGAATCAGCGGAATGTTTTTAATGTAGAAATACGGCTCGGAAATACCCTGTGCCCAGACTTTGTGCATTTCGTACATGGTCTTCGGCAATGCAACGGTCAGCCTACTATAGTCAAAATCAAAATCAACTACGATTGCCTTACTCATAGTGACATCTTTAAGCAACTCATTGCAATCCGCAATCGCCTTTGGAACATTTTCTTTCTTGATTTTCACACCAGCAGCGTTATCATGACCAAGAACTGACTCAAAATCTCCGGTACTCATCAAGAACTCCTTTAAACTTTCAATCGGAGAACCGTCAGGATTTCTCATTGAGCCACCGTAATAGTCCGGTTCATCAGCGAAGGTACGAAGTAGTACGCACGGTTTCGCATACATTTCAGCCAGCTTGATTGCCACAACACCAGTCAGAGTGTTATCAAGAATGCCAGTAGAGTTACAGAAGAGAATCTTATTCTGGTCTGCACCATGCTTTTCAATCAGTTTCTGAAGCTCTGCGACAGCCTTGTCTTTGGTCTTGTTTTGCTGATATTTACAAGACGAACACTCACGAGCTACATGCTGCGCCAGAGTCTCATCAATCGTGATACCGGCATTCTTGCCACGAGTCGGAGTGTACTGGAACGTCTGTTCCTCACCGACCATCGCACGGAACATCCGCTTCTTTTGCTCAGATGAACCAACACGAATCAGTGCGTTCATCATCGGAACGATGTAGAACTGAACATCATTGATGGTTGGATCACCCTTGATATTGAAACTATTCGTTTCAACCAGAGCGCAAATCATCGGATTCACAATTCTCGCAAGACCTTTCGTGCAAAGGCGCTTTGTCTCGTGTGAGTGCATATCCATGACGTCACCGATATTTCCGACAGCCACCAGATCAAGATACCGGTCTGCAACATCAGTCCAATTATCTTCATCAACAGCCTGAAGGAACTTATACACCACGCCAGCACCAGACAGTTCCTTATTAGGGTATGTACCATTCTGATTGTTGACGATTACTGCGTAAGGATTCTCTTTATCACAGATATGATGGTCAAGAATCAGAATATCGATGCCATTATCACGAAGCTCCTTACACTGCTCGACATCGTTGCTGCCAGCGTCAGGAATAATTAGCAGAGTGGTTTCCGGTGGAATCTCAATTTCCTTTGAGAGTCCATGCTCCTTACCACTATGATGCAGGACATTGATTTTGCCATGAAAATCAATCGCTTTCAAATACTGAAACATCATTGAAGCACTTGTGAATCCATCCACATCACAGTCTACAAGGATAGAGATAATAGACTTATTCCAGATATGTTTGTTCAACAGCCGGACAGCATCTTCCATGTTGTCCAGTTCCCACGGAGAATTCAGACAAGAATCATCTAGGTTCATGTAGGTCTTATAATCCTTGACCCCTCTGTTCTCCATAATCGTTCCAATCGGGTCGGATAGGTCATTCCTACTCCCCTTCCAGAGTTTTACATTCATTTAATTCTCCTAACACAATTCTCAATCAATGCCTTAAATTTTTCAGGATTATCAGTCGGGGCTTCCTTTTCATCCAGAATCCCTTTATCATCTACTACAGCATACACACTTACGCCATCGACGAATCGATTGGCGAGAACCATAAGCTCACTAAGCTGAACGTCTTTATCAAAGACAAAACAAATATCAACGCAAAGACGTGTTAAAATTTCAATTTGATTCTGTGAAACCTTCTTGCCGCCAGTCGCCACACAGTTGCAAACATCCATATTCCACATCTGCATGACAGACTTTTCAGCTTCACCAACATATACCAGACCTTTATTCTTAATGTACGGCTCTGTCTTATACAGGCCATACAGAATACGGTTTCTGGCACACGGCTCAAGATACAGATACTTTAATTCACCTTCAGGCGGCTTACCAAAGTATCTTCCCTTTACACCAACCAGAGTACCAATTTCATCTCTAATTGGAATCGTGATTCTATTTGTCAGCTCATCAAAGCCAATCTCGAATTCCTGCTGCGTCTCATAAGATATCCCATCGTCAGCAAAAATCTGGTTTACATAAGGTTTGTAATAACCGAGGATGGCTTCGGAGATGGGGACTATCGGACGGTCATCCTCGTGTTCTTCACCTTCATTTTGCATGGCAATAAGCTCTTTTAGAATCAACATACTTTTAGGAAGGTCTTCTTCGAAGTTGTGATAGTAGTCAAGACCAACCCATTCGCAGATTTGCTTAATGGCTTTTGGGAAAGACAGTTCCAGAAAGAATTGGACGACAGAAATCAAATCACAACTGGTCTTTCCATTAGCAATATCTCGTGTGTAATCTACCGCAGTAAGATTTTCATTCTCGTAAATGCAGAGTGCCGTTCTATTGTCACCATCTGGATTTGCACACTGGTAATAACCAGTCTTGTGACTGATGTGATGACAACCAAGTTCCTCCAGAATCGGCTCAATCTGCTGTTCTTCAAGAATGTAATTTTTCAGATCTGCGATATTTACCATTGTAGTTCCTTACTTTCTGGTGCAGACACCGACCTCTTTCCAGACATTCTGGTTCAAATTCACTTCAAACATGATTTTCTTTTTCTCACCAAAGCGGTTCTTATCGATGTTTCCAACATAATACCGCTTATCTGGATTCAGCCGATGGGCACAGTCACCGCCCCACTCAGGGTCATGAGAGATGTATTGATACTTTACGAACTTATCTTTTGGAATCTCCTTGAACAGAACCATCGTCCAAGCAACATGCTTAATCATTTTTGACTCAGCAATGTTGTTTGAATTCAGCTCATCAGGAAGATACTCATGAGCGTTTTCGGCCAACTGGATACTGCCATAGATAAAGATCTTCAGGTTTTTTGCAATCTCTTCAAGCTCTGTAGCTGTGACTTTAAACGCCGCCCATTCACCAATCGATGCAATGTCGTTCTTTAGAGTATCGTAAAACACATACTTAACTCCCTGAGTGAGAGCTGCCTTCTGGATTTCAAATCGTAGTGACTTGTCACTATAATCAGCAGAAACATCTTTTGCGATAATCAAGCCTTGTGATTCGCTCTCAATCCACTGGCAAACATCAAGCACATTGCGGTACTCTTCGCTTTCTTCGTAGACACGGGCGGTAAACTCATCAATGCTTTCTATGTATTCTCCGTCTTCGTTTTGCTTTCGGAAGATAAAGTTTCCATTTGCATCCCGGTACATTCCAAGGGTGATTTCTCGTTCATCCTTGTGGAAACGATGACCATGCAACTCTTGAAACTCAGGATTATTGATGGCGGTGACCAATAAGCAATACCGAACTGACTCAAGATCCATCTCATTCAGCAGCAGAAGAGCTTTTTGCTTTTGAACCAATGTGACGTAAGCAACAATCGCCATCATGTATCTAGTCTTACCAGCGTTAGATGGCATACCATTGAACATCACAGTGCCCAGTTTCAATCCTCGGAACAAATCATTCATGATAGGATACTGGAACGGCAAGCCCATATCAGGAACACTCAGACGTTCATTGACCATTGGCAGCAGACCATTATTCAAAATCTCAGCATCATCGTTTGTAATGATAACCGTATTGATCTTGTCGGCCTTGCCACGAATCAATTTGTAAATGTCCTGAGCACCAAACATTTCAAACTGTCGATGCTTCAAGATTCCTTCAATGTTAAATCCGTTTCTCTGATACTCACGAAGTAGCGAATATTTCTTCAGGATATTGAAATATCCCTTGATATCATCGTCATTCGCAAGACTCATGTAGTATTCAATGGTTGACCAGCCCTTCAGCCGCTTGTATTGGGACAATCTGGACTCGTCTTCAGCCATAAACGTTAAAACAGACGTTTTATTAAATTCTTGAGTCCGAGTTTCATAAATAATTAACGCTGCATCGTAGAAAAATTTTGTTGCTTCATCGGCAAAATCATACTTGCTCTTGACATAATGCCCATACTCGACCAAATAGTCAGGATGCTTGTAAATTGCGCCGACAAATAGAATTTCGTTCGGGATATTTGAAATGAGTTCCACTCATCCACCTCCCTTTATACTTTTAATACTGAATTTTGTTGTTTGGATACAGTTCATTGAACATATCAAAAACTTTTCTCAGTCCAAGACCTTCTTTGCTTGGCACCCAGATTTTCTTCGGGTTCCAATTCTTCCATACGCCATCATACTCTGGTGCAGTTGCATCATACTTTGGATTATCTACCCATTGACCACCGTTCATACTATACTCGTACTTCTTTGGGTCAAGTTCGGCAAGAGTCAAGAATCTATTATCATTCTTGTTGTGAGCTCCAAATCCGCAAAACGTACATCCGGTACGATCACATCCAGTACAGCACAATGGCGCATCCGGCTTATCACTCGTAGGAACAATATCGCCATAGACATCTGCAATTTGAATTCCTGACTGTTTGATGAAAGTGAGCACGTCCTGTTCAGTCCAAAAACTCATAGGCTGACTTGTTGGAGACTTGCTATCAAAAGCATTACACCCATGTCGAATCCAAGCTTGCTTGCGAACACGACTTTCATCAGTCAACGTTCCAATAATAGGTTTACGCTTGGTTGCCCTTGCGTACTTCTTCATCGGACCTTTTTTCATAACTGAGCAGCAGTAATGAGAAATTGCAAACGGAAGTTCTTGTGTTGCTGGCAACCATTTCTCCTTATTGAACATGGATTTTGTTCCAGCCTGCATTTCAGCTCCTGGTTCATTACCAAGTAGAATCGTCCGTCTGTTTCCCTGAAAGACTCCTGTTTCATCGTAAAGCCACGGGTTGCTAAAGACACCTCCCGGACAGTTCGTCCTTAAACCCAGAAGTTCCTGTCTTTTCCTGAGAGTTGTTCTTACTCTCTCTCTCATTGTGGCTGCGCCGCTATTTCTGATTCGTCTAGCGTAGTAAATCGCTTCCGCCACTTCTTTAGAGATAAGAGGATAACCATATGTAGAGACCACATCACTAAACCCCATCTTGGGATAAACAAAAACAGCATCTGCATCTCGTGCAAATTTCTGGATTGACGAGTACTCCAAACCAGTATTACTAAACACAAGCGGGACATCTGGGAATAACTGTTTCGTCAGATGAGCAAGCACAGTAGAATCCTTGCCACCAGAGAAGCTGACGTACACACCACCGTCGTAATGCATATACCATTCTTGGATACGATTTTGAGTGATTTGAATCTTTCGCTCAAGAGGAAGTGCCTGAAGCTCCTTCAATCTTTGAGCGTCATGAACCGTATTATCCATTTACCAACCTCTTTTATATCTCATCGAGAATTGCATTTATGTCAATTTCGTTCTCGTTTTTGCTCTGTTTCGGTACTGTTTTCATCCGTTTCAGTACCGTTTCAGTCAGGTTTTCCTTCGTTTTGCTTTCGCTTTCACGGCGAATCGAAGCTAGTCTTTCTTTCCGTTCAAGATAACTAGGATATTGCGCCAACAAAACAGCCAAATCGTAATTCCATCGCTGACTCATATCACAACCCTTTGCTTCTTTCTCGGCAATTATTTTATCTAGTCTGGGTTTCGCTAGAACCCACATATCGTAGAGCTCTAGCGGAGGAATCGAACCTCTATATTTGTAATAATTACCGGAAATCAACTGCGTAAGTTTCGAGTAGAAGCTACCCGGAACAACCGCCGGGGCATATGTATCTCTAATATGGTCGAAAAGAATCTTTTTTTCTTCCTGTTTGATATGCGCAAGTTCACGATTGTGGTCTTGCTCTCTCTTTTTGGAAAGAAGATCATCGACCTTTTTGTCTGTAGCATCCTTCACTTTGTCAAAAAATGCCCTTAGCAGGTCATCTGCCCAAGGGCGTTTTTGATTTTTCTTCTTTTCTACAAAACAATCCTTATGGTAAAAGCCAGTCTTGTCGTAGAAAAAAGTGCTACGGTCTCGCTCGATGAAAATATTCTTCCCGCAAATCTTGCATTTACGGGTTAGTTCCATTAAGCCAGTTCCTTCTCCATGATTGCGGCGACCTTCTTCAGTTCCTCAATATCAGTCATAGAACGGAATGCGGTAGACAGGCCAGCCGCCTTAACAGCCTTCTGTGCTGCGCTCTTTTTCACAGGAGAAGCGGAAGCAATCAGGTCGTTCAGCTTTGCCTTAATGTCATCCAGAGAAGGCTCCTTGGATTCAGAGGTATTCTCTGCAGGAGCATCATCACTGATATCATTGTCGTCAAGACCAAGCTCACGAGCACGCAGCTTCATTTCCGTCTTGACTGCATCGTTCAGACCATTCTTGATAATGACCTCACGATTTTTTGCAGAGCGGTCAAGATACTCCTGATACTCAAGCAGAGTCAGGTCTTCGACAACCTCACCGCCATTATGAACACCGGTACGATCCTTATCAAAATAAGCAAAGTTGATAGACTTATCATCGCCGGGATGATACATACGGAACTCGGTGCCGACATTGTACTCCTGACCCTTGAAGCCATCAGGAATCTTGCGGCCAGTAGAAACGCTCACAGAAGAACCATTCACCAGCTTGGTTTCAGTCTCATCCTTCTCACGGCAAATGACGATGTAACTCACACCAGTTGCATTCAGATCCAGAATCAGGGACTGACCCTTAAAGTTCAGTTGCTGATAATCCTTCAGTTCCATACCAGCACCCTCAATCTTCACCGACTTCTCATCGCCGGTCAGACCCTGTGCTGCAGCCTTAACCTTTGCACGCTTCTGCGAGAAATTGGTCAAACCCTGTTTTGTGGTTAGATTAAGAATGGTTGCGGAGTCAACAACAATAGCGTCAGCACGGAAAGGCTTGCCATCTGCATCCAGCCAAACGTTACCATCTTCATCCTCGAAGTCCTCATTATCTGCAACAGTATGGATGAAATCCTGTACCTCTGCGAGAGACTGAGTATAAACGATACGGAGATTCATCGGGTCGAGCCCATTTTCCATCAGTTCCTCACGATAATCATCGATAGAACCAGACTCAGTATCCAGATACAGAACACGGAACGGACGACCTTCAGGAGTCTTCATGTAGCAGAACTGCATAGCAAATCGAGACTTACCAGTCCCCTGCTCACCATACACGAGCATACGAAGCTTCTTACGAATAGCAGATGCATCACAAACAATAGCCATATATGTAAATTCCTCTCTAAATCTTTTCTTTTATAAGTATCCTGTGTTACTTAGCTAAGACTAAAAATTACACTCCCCAGTCATCCTCTTCCTCATCAGCAGGTGTCGCAGTGGACTTGTTAGAACCACCCCACCAAGAAGTATCGTTCTCAGCTGCCTTGCCATCGAAGTCCTTCTTAGCCTGAGCGTTGGCAGCAATCTTTGCCCGTGCCTCGGAGATATTGTCCTCAGTATAGGTAGGCTCTGCATCCTTATCGCCAGGATTCGGATCAAAGGAATCAGGATTAACACCCTCAATATACAGCTTACGAACTGCCGGAGTGCTCTGACGTTTCATCTTGTTAGGACCACCCCAGAAATTCTCAGTCTCAACTTCCTCAACCTTCTGCTGATTAACGATGGGACCAAAACACTCGAAACTAGTATAAGACTTCAGACGCTTACGAATAGAATCAGCCAGAACCTTATTCTGAGTGTTTGCCTTATAGTCAATGAAGAGCTCTGCATCCTCGATGGTGTTGTAGTTCACGATCTTTGCATCGACAACTACCTCATCGCACTCATCGCTCTTGCGGCAACCAGTGTAAACAATGGTCTGAGTAAACAGAGCCAGCTCTTCAAAACCCTCTGCATCGAAGTCGATTTCCTTAGAACTCAGAGAAACCTGAGTAGGAACAAAGCGAATCTGGTGCTTGCCGTTGTAAGTGCTGTACTCGATGTTACCACGGACATACACGTTATCACCGTCATGCAGGTTCTCAGAGATCTCCTTGGCTGCATCGAAATCAGTCAGAGTCTTGTTATCATTGATAACCTTACCAGACTCATTCGTCTTCTTGGTAACACCGACCTTAACGCCAATCATATCATAGCCTTTCGGTGCAACATAAGTCAGACGATCCTTCCAAGCGACTTCCTTCTTATCCTTCTCGATGCCCTTGTCCTTATCGGCACGGCGGAAGAAGTAAACCTTATCACGAGGCATACCAGCCAGATCAACATAGAAAGTGTTTTCATTGGAAGTCTGAATGCCAAAGCTCAGGACACGGCGCATAACACCACTCTTAGTCTCCTTCTCGTTATAGAAGTTGCTACGCTGGGTGCCGGTGACCTTACCAGCCATCTCAAAAGAACCACGGGTCTGAGGAAGATTAAAAATTCTATCTGCCATATCAAGTCTCCTTTATGTAATTTTGTTTCGTTGATAATCACTTATGTTTCTTTTTTGTTGTCTTGAATCAATTCATGCACTATTCATTTTATGTATTATCCTCCGTCCGTCTTATTGATGGCTTATATTTCATACGGCACTCACCGTTAGAAATCGTCCTTTAATGGATTATGTACAAACATTGCGCCGAGCACCACTGGGAGCCGTTCTGAACACTCAGGACATAAATCAAAACTCAAAAACGAACCATCAAGTTGGCTACCATAAGAATATTGATGCTCAAAACTGATTCCCTGCTCGCTACCTATCGGCTTGATTTCACGACCACACCAGTTACATATTTTCTTACATGTGTTCATACGGCATCACCCCATTTTTAATATTCTCTATCACGGAACATCTTAGATTGAGCACGAGTCAGTCTGTTGTTCCGGCCATACTTAGGTCTGAATGCGGACTGTATCTTATTGTTTGCGTATTCGAGGTCACTCTCCAGAATCTTAGCAGCTTCCTCAATGTAATCTCGAATGGCACAATACTGGTCGCTATTGATACAATGTGTCTTTAGATAATCAAGCATATCAACTGCCTGATTTTTCAAAAGAAGAGTATCCTCAAGCTGGGTTTTACGCCGTTGGAAGAAATCTATATTCAACTAAACATCTCCTCCTTCTTTTCAGTAAACCTACTCCAATCCATCTTGTGATGACACTCTGGACATTTCGGTTCAAGCTTCTCTAGCTTCGTTACACAGAACGGACAGAGATATGTGCTCTTTTCCTTCTGGAAAATTGGACTTGCCGGAAGACTTAAGGAACCGGAATCAATGGTTACATTGATAGGAATTTTGCTGTTCATCGTGTCACCTCTTATTTGAATTAGCCTTTTATAAGATTTCTTTTTCTGGGAAATGCTTCCGTGTAACTGCAATACAAAAAGGTTCAATTTCTGATCCCCAGATAGCAGTACCTTCTCCATATGTACTTTGAAATACTAGCGGGAAACCACCGATTCCATCGAAAAGACTGCCAAGCGTAGGACTCTCACCAATATACGGCTTTATCTTCTGGAAAATCCAGTACCACTGCGGCAACGCAATCGAATTGCCGAGAGCCTTATAACGAGCTGCGTCAGAAGTCTTGTGCTTCTTCCCATTCTCATCGATCCAGTCACCGATATCAGTCCATCCGTCAGGGAACCCCTGAAGCCGTTCATCCTCCAAAGGAGTCAAACGGCGAACAATCCATCGTAGATTCTTCGTTTCTTTCTCTGTAATCAGGTCAGTAGCATCCTTGTAGTCACGAGACTTCATCGTACTAGCCTGTTCACTTTCCTTGTATTCACCAATGCGTTGCATCGCAAAGGCTTTCTTTTCAACGACCAGCGGCATATTATTACCGCCCGTTCCCCACTGAGCAGTACAAGTCGGACTTGTATCACCCTGCTGAGTGTATCGAGCGTCCTGACTGTGGCTCTCAAATACCACCGGCGAAATCTTTTGTTTTAAATTATGTAAGGAGGGATTTTCTGCCAAGCAAATTAGTGTCTGGTCTTGCAACGTGGAAATCGTTGCGCTCAATTCAGTTTGAACTAGAGCGCCTTTACCGCCACCTTCACATCCAGAACGGATTTTTAAAGTGTAGGCTGTAGGTTCTGCGCATCGAGTCGAAGTCTCTCGATGGTCTGACTCCAATACTCGTCCAATTCCTTCTCTTCCAGACCTTCTTGTTCGTTCATTTTCTGCACCACCTGTGACAGAGTTCCTGGATTCCACCATTCGATCATATCCAGCAACGCTTGCTTCAGGAGTTCGGGCAAAGGTTTTCCACGCCGGGATGCTCTCACAAGAATCCCCTGACATGCTCGTGCGCTCAAATAAAATTTCTGAGGCACGTTGGCCTCTAAAATCCATGACAAGCGCGATTCTCTGGCGGCGCTGGGCGACTCCCCAGTATTTAGCGTCGAACAATCTCCATGCAAGAGACCATCCATTACCGGAAATCGCTCCAGATTTTGCCCACTTTCCGTTCTTTCCTGAAGGTCGAGGAATTGAAACGTCTGGCTCGACAATGCGTGCAAATCTTTCCAACACACATCTGAAGTCTTCACCTTTGCTTGAGCTGAAAGCTCCTCTGACATTTTCCCAAATTGCGAATTTTGGATATTCTCCATTAGTGGCCTCCCTCATTTCTGTAATCACACGAATCATTTCAAGGAACAATCCAGAGCGTTCACCAGCCAAACCTTCACGTTTACCGGCCTGACTCAAATCTTGGCATGGACTGCCTCCTGTGATACAGGAAACCGGTTCAACCTGCCATCCATGAAGTTGTGTAATATCTCCGTAATGCTTCAGTTTTCATTCCTCCTTTTAGTATCCTGTGTTATATAGCTAAACCCCTAAAAATGAGCGAAAAATAATAGACGTATTAACGTCATATTATCTATTCGCTTATAAAACAAAAGTTCTAGCAGATTTTATGTATACCCTATTGGGCTGGTGGGACAGGCAAGATTTGAACTCGCGACCAAGCGGTTATGAGCCGCCAGCTCTGACCAACTGAGCTACTATCCCATATTACCAGTCAAACAGCTGCAACTATTCAACTGGGGACCTTCCTTATAAAACACTATTGCATCTATATCATATAGACGAGGAAGAAATAACAGTGATGCACATTTCCTATATCTCGCCCCTTTCGGGGTGGTATCTCGCACAGGCGCAGCCGGATTTGACCGCTAAAAATCCTACCCATACGAGATTGGAGCAACCAACGGGACTCGAACCCGCCCTCTCTGCTTGGAAGGCAGATGTGCTAACCACTAACACTATAACTGCACAATCACCCAGCTTACAAAGCACTACTGCACCATCACTGGCGAGCTGGGAATAATAGTAAAGGAGATCAACAAACGGTACGCAACCATTCTATGACCGTGGTACGGGTAGAGGGGCACGATCCCTCACGCCTTTCGGCACGGACACCTAAAATCCGCGTGGCTGCCAGTTACACCATACCCGCATATAAATCGAGGATGCAGGAATCGAACCTGCGGTCGTGGAGTCAAATTCCACTGCCTTATCCGCTTGGCTAATCCTCGTAATCTACCCAGCTTGCTACGCCACACTGCTCTGTTTCCAGAGAGCTGGGAATAATGTGAATGAAAAATTCTACATGCCATTTCGGGCTGGTCCGAGTGACAGGTCACGATCCTGCGGCCTCATGCTCCCAAAGCACGCGCTCTTCCAACTGAGCTACACCCGGATAAAATACCGCTACTGGGATTCGAACCCAGATGATGTCACCACCGTCGAATCTTAAGTTCGATGTGTCTAGCCTGATTCCACCATAGCGGCATATAAAAGCAAATCAATGCGCTACTTGTCTACCTTAAAGATCTCGCGCAACCATCGGTTTTTCGTGCTATCGCACTCGGCTCGGAGGAGAACCCGCCTTTCGCTATGGTTCGGAGTTGAACCGAATATCCCATCATCCGACTCATAATCTCCCTTATCAGAATCAGAATCATTTGAGATAGAGAACGCTCCCACACGCCCAGCTACTAACTACGTGCATTGCTTGGTCTTGATTGATTTGCTGTCCCCATTTTGTTATAGACCTAATGGGCAAAGCTGTCTTTCCCTTACGGGAATGGTGCCAAGGACGGTATTCGAAACCGCATGTGTTCCCACAGCGAGGTTTGGGCTCGCCCTGTCTCCCATTTGCAGCACCTTGGCATATATTGCCGGTCTTTCCCGGCTGTCAGCCCCGCGCAGGGCATTTTCGGAGAAAGAAATATCACGATACTTCGTTAATTATTTTAACGAAAATCACGATAAAATGTCTATTTTAACTCAACTCTTCCAGCTTCTTCATCAGCTGGTCAACATCCATATCTTCAAGTTCCTTGTCCTTCTTCTTTGCTACAATCTCCATGATCTTATCGCGCTGCGCCTTTTTTTCGGCAGCATTCACACGAGCCTCAGATTCAGCCAGCTTGACAGATACGATGTACTTGACCAGCTCGATCTTGTTTGCCAGTTCAGTATCCTCAGCGCTCTTAACAGCCAGCAAAGAATCTTCATCTGCGGTTTTCTTCTGACGGTTCAGAGCCTTAAAGATTGCATCCAAAGCCTCAACATTCAGGTCCCACAAATCTTCTACGGTCATAACACCCTTGTAGGTAAAGCGATAGCGATTACGGGTTGCAATTTCAAACAGATTCTTTTCCATGATTATTTCTCCTTTTAGATAACCACTTTCAGAACTCTCTCAGTAGCGCCCTGAACCTTGACAATAAAGGAATCGTGCTTCGTCTCAGAGAATCCAACACCAGACAGCTGGTCATCTACCGACTGAACTGCCATCTGAGAGCCAAGTGCCTCAAACACACGCTTATGCTGTAGCAGTTCCGCCTTCAAAAATTCGTTGTAGAAACCATTGGGCTTTTCAGGGTTGACACAATCCTTGAGCATGAAGAAGTAGTGACGGTTGCCATTACCAGTCTGTTCGCCCCAGTAATTCGGAGAATACATAGCTACGGACACCGGAACAAACTGATTAGAATTCACACCCCAGATTTCACGGGAAGAAGTAGAACTATTAAGATGTTCCTTAATAGTAAACTGCCCATCCTTCAACATAACAGTAGCAACAGAAACATTCTGAGTCTGACGCAGCGGAATATTATAATTGAAGGAGTAGATTTGACCATCAAATTCAATCTCTGCGCGGAAGCCGGTTTTGCCGCCACGATTAGAGAAGCAATGAACAAAGAACTCGTATTTGCCATTTTTCATCTTTTTGATATCAGGCCATGTAATATTCTCAACAGCGGCTTCATCGCGATCAGGATGAACAATATCTACATCCAGATTGCCATCAGTACTCCAATCTTGTTCGTTGCCAAAATAGATTTCAAAGTCGTTCGGTTCAACACAGTGGGCATCAAGGTCATTTTCATCCCACTCGCACTGCTTATCGTTCCACTGGATAGAGAAACGCAGCACGCCATCGACTTTGCCGCCAGCATTCTTGACGTTCTCACGGATCTGGCTGTCAGTCACATTGCCTGTATATGCCCAACTGAAACCATTAGGCCACTTAAACATAGACGGCGCAGCCTTATCCTGCGGAGCAATCAGAGACATCATATTCTTCTCGAAACGATTCTCCATGAACAGCTCCAGCCCAGTCGCAGTCGGCAGCACGTCTTTGATAAACTTGTCGATACCAATTTCTTCTGCACGGCCAAACTTCTTGGGATCAATCGCAACAGTCTTAGCCATTGCCTCAAACGGATTTGTAGCGCCAATCACACGAGGAGCTGCATCACGGTTGCAGAACAGAATATTATTAGCAGTGATATCGTCCAGAGTAGCAAACCGACGACCCAGACTGCTCATATAGCCAAGCTCGGTGACAGTCTTCTGTGCATCTTCCAGCATCTTCTTAGTGAAAATGGCCTTTGGACGCTTATAGTTTGCGGGAGCAACAACTTTCTCAAAAGCAGTAACAGCAGAATCCACATCCATACCTTCGCTCAGATTTACCAGCAAAGTCCCGATAGCGGTGTTACGGATACGAAGCTGTCCCATATCGCTCCACGCCGGTGCCAGCCAAACATAAGCGGCCTTGTTCTCATCCGGAGTATTGTCGTATTCGATCTTGTTAGTCTTAAAGACCTTGACGGCGTTTTCAAATTCCTTGCCGCGATACAGACTATTCTGTGCAATCAGCTCCAGAACAGTATCAACAGCATCCATGGTCAGTTCTTCCAGAGAACGCTTGTATACGTTTGCAGAATCACGCCACTGAGCCATCTTGGTAGCCACATCATCAGGCCGCACAACGAAGCGCTGCGGAATCTTGACTGCGAAATGATCCCAAGTATATACATCCTTGTGGTTTTCATCATACTCGTAGTTCATCACAGTGCCGAACATATTGCCAGAACCAATCATATTGCGGCTGACAAAATACGGATTCACAATATTGCGACTTTTCACATAGGCAGCCAGAGCGTCCACAACTGGCTGATACTTAGCGGACTTAGCATCGAAATCCCAAATAGAAACCAGATTACGACCCGCATCAAACGCTACCAGCTTGCCGATATTCTTCACAAAACGGCGGCAGCAGGAACAATCATACTCACGACGCTTACGGAACAGCTCATTCGTACCAGTCGGGAAGCTGTCGAGATACAGATTGTACAGTTCATCCTCGTCTGCATCTGTAATAAACAATGGATTCTCGACCTTCACCATCTCATTGAAGTGATCCTGCAGCAATGCACGAAATTTCTTGAAATCAGACATTATTATCATTCTCCATTCAAGTACTGTTTTTTGTGTCCTGTGTTATATAGCTAACGTGTTAAAATCAAGGGGCAGAAGCCCCCTGTTTTTAATTTTTGTGGAAGTATTCGACCCAGCCCTTGTATCCTTGCCGGAAGCTAATATAGGCAACCTTGCTACACTTTCTTCCAATAATATCCGCAAGAGGATATTTACCATTCCCGAAACTAAGTTCTGCAAGATTAAATTCTGGATGAGTTTTACAGTAGTTATAAACCTTGACATACTCACCATTTCTTGTCAGATGTCTTCGGTCTAAAGTCTTTGAATGATATCTTCTTTCGAGAATATCATTCAACCGCGTGAAATAACTATGAATCGTATTTGTAGACATCTTTGAATCACTGTCTGCGCCGATACTATCCTCGGTTTTACGAATGATGTAATCACTATTCATGACATAGAATGCCCTGTACCCTCCCTTATTGGGAGCGTCATACTGTTTCATTTCATAACACTGCTTAATAATATCCATCAATCTTGCGTCAACATCAGTCTTGCCAAGAACGATATGAGATTCAAAATCGACATCGTTAATCGTCAGATTAGAAACTTCTTCAGAAGTAAGGCCAATCCAGTATAGCACGGCAATCACGTTCATACGAATCTGATACGGTTCTTCGTACTTGTTTAAAAAGTCAACAAATTCGTCAACTGATGCAAAATACTTATCCGCGTACATATTGTCTGAACTTACGTCACTCTCTGCAAACTCAGCTAGATCGTACAAGCATGTACGATTTTCGCTCTTGATGTAGCCAGTGATTATTGACTTCACATTTCTAAACGAACGACTTGAATTCACCCAATTGTATTTTGCAAACATCTTCACAAAATCATTTTTTGTGAAATCAAATAGCTCGTACCCGGCCTCGGCCTCACAATCCATAACATGATTAAGCGTTGATATTACAAACTCACCACTTCTATCAGAATACTTTTCGGCAAAATCTTTGATTTTTTCTTCAGTAAGCATAGTGGCACACTCCTTCTTATTATATGTAGTGTACCATTAAACCTTATAAAAAATCAAGCAAATGCGGCAAAATTCTGAAATTCCATAGTATGTTGTACGCCGCTCAGGAATGCTGCGAGCAAAAACGGTTCATCCTTGCATCTTGCCATTGCGATCATATTCATCTGACGATCAGACAAGACACCAAGCTTTTTGATGAACTGTCCTTTATTAAGCGTATCAGTCTCTTCACAGAGAACAATACTGTCAACCTCTAGGAACTTACAGTCTTCCTTTGAGAGTAGGACATGAACCGGAGAACGCTTATATATTCTGGAAGACAACGGATTTCCCTTGATCGTAGGGCTGAAAAAATTCCTCTTATTGTTGCTTGTCACAACAAACGGTCGAATACCGCGCTGCTGATGACCTGTCGCATTAGATAGATCAACCAACCAAACCTCTCCGACCTTTGGGTCAATATTGTTGTCCATAGTCATTCTCCTCTATAAATATGTAGCTCCGTTCCATAGCTACATTATACAGGATACAATCGCAGAAGTCAAGAGGTTTTTGAAAATATTTTTAGTGTCCGTACAACTCTGGATTCTCTGATACGAACACGCTGGTATTATCGAAGATCATCTCATACGCTTTCTCTTTGTCGCCCGGCCTAAGCTCTATCCTCCTTACTTCGTAGCATTCTTGTCGCAACTCAACATGACTTTCGTTTCCAAAAAATCCAATACCTTTGACAATCCCATGCGTCTCTACACCAATGTCGTCCATTTCTTTGCAGACCATGTGAACATCCACACCATTGCAAACAAAGCAGATCCACACTCGCTTTTTTCTTATGTACTTCAGAAAACTCTCGACCTGTATAACTTCCAAGACTTTTTTCTCTCTCATCGAAATACCGCCTTCCGCTCACATAAACAACTTTCAAGATATATTATACACACCATTTTGTTTTAGTCAATATATAACACAGCTTTTTGTTGTTGTAAAAGCTTAAAATTTTAGATGATACCATTTACTCAGCATCATCCACAACCAGCTTCGCATCATAATAAAACCTGTGTGCGCCAAATTGTCCAGCAAAGGTTGCTCCGCGCTCGTGCCAACTGCCGGGAGCTGCCGCCGGGGTTACAAACCATTGAATAGGTTTGTCTGAAATCTTAGCGCCGTAATCAAAAACCATAGACACAGCTAGTTCGTTCTCTGCCGTCACCTTCCTATTATATAAGGAACTATAACCATACTTCTTAAAGACCTGCTGGATGGTTAGACCATCAAGTACAGCGGAATCATAAAGACATTGAGCCACAGCCATCTGACCTTCTAGGCTATCAGCACCTGCTTCACAAGCAACGATCTGCTCAGCAAGAGCACGCTCATCATCGGTGAGTTCGCGCTTTCCCTGGCTGAAGTTCACAATCCGCGTCTCAACAACAGTCTCTACAATGACTTCTGGCTCTTTTTCCTCTTGCTGCACAATGCTCACTGCCGGAGGACTACTATTATAAAGGTACGAATTGCTCTGCTTCTGAGCCACCGGGCTGATCTTCGATACCAGATTCCCTGCCAGCAAGCACATGATACACACAATAGCAATACTTTGCTCATGATTTATTAACAAATTAGAGTTAATAAAAATCACTTCCTTTCAAAAATATTGGTTTTATAAGCTGCGCAAAAATTCATACAGCTCAATTTCACCTTGCAGCCAAACGACATCTCCGCCAGCCTTCAAATACACCGAATAGACCTTATCAGGATGCTCGAAGATGGATTCCACCTTCTTAGCTGTATTCCGATCAATAAGCACACTATTCATAATTACATTACCTTCCTTCTTCAAAACGCATATCCGGCCACCTTATTATGCAACGGCGGTTCAATCTCGAATGCTGTGTCGCTCTCAGCATCATATTTAAACCACCTCGTCAATTCTGGTCTTGGATACAGACCTTCCTCGTATCCTTCAACGACTGCGTAGTTGTAACAATGTTCAAAGATGTCAGTCACGTTTTCTTTAACAACTCGAATAGCCTCTGCTAAATCTGTAAAGAATCCAGCGATCCAACTATCATCCGGCATCCAGTAGATTCCTTTGGTATTTGACACTGGTGAACTGAATTTCGCATTCTGCTCGTTCTTAAACGAGTCAATCATTGTTATGGTATAAATCATTTTAAAACACCTTATTATCAAAATGTACTCTGTCTTCAACTGGTTCCTGCAACCACGCAATCCATTCAAATTTATTCTTCGGATAACGATCTGGATACTTCTGAATGTTCTCAAGAAACTTTTCAAGCCCCATAATGTCTATCTTTCTAATTGCGTCCAGTCGAGTCACTTCATGTTTGTTCTTTTCATGATTTATTTCGCTCATAATATTTTCCTCCTAAATCTTAATTCTTATCTGTTAAGCAGTTCTTTGATGTAAAGCGTCTCAAAATTTTTCAGATTAGGATATTCGCTTCGAGCCATCTTTTCTGCCTGTTCTTCAACGCTCAAAATACTTTCAAAATCATCATTTACATCAACAACATAACACATACATTCATGGTCGTGCTTATCGTTCCAACCTTCAAAAAGAGCAACGAACTTTTTCATAATGTATCTCCATTAAATCTCAGCTTCTATCAGATGTCTTTCCACCACTCGGAAATATCATCGTCGTTAATTTCTTTCTTTGTTCTGACCTCACGAAAGCATTCGCAGACGCTATCCCAAATTGCAATCACAAGATCACTACTTCTTTCAAGAGTATGCCCGAAGTAGTCCTTGTAATAAAGGTTGAGCATAAACGATTTGCCATTCATTCCATAAGTTGGAATTGGTTCATCAACAACTTTAATCCACATATACACTCCTAAATCTTAACTTTTATTCATTTCATCAATCAAGTGGAAGCTCATCTTCTTCACCGATAAGATATCGTAAAACATCCTTTCTTCCATCGTATCTACAGCTAATCTTGTCCAACCATCCGTTTTTAAAGAGCCATGTTGCCGCAGCATATCTATGCCACCCGTCTGTAATTACTGGAATTGGAGCAATGTAACATCCATCACACATATTATCAATATCCAGTTCCTTAATCTCTTCTTTATGTTTTACAAAAAATAGGATCCTACTAATATGATAATCTCTGTTTTTTTCAAAGGCAGGATATTTATAAATATCCCCGTATGGAAGAGACGTGTCCGCAGTTCCATTATTAAGTGCAATAGAAATATCACTAAGAGTAATTTTGCCAGTATCACCCCACTCCCAATACTCGGTCGGAATAAGATTAAGCATCCGATCCATTCTAATTACGGCCAATTCACTTACTTAATCCATATTAGTCACTCCTTCTGTATCTTTCAAAAGTGCTTTGCCGTCTGGCATACCATCAATGATTTTCCCATAGCATTCTCCCAAATCTTGACTTTTATCAAACACAAATTTTGTTTTTCTTCGGATTCGCCTCGTTATATGCATCGGCAAGTTTTTGCACTGTGATGTCATGCCCTGCAATATGAATGCGAGCCATATCGGAGCCTCCAAGAATACTAACAGCTTCGACCGTATTCTGGAAAAGATCGCTAGGCATTTCCATGAGCATTACATGAAGATACATGGCGAAAATTTCCTTATCACATTCCTTGGTGATTGCTTCCTGCGCACCTTTATCACTGCAAAGGAAACGCTTTGTAGGCGATGGAACGAAAGCAATAGGGTCGAACCATAAATCGCCGTTGTCATAAACTCGTTGCCAGCGGTCATAAATTTCATCAAATGCTTCTTTCGCACTGAACGGAGCATGACCATAAATGGTTTCGACCATTTCAGGGCAAGAGTCTTTTACTGCGTCACGAACAGAAAACGGACTATAAGTAGTCATAATAATTCCTCTTTTTGTTTTATAAATCTTTATCGTTTCGATGATCTTCCAGCCATTTCTCGTTGGCATCATCTTCCATAGATGCTACATTCATTATAGCCATAACCCATACGATGAGCAAGACTATTACGCCAATTACCAAAACTTTACTCCACATACTGTTCACATTCTTGTCTTTATTTAGGTGATTAGAACCCGGATTCTATCAATCTTTGTTCATTGCATCCACAGTATTCCATATCTCTGTCGAAATACTTTCATTTTCATCATACAAACGGTTAATCCAAGCATTTAGCACCTCTCTGTACACCGTCATGTTCGGATCGAAGTAGCTGTTTGTAAATACCGGCATATCATCATTGCACAGAATTTTCATAACAGCAGCGCACACTGCTGCGGATCTTGATTTGCCAGCACCACAATTCACGCAGAACCAATCCGTCTTATCTGCTTCATGATTGTCCAGAACAAAATTCACAATATTCTTAACTTGAATATCAGTGATACAGGTGCCTTCTAAATCAGTAGTGCAATCATCAAACTTCAGCGGTAGAAAAGTAATATTACCCTTACACTTATGAAAATCAATATGATAGCCATTAGCTTCAGTGATTGAGATAAACCGAATCCGTTCAAAATGTGGCTATCGGATAAAGTCTTCTGCATCTTCTGTACTCATCACCGAGAATTTCCACTTTCTTCGATACATAGTAATAATCATTTCGTTTTTCCTCCACAGAATTTAGGTTTTATATGGGTCTACGTCAAAAGCTTCCTTGGTATATTCTGCCTTAACCCTTTCGAGCACTTCATCGACGATGCTAATAGCAATTTCTAACCCATGCATTTTTCCATGTAAATATATTCTGTCACCATTCTTTTTCATATCGAGACTAGACTTAATATGCTCTCGTCTAGCGTCAATGTATTCATCATATAATCGATTGTAAATTTCTTCCAGTTCTTTCATATTCATGCCTCCACTTAAAATGCAAACGGACTATTATTCACTGCTATTATCAGTGCCACATTGAAAGTAAACATTACAAACGCGGTCATTCTCTACCACCTCAATCTCTAAATTCAATATCTACAACAATATTCTCAGGCTCTGTCATGTACCTTCGTGCCAGCAGTTCTACCATTCGTTCCTTGTCCCCAAGATTACTATTACGCAAAAGATATGAGCAAACTTGCCTACCTCTATACAAGAACACAGCCCATGCACTTCTCTTTAATGGGTTTGTAGTCTTAATCATTCTTTTGCACCATTAAGATATTCAATAGCTTCATCAAACGAAACGTCCAGATTGTCCAAAATATCTTCCAGTTCAGTCACTGCATCCGATAGATTATCACACGCTTCATTAGAAGCCCAATACCGTTCACTATCCTGCAAACTTTCAGGAATGTTATCACGAGCGTCTTCTTCATCATACTGAATACATTCAATGTCAGCTTTAATGATTTCAACATCTGTTACAATGCTTTTCAGACTATCCGCCAGTGCATTGATCCTTGGAATGATTTCATTGATGTCCTGAATAGATTTACGGATAGCTTTTCTACGAGCGTTATTCATTTTCAAATTTCCTCTCAATCTACGATACCAAGCTTACAAATATTTTTCGGATCAGTGATATAACCAAAGGTCAGTGTGTTTCGCAGATACCCTTTGTACTCAAATCCACGGTCACGAGCTGCCAACCGGCATACATCTCGAATCGCAGATTCTCTCGGCCAAGAGATACCAGCCAGCTGATATTTCCACTGAAGATCTCTCAGCTTCTGCCATTCAATAACAGGTTTCTTCTCATCCTCGAAACACAAACCATTCTGTACCGCATACTTTAGAGCATCGCACCGCTTGCTCTCTTCCGATGTACAAGTGCCCCATTCATTTTTTAAACGACGGTAAGCTCTATCAAACGGCGCTTGCTTCACCGCATCAATACCAAACGCTGCGCCAAACAGACCCAAACCAAGTAACAACCCCATAATTTCACCTCATCAAAAATTTTTGCTTGCCACATCACGCAACACATCCATCGCAACAGAGCAAGAGTAATATTTCTCTACATCACTTCTGTTACTACAATCAAACCCCGCCCGAATCTCACTAAGAGTCCGAATCACTTTCCAAAGTTCATCACGTTTGCTGTCCATGGCTAAATCTCCTTTTACATTACCTGAACTTTCTGTTTTCTCATGCGTTCCAAGTTATGTTCCAAATTCGTTCCGCTCAAAAAATCGTTTCCGCTAGGTATTTCACGGTCTACTCTTTTGGCTCGGCCACCACCTATCGGTGCGATCTTATTGTACTCATCCGCTGTTTTACACTCCAATCTCTTGGCTTCTTCCAGAACCTTACGGACATAAGCCCACGTATGACCACCAAGATCTGAGCACTTCGCTATTATCGTTAGAACAAGCTCATCGCCCATTAGCCGAATGTAAGACATCAGCTCGTTTGCCTGTTTTTCACTTAGCTTCCCGATGCTTTTCTCAAACTCATCCACAATAGGATTCGTCGTTGTCTCATCACTAGACGAAGACGACCTTTTCCTAAGTCCTTTGTCCTTAGTCCTATGTCCAGCTTGTTTTTGGTTGTTTTTGCTTGTTTTCTTTTCTGCATTGTTATTTTCTAACGGAGCACCGCCAAGTTTTCCAATGTCAGATTTCTTTTTTGTATAAGCGGCATCTTCATCAAGCTCTCTTTTGATAGCAGGCCAAGTAAACCGTTCATTCCCATTGAATTCTGGCTCTACTTCGAGCGATTTATATTTCATCATCGCTCGCACCAGTCGCCCCACTTCAGCGTCACTGAGCGGTTCAAAATAGCTTTCGTAGCTATCCCAGAGTTTAATGTACATCTTTGCCATTAGTCATTTTCTCCAATTCTTTCAAGCTAACAGGAAGGCGACCGCAACCACAGTCTGTCTTGAAGAAAACCTCTGCGAATCCAATTTTTGATATGTATTCGACGGTTCCTTCAAGTAAATGATTCAAGACCACACGGTCTCCTTCCTTAAACTTTTCTATGTCATTGGACTCACCGCCAATAATCATATTTTATCACTCCTCATTTTCACTATGAGTGTCCACACCATAATCAATCTGAGAGAAATACAGGTTTCTCACCTCATCATCCAAACCAATATAATGAAGTGTGGCGGTCTGACTACTGTGATTCAACATATCTTGCAATGTTGACAATGCCATCGCATCATGCTGGTTCCGCATCATATACTGATAGCCAAACGTCTTGCGGCAACTATGAGTTCCAAGCTTATATGGAAGATTTAGGTCATGCTGCACCTGACGCATAATTCTACCAAAAGAATCTACATCCAGAGGGTCGCCCATATTCTTAGGACACGCATCATACTTGCGAAATACACCAGATTCACTTACTGTTGTCCCGCCATTCGTTCTCAGAGAATTCTCCCAGCTTCCCTGTCGGGATGGAAACAACCAATCATTATAACCAAGACCTGCAATCTTAACGTATGTATCAATTACTTTCATTGCCGATTTCGGCATCGGGAATTCACGATACTTCTTGGTTTTCTTTTCCTTGATACGAACCTTTGATTTATAGTTCACAACAATGTTTCCATCCATATCGACTGCGGCAAAGTCAGACACCTTCAACCGTAGCAAATCGCTGGCACGAAGGCCAACACAGCAACCAACATTGAACAGACACCAGTTGCGATACTGCTGTTTAGTCCAGAAGTATTCGGAAATCCTCCGAATGTCTTTCACATCTTTGATGGGCTGAACCGTTCCATTTACGGCCTCATCGCGTTTGATGCTGTAATTTCGCTTCACAGCTTTCTGCTTTTTCGGACGTTCATCATACTGATGATTTTCAAATTCGTATTCAATAGCGTTGTTGCGTTCTTTTTCATTCTCTAATGCGTTCATAGTTCCACCTCAAATTCCATGCTTCAAACAATACTTAGCGTATGTCATACCAGCAGCATCTGCAAGTTTCACAACTTCACTTAGCGTAAGTTTACGTTCTTTTTGGGCTTTATCACGACTTTTTTGAACTGCTTTGACCCTCATAATTTTCCTACAAGCATCGCAATAAAGTTTTCCACACTTAGGACCATACCAAGTAATCCCACATCTCTGACATGTAATGTTCCCATATTGCACCATAACTCACACCTCAAACCTATCAATCTTCCAATAGTGACGATAGTAGTCGTCATTAGAATTTGTTACAACGAATGCTTCCAAATCATTACACCAGGATTCATCCTTGCTGATTTCGCGAACCTCATATGAAGAGCGGCATTCTAAATAAAGCTCAAACATTTTTGCCTTCGCTTTATCCCTATCATTCGTCACCATAAGGATATTGCTTTCAGCGTAAAAATCGCTAGAATCAACGCAGTCATGCAAAACAAAAATCTTCATTTTTATGTACCTCAATTCTTTTCAAATAGATCGTTACGAACCTTCGGAGTAAACTGACGAGTGCCAAGCTGTTCAATAGCAGTTTCTAGCTTGCCATCTCCCCACTCTCTGGTTTCAGTATTCATAACGATTTCAAGCAAAAGCTTTGCGTCCTTGGCTTCTCTGCGCTTCCGGCGAGCTCTTTTGAGTTCTGCCATAAGCTGATAACCTTGTGCTGCATTCACAGTTTTGAACTCAATAGCGTGCTCAAGGTCATCAATCTCATCACTTGCGGAAGTCAAATCACCGTACACTTTTGAATACATCTCTTTCAGATTACACATGGTTTTATCTGTGATAACCAAATTCTTTTTAAGTTCCGCCAGCCATTCAGAATCTTCCATGTGAAATGCGTATGTATTTGGCTTTACAGCCGAAGCCGTTATATTCGGACTCTTGCCTGCGATGGTAGCTTCATCCATAGATTTCGGTGCATAGTGTCCGTTCTTGTACCCGGCGGGAAGCTTGTTGATTTCACAAATCGCCAGCCCCTTAGATTCAAACTGCAATGCAAGATTGATATCACAGGTGGCGCAGATCCGACCTCCCTTCCGTTTCATAATATAATTGTGACCATTTGAGATGACGTACATTTACTTATTCTCCTGTTCCTTCATAAGTTCTTTGACAGCTTTCTTGAACATCCGCATGGCCTTATCATTTTCAAGGAATACCTTTGTCTTGGGACTCGGAGCACGACCATGAATGCGCTTATACTGCTTCATCATGTTTTCCATCTTAGTGAATCCAATCTTGTTATAAACCATACGATAAGTCTTATGATAATGAATGGTTTTATCGCTAATCTTTTGTGCCAACGGTTCAATAATTGGAATCAGGTAAGTTGCTGTTTCGCTCTGCTTCTTAGGTTTTTCCTCTACAACCGGTTCAGGTTCTACTTCCTTTGCCTCAACCTCAATTACAGGAGCCGTATTTACATCTGCTTCAGGAGCTGCCTCAATAGCATTGGATTGGTCAAAGAAGTTTCCCTTTTTACTGCTAATAGCTTCTGCATGAAGGTCTTTCACAAGCGATTTAAAAATTGACTTGTACATATTGCTGCTCTCTACGACATCAATTGTAGAAATGTGACCAGAACGACCAGTTTTCCGCTTAAATTTCTTCCGCTCATCCTCAATCACAAAGCCATACACATCTCTCATATAGAGATAGATCTTGCTCATGATTTCTTCGATCTTCATGTCATTGGTCTTGGCGACAACCTTGATTCGGTCATACATATCTCTTCGCCAGTCACTAATCTGTTCTGCACGAGGAGTATAACTCTTGGCTTTAATCGCATCATCCATCTGCTTGTCCTTGATTTGATGGACACACTGAGATACGCTGCTAATCACATTCAGCGCTTCATTGCTGGTGGCGCGAGCTTCCTCAATCTGTTCACTGAGATCTTTACGGGTGGAATCAAGTTCACTCTGAAGATTCTTCACACTATCAAACAGAGCATGAAGTCTTACATCAATGAACTCCTTACTCAGTGCAGCATCCATCTGAGGATTAGCCAGAACAGAATCACCACGCATCAAAGATTCCATAATGTCCCAGCAGAAATCCATGAACGCATCCGCCTTGGGCTGCCGGCTAAAACGGCAGATTTCCATTACGCCTTTCAAATTATAGCATACCATCGTTTGACTTCCAGAGGGGGTTTCAATTTGAAACCCCCTTGAAAACTTATCAAGACGGTCTTTGTTGCGAGAATGGATGACAGCAATGCGCTTTCTTGGATCGTCATACTCAAGCGCCATACCAATCTGTTCACGGGTCATATAATACTGATGCTTGTTATCCTCATACACATCCACATTCAGTACGCCAAAAGGTTTAGAGGTTATTACGGTCATAGAATTATTAGTAGTCATTTTGTTTTACTCCTTTGTATTCTTAAATTTTAACGATGGTCCACCAGTCAATCGTCTTACCAACGGTAATGTATATATTATTATCTTTCTCTTTGACGTGGCTCATACAAGCCTCGTCCGATTCATTTCCTGGAAAATAAATGGAATACAATGCTTCGTCAACCTGCGACTCCATTTCGTCTTTTGCGGATTCATATGAATCACAAATAGTCTTTGTACACAAAGTTGGAAGTTTCCCCTCTTCATAAACCGTATTCAACAACAAAAACATAATAATGCTCCTTTTCTAAAAGAACTGTTTTATCAAGAACGTCGCAAATCAATAACACGAATAGCCCATTCTAGCGCATTCACATTACCACCATAGTAATTTTCTTCTTCCGATGTATAGGCACGTTCATAAAGATCCTCGTAGTATTTTCGTTCACTCTCAAAGATTTTTATAATTTCATCCAATTTATCCATATCGTCACCTCAAAACTGATACTTCCAGAACAACTTTGCATTACCGGTAATGGTCTGCAAATAACCAATGTATTCATTAAAGGAGCACACACCCTTCATTTTCATTTTACGTGCTCCCACAGCTCGTGCAGCCACCTTCGGATCATAATCAACAGCATCAATAAATGCACTGTCAATCATCTTCTGTTCAAACATCTTGATTTCATTAGTATCCATTTTTAAACCTCGATTTTATTAAAGTTTAATGCCTAACATATCGAAAAGATATTTAATAGTTCTAATCATATCATCAATACTGTTCACAGTATCGCCCCATGCACCACCACAAAGTCTTTCATTAAGTTCTTTGTCGTATGCTTCACAAACGTGCCACCATCTGTTGTCATCATATTCGTAATGGATATCAACATCGATATCGGGATATTTACCCACATGATATGTGATCTGCTGCTTATCATTAAAATCATCAGGTTTCTGACCAACACCAGTCCACCTTGACGGGTTCATTGTACTGATAAAATCTTCTGCAATATCACGTGCCGTCATATTCATTCTCCTTATTCTGAAATTTCATCAATATTATGACGATAACAATATTCGACTTTCTTCATCATATAAACAGGATCAATACTACAAAGAATAGTGTCACATCGCAGTTCGCTCCAATGTGTATTCAAAGGAAGTTTTTCTTTGCGACGATATTTATTATTCTTTGTTTTGTTATGAATCATTTTATCACGGGACATCCCCATCCAAATATTAGGCTCCCATTTGTTTTGCCAGACACAAAGATAATCTTTTCCAATATAAACATCGTAATATTTTTGATGTTCGTTTTCCCCGTATTTCCAGCTATATTTCAAATCACTCATATTCATTCTCCTTTATGTTATTATCTTATCTTCACCAAACGTTTCGGTTTCATACGTTGTATAAACAAGCTCTGTCGGCTTACGGTAACACGTTTTCATCCAGTCAAGTTCTGCATCACGCAGCTCTTTTGTGGGATAGATTTCATGCCCTCTATATGTATCGCCGTACATAAAGTGTCTGACAGAGTATTCAAGATGGTAATACATTATCGTTTTTCCAACTCCTCACACACTTTTGCAATGATAGCCAAACCTGTACGCCGAAAATCTGCATTGTAAGGATTTTGTGCTTGAACATCTAAATGGTACAGCAATTTTTCCAAATCAGAGCTATATTCAACGCCTGCTGTTTTACAAAGGACCTCGGCCATCGCTTGAGTGTCATATTCCATAATAAAACTCTCCTTTTACACGCTCACATTCTCGTAAACCCAGCCAACGCCTTTACTATGGAACTCATCCACCCAACGGAACCAATCATCTTGTGTGAAGTTGCCAATTGGGAAACCTCTCCAATTCTGATCAAGAACTAGTTCTCCACATTCATTTTCGGTCCATGCGATATCTGTGTTCTCTTTCCAAAGACGTTCAACAAATTTATCGCAATCATCTTTATTCCAACTTAGCTTCTGCATCCACTGTGCATCTAAATATGTATTTTCATATGCTTCCGCAACAGCACATGGACAGTTTTTACAGGTTTTTTCTATACAATACCAGCAAGGTCCACCGTTATAACTCATGATTTATACCTCACTAAAATCCGCATTGAAAATGATCTCATTACCATATTCAGTAAGAGTATCCTTAAACCACTTCTCGTTCTTTAGCCACCACTGTTCAGCCTGTTGCGGACTCAATACAATGCCTTTTCTTTTTGCCGCATCGATAACGTCATCGATACACCAACGAGTTTCAGCAAACCAATATTGATTTACGCCATCATCTTTTTCCTGTTCGTCTTCAATGTAGTTAGGGCAATAGTCGGTATAAAAAACAACATCAAAATTCTCAAGATGCCAACCAGCTCCAGTCCATGTCTGTTCAACATCTGCAACTTCCTGTCGTAGATAAAGTTCTGTCAAAATACCATCGTCGTGTTCCTGAATCCATTTCTCTGTTACATTTAACTCTTTTGCAAGTTCATCAACTTCAAATACCCACGAGCCATAATTCGTGTTTTCAGTGCCATACTTCACCATATAATCAGCAATCTGACGTTCCATCATATTATCATCCATGGTATTCCCCTCCTAAAATTCAACATTTATCAAAGTTATAAGTGACGGTAACGATTTTCTCAGCGTCACCGATACGGCATCGATCTTCCTTCAATGCTGTTTCAAGGCCACAACCAACGCTGTATGTGATACCGTTTTCAAGAACATCGGAACCGATAAATCCGAATGCTTTGTCAATCTCCTTCCACTCTCCATGATTTTCTCGATAAAGCGTATAACCATAGTTCTCACCAGAAAGATAGTCACTATATTCCTTCACCTCATCACGCATGATTCGTTCTGCTTCATTTTTGGTATTATCCGAACCATCCGTAATAGCGGTCACAATCCAACCAACCTTGCCGTCGTCCCATGAACCTCTGAACCGTGTATCACAATCCATAGACAGACCAGAATGGTCATGCAACCAAAGAGGAAGCCATGCAATGTGTTTATCAAGAAGAATCTGACAATCACGAATAGAAAAATCACCACGAGCATACGTCGCAATTTCATTGTATTTCAAATTGGTATCCCAAGGATTGGCTTGATCTTCACGACAACAAATCGCATAACGGGTTTCTTCAATACTACTGTTATCGTTGTCAATAACCACACAGGATTCTTCTAGTTTCATGTCAATCAAGGCATTGATGATTTCTTCATCGGAGCAATACTCGTAAACAAGATTATTCCAAAAATCTTCTGCCGTACTCGCATCGATCTTATCACCAAGATGATAACGAGGATGAAAACAAGCCATTACAGAATCATGATCATCCCACCAGCGAGGATTATTGTCTGCAATGTCATCGTGCTGAATATGTAAGCAGTACAGATTGTCGCCGTAAGTCCACTTTATGATTTCATTATCATAGCAATATAAACTAGTCATATTCAGCTCTCCTTATACGTCCAAATCATTTTGCAAATCAAACACGATATCTTCGATGGAATCTGCGAAAGTTTTGAAGCTAAATTCCTGTTTTTCTTCTTCACCTTCGGGCAAAACAGTAACAACAACAGTATAAGTTTCCATATCTAAAATCTCCCTTTTATCAATCTTTTTCTTTCACAAAAATCATCAGCATATTGAATTCTGGTGTGATGAAATCAACCGCATAGCGTCTTGCTTCTGAAATTTCAAGAAGAGAATTATTATTGTAACTTTCTATCTCCTCACCGGACTCGCAATCGCAAAGCGTAAAGCTAACGTCATTCGGAATAATTGAAAGTAAAGTAAGTAATTCCATGTTTACACCTCCCAAGAATCAATACATTCATACTTTTCAAGAAACTTCTCTGGCGTAGTCCTAAAAATCACTTCAATAACCCATGCAAGATCTTCAAGATTGCAGCCAACTGAACTCTGTCCAAAGTTGCGATACCTGATAAATGGACCGCTCTTGATTACATTCCACCAAAAGTAATCACTCACTGTACCATGCTCGGTCTTACCAAACATCTTTCCACTTTTAAGCTCATTCATAATCGTATGCAAGGCGTCCATATTCTCACCTCAAATGTCCATAAACACATTCATTGCGACTGCCGTAGGCAAGTCGTACAATTCATTCTGTGCCCACACTCTTGCTTCTTGATAAGAATTAAATTCCTTGTGCATCTTTTTGAACGGGATCAATTTGTCATGAATATCATTGCGGTAAAATACAATTTCATATCGTTGCATAATTCATTCTCCTCTTTCCATTTCGTCGCAACTTCCAGCAATTCTATCAATCATTTTCATATACTCTCCGAATGTTTTGCATTTCACTTCCACTCCAAAACAAGCTGCATAAACAACCAAAGAGTCATTACTTGCCACATAATTACATTCGTGCCACCAGTCATAAAGCATGGAATCAGCACTGCCAGAAATAACTCTACTGTTGCCATTATCATCCTTAACAATTACTACACAGTCGTCCAGAACGTCATTAAAAAGCAACATATTCATTCTCCTTTACTCTGCAGATAAAAGTGCGTATGCCAATTCTTTAAGCATATCTCGAATCTTATATGCGTCTTCAGCAATCACCCAAACAGAATCTGGAATACCATTCTCACCACGATTTGCAATTAGTTCAGCTGCGTGCTCATCGACATCGAAATTCTCATATTCGCTCATTGCACTGCCGGGAATATCATTTGTGTTTAATGTGAGAATAATATTCTCACCAGCCGGAGACCAACTTTCGATATCAATCGTTTTTAAATCTTCTCCAACAATCCCCCATTCAAGAGATTCCAGAATATCTTCATACTTAGATTCGATTTTCATAGTTCATTCTCCTTTACTCTTACTCTGCCAAAATCATAGCGAGAACCGGTTCACCGGAGTCTTTCAGCTGAAGTTCCAAAATATCGCCGCCGTTAACATCCACAATCTCACACTTGCTCAGATAATCCTGAAGGAAGAACATCTGACATTCCTGCCAGAAGATTTCCTTCGGATCTTCATTCTCGTCCACGAATACATTTTTGTGATGGAAAGATTCATTCCAAACCCAACCATCACCATCGTACAGTGCATGAACTTCTCTTAAATCCCACATAGCTTAAACCCCGTAACTCTTATTTAAGTCTTCAAGAAGAAGGTCTCGAATTTCATTCATATCATCTTCGTCAATTTCGTATGGCTTGTAAATCATAATACAGTAGTCCATAACTAGATACATAACCGAATATCCATACGAGCTTCCATTCTCTTTATAACTAAACTCTGCACAGCCAAACTTATGATCTTCTGCGTATTCGTTTGCAATTAAATCCCACATAGTTAATCCTTCCAAAAGTTGAGTTTCTTTTTGATTGTCATCTCAATTTCGTCTTTATCACCGTCAGATAGAATCTTATTATCGTACTCGGAATAGCAAAACATAACGCTACGGCCATTATATTTATACATAACCATTGCTGTTTTTAATTGTTTGTCACGAAAAAAGGTTGCACACCCAATTCCATATTTTTTAGAATATTCATTTTCAACTAAATCCCACATTTTATACTCCTCTTGTTATTCTCTGAATGCGTTTATCTTCCATCTTTTCATATAGTCAACTGCGTCAATGGCTTCTTTTTTGGTGGACACATGACAACACTCATCCCAGCATCCTATAGCATTATTAAAATAAAGTAGTGTGTAACGAGCACCGAATTCATTACGACGGAAATCATTTAAATGAAACTTGACTCCATACTTTTCAAAGTCACGTTTTATCATTTTATCACCTCAAAATCTCCTTGAGCATCTTTACCATACCTTCGTAATCTTTATCATCGGCACCCAGCATACGAACCGTCATATCAAAATCAACTGTCTGACAATCACTGAAATCGTATTGTTCAATATCGTTACTACAAGTGTCAGGGTAATGTTCTTCGAGTCGGTCTTTCGTATCACAGTCACAGAAGGTTCCAGAATAATAATCACTGGCCGACTCACCTGTTTTCATGTACACACGGATACCATCTGTGACAATCACTTTAGCGAATCGCTTCATATCTTCTGGCGTAAAGATCTTATCCATGACATCATACGAATAGACCATGTAACAAGTTTTATCAGGCTCATAAATATCCTGTTCCTTATCTGCACCAAACGCTCTAGCGTATCCACCAGCCCATCCACCACAAAACACAAGAATTTCTTTTCCTGCTTCGATAGCTGCCATATATTCCTCTTCAGGAATCGCTACAATTCTTCCGTTAGGAAAAATAAAACCTTCAAATTCTCTCATATCAAACACTCCCTACGTTCTTGAATCCATAAAGGCTATAACCTTTACATTTGAAGTACCGCATTGCTTTGTTAATCTGGGAAGAACTTGCTGTCGAATGACTTTTTAGGTATGTATTCTTGTATTCGCACAGCTTTTTATACTCATCACTTTCACGATGGGCTTTTAACTTTTCGCAATGGTCGTGGCAACCAGGATAACGCTCCGGTGCTACACAATAACGGCAAGGATCAGTCATCGTTGCTCTCCTTTCTACCTGCGACGTCAAACATCTCTGTGATACGTGCTACCCAATCATCATTTTCTGATACATTGCAATCAAATTTGTCCTCGAATCGTTCTGCTAACTCGTCAGCAAAGTCCATAATCTCATCGTGAGAATAACCGTATTCTTCCTCAATCCAATCAGCATTGCCATCAAGCTGATTCTCTGCATCTTCAATACGATACTGATGCTCTTTGTAACGGTACGCTGCTTCAATCTGTTCAGGTGTCATTTCCCAAGACTTACCATTCCAGCTAGTAACAACAATCTTATTTTCGCTATTCATATTGCAAGCTCCTTTTCTCTTGTAAACTTAATCACCAACGCATTCACGTTGGCCGCTTCCATCGTTGACTGCTTTGCATCCTCATGATTCCCTGCTCTAAGGAACGAAACACTCTGATCCATCAGCTTACGCCGGTAAGAAGAAAGAGCTGCTAGAACAATGTTCTTTTCAGTGTTGGTCATAATCTTTCCTTTCTTCAAATCCAATCAAATCTCCCAAACCGATACGTTCTTCTTTATAATAATTCGTTTTCTGATACGGCCATTCACCTACTGTTTCACTAAAAGGTCCACATTTATGCACTGCATAAAGCGGAATATCGGGTTTGTAATTCAAAGAGATAGCCACAATCTCATCGTATGCTCCAGTGACAGAATCTCTATACTCTTCTTTGTTTTCAGAAGAAAAAGTCTTCCCACACAAACGACATTTGTATTGCGGAACCATCGTCATTTTTATCACCCCTTAATACAGTAATCTTCAAAGCAATTCTCTTTTGTTGGTCTTTCATCAAAGAACAATGTGTACGAATTGATTCCTTTCTTGAATCTGTCAAGCGTACTCTGACACCATGTTGTTTTATAAGTTCCGCCAAAAGCAAAAGAAAGCGTTGCCACAGGAAGCTTTTCTTTATTACCTTCAATCTTTACTGCAAGGACAACGCCACACGATTCAGGAGTATAAATAAAATTCTTTTCTGCTGCTTTTGTTTCATTTCTGTCATTCACGGCAATATATTCATTGTCATTTTGTTTTTCAAACCAACTATGGCAATAAAAACATTTGAACTTATCAAGTTCTCTACCATTGCCACGAATAAACTTATTTAGTGTGCCACAAAAAGGGCATTTCAAATGATCGTAAACAAGCATTTTCTCACCTCATAAAAGCATGATTTTAATTATATTAGTTAACCAATTTGAGCTACATTTTCTATGGTATAATCACCGTAATTGCTACCAAAAAGAATCTTTGCGTTAGGATTAAGAGTAGATAAGACCTCGATTAACTCTTTGACTGTCATAGTCTTAGCGTTATGCTCAAAAACATCGAGTTGTGCATAACCATCATGATTAACTCCATTGATGTATACGAATTCCATACGATTGCTTCCTTTCCTTTTAATATTTTTTATGCTTTCGCATTCTGGTAGCGGTTATGTCTGCCATAGTACCGCTAATCACCTAGCATCTGCTGCTCACACTACCCAGACTTGACTTCTTATGTAGTCCTCAATATCTGCCGGATAACCATTTCTCTTGACGTACTGGCACAGCACACACTGCACATCACGGTTATCACCGTAATCCATCGCGATAGAAATATCTTCTCCGTGCGTACCAACACCTAGACGCTCATATTTCCTGACCTCATTATAGAAATCATGTGCACTGTAGTGCCTACCATCCCGGCGATCGAGAATTGAATCAATAATCATTCTTCACACCTCGATATCATTGATATTAAAAGTTCTTACATCAACCCTCTTTTCAGCTCCGTGCGGCTTATCAGACGGTCTATACATAAAATACGGAGACGCTACTGATTCGATGTAAAATATTACACAAGGAAATTGCTCTCCAGAAACAGCCTTTCTCTTTTCAAGAATTGCTTCGTATGCCGTTTTATGAAGCACTTCATATTCATGATTTGGAACGAATTCATCTCCAAAATGATACTGACTGATACGGTTTACACGATCTGCAAACACTCTGAATCCACTATATTTATCTGCCACTTCAATCGCATCAAAATCTGCACCAGTCATGTCGTTTACAATCTTCAGGATGCGTTCTTTGCTGTACTCAAAAGATCTCGGAGTACGTTTCACGCCAGCCTTAACAGGAACAATCGGCGGTTTATTGAAACTATTCTCATAATCAATCTCACCGGTTTCTTCATCAATTGGTGCAAACATATCAACAAATCCAGTCACAGGCCAATTATAGAGACCGGATTTTATATTGTACTTATTTCTTTCACATGAAATAATTTCCAAATAATAAGCTTTACCCTCAACATGAAATGCTGTGCGGATTCTACAGTTTCCGACATCTCCAAAGTGAACATCTTGCCCTTTGAAGTGATAATCAAAAGAACCAGCGCCTTCAAAATACAGAATCTTCATTTTCTTTCCCTTCCTTAGAAAAATACCAGTTTGTTATCATCGTCGTGTGTTGCATTCCACGCTTTTTCAATAGCTACAGACGATTCTGTTACAAAATCACCAACCTCTTCACCGTTCTTGTAAAGGTTTCCACGATACTTGCAGTCAAGATCACCAAAGTAGACTTTAATCTTGTCGCAATCTTTCAGTTTGTCGCCGTACCAGAAGTCAAATGTAATGCCACTCATTACTCTTCCTCCTTACCCCTCATAAGAGACATCTTCTGCAAAATAATACTTTTCCATATTCACAGCTACGGTAAAGCGGCTTTGAACATTAAACACACGACAGAAGTCAGGATCACTGCCAAACTTCTTGTTGTAGATACGAGCTTCTTCCGTTGCAATCTGGAAATAATAGTCGATTGCTTTTTCTTTATCATAAGTCCCAGCCTTATAACGCTTTTTCAGTTTTTCAATAAACGGACTGGTCATCTTGCGATACAGATCACCGTCATTGATTGCACACAACTCAAGTTCTCTGCTTTCATCGGTCTCACGATAAACCATAGACTTTGTGCGTTTCATAATCGAGCCCCCTCCTTTTTAGCATCCTGTGTCACGTAGCTATACAGTAAAAAATAAAAGTCCACTGACGGACTACCCTTTCTAGCTACATGATACAGGATACCATTTGTTTTGTCAAGTGCTAAAATGTAGATTTTATTAACGTCACATTTTAATGCGTTGATACGTTGTTTATTTGTAAGCATTTTGTGAACATCAATCAACATTCACTTCATCAGGCCGTGCCCACAAGACATCCTCGATGATGTCATCATGAATGGTTTTTGTTCCATTGTTGTTCATGATCATGGTCACTTTCTGACCATCTGCCGGGGTTTCTTCCATGTTTGCGTAGGAGTATAACCATTCCTCGCCGTTCTCATCGATAACATGGATGGTCTTAATTCCGTTGCGGAATACTTCGATTTCATCCACGCTACCGGCCAGGACATAACGATTCTCTAGGCGAGTTTTCATAGGCTCTGCCGCATTTGCAGTCATACAGTTTGCCAGAATGGAAACACCAGCCACAACAGTAGCCAGGATGACGGACAGCTTATTCTGAGTAAGTTTCATTTTTGTACTCTCCTTTTCTTATCAGTGACCCCAACGGCAAACAATAACGCCGTTAATCCAGATTGAGACATTTGCGCCCTGCCGATACCATTCGACAGCTTCACGATGAATGTTAGTGATAACACCTGTTTCATCGTTCATGAACCACTGACCTTTTTTCATCTTGTATTCTCCTTTACTAAAATACCGATTTTAGACAAACAGCTTTTTACCAAAGCAATTTGGAATCTTTTCAAGCGGGAAAATAGGCTTACGAAACGTGCGCCAGTTGTTGATATAATCCCAAGCATCTTCTTCCGTGTAGCAGATCTGATGACCGTCATAGATTGTTCCATAATACATCACTGCATCACTACCAATGCGGCGAATACGGTCGAAATTCTTCACTTTGCATACACGCCACATTGCTCTGCCGTGACAGTCCCAACCTTCATTGTAAGGAATATACAGCGCATCCAGACCTTTGAAGATTTCATTACGTTCACCAGTCCATTCCATACAAACATCTCCTTTTTCTAAAACATATCTTTTATTCTGACGGCATTCCAAAGATTTCAATATAAGCCTTTTTGACTGCCGTTGTGATATGCGAATCATGTACATTATACTTATCGTACCACCCAGAAATCGTATCAGAAGTATACACATACATGAGTAAATCCCACGCAATCCGGGTCAACAGGTCATTGTACTCATTCTCTGCAATGACATTCTTAACATGTTTCTGCCAAGCGTCTGCGTTAGTCGTTTTCACATACTGAAAGCGATTAACGATATCAGGATAAATAGGATCGAGTTTCATTTTTGCCATCTTACATTTCTCCCTTCAAAATCAGCGTGAAAATCAAAACAAGGCTTGCACCCAGAACGATACCAAGGACAAACATTTCTTTTGCGGTGAAATAATCCATAACAAACATCCTTTCTTATTCAATCCAGCATTTTGCGGTGCTGACGTATTCAACACCGGCATCTGCCAGGGCTTCCTGATAGATTGTAATCATATCCGTATCATTGAACATGATTGCAACATCCAATGCGCTTTCAATTGCTAAAATTGCCATAACGTCACACCTCTCTAACGGTTTCGACGATATAATCGTCATATTGATTTCCGAACGTAACGTATGCGTCCGGGCTGCACTTGGACAGAGCTTCAATCAATTCTGCTACGGTCATGCTGGTTGTCTTGTGCTCGATGATATCAAGCAGAGCATAACCGGCGTGATTCTCTCCGTTGATTCTGACAAATTTCATAATAAATCTCCTCTTTTATCGTGTGTTTCTGACGTGTTTTCATTGTACTCATCATTGAATATTCTGAATATTATTTGCATAAATATTCATTTTATGGCATAAAAATAACGCCTTGCATGATTTTGCAAGACGTTTCGTTGCGTGGGTTATAGGGCTAGTCTACAATCTTAGGTTTTCCATTCTCATCAATGATGAGATTTCCATAAGTGTACGCTTCTGCACAGGCTTTCAGAATCGCATTTTTGTTTGTTCCGTTCAGCTCTGCCTTAGCGGTAAAAGCATCAAAGAAATCAGCATCAACTTTCAGGCCAATCAGTTTTGCCTTATCTTTGCTCTGCTGATACTCTTTTTTATAATCACGATTTGCCATAATTGCACCGCCTTTTCTTGATGGTACAATTATATCATTCTGACGAATTACTGTCAAACTCAAAGTTGTCACCTTACTTTCTTGCCGGATTTCACAGGGAATACGTCATTCAAAGGGCGCATATCTCTGTTATCGAAATCACGGGCACAGCATCCAGTGCCGTCCATGTAGTACGACATTCTTTCATCCATGCGGAAGCTATGATTATTCATCAAGACTTCTCTGCCGTAGATCCAACCGGAAACTGTGACGTATTCACTAGAGCCAAACACGACACGCTGAGAACGCTTTTTCTGAATTGTTTTACCTACTTCATTGTAGCGATCGTCAAGACGTTTTTTGCTCTTATGATAGCGCAAAGAACCATCTGCATTAGCTTGTGATGCTCTGAAAAAAGCCGTTTCACTCTGCTGCTGTTTGACCTTTTCCATTGCAAGACGCTTTTCTTTCTTGCTCTGCTGATAGGCATTCCAGTCATAAAGGGAAACACTTCTTGCCTTGTATGCTTCTTTGAGGAAGTCAACAATCTTGCAAGGATGGATAGAAGTCCATCCCATAGACGTTTTGACGTACATAGGCATAAAGCCTGTTTCCATTGCGATAAACGGACGACTGACAAACACAACGCCGTCAAATGTGCCGTAAAGATCAAGCTCTTTGACTTCTGTGCCGTTGTAGATGATAGAGTGTCCAGAAGTGTTCTGACGCACTTCTCCCATCGTATTTTGATAGGATTTCAAGATATTTCACCTCTTTTATGGTATCTTGTGACGGCGTTTTGCCGTTGGTAGAGGTTACTTCTTCCCCTGTACCTCTAGTCGTCAGGCGTATTATGTATTGCATTCTGGTATGTTTAGACTAACTTTTTGGGTTTGACTTTAAGAGTTCTTTTCATCCTCTGCTTTTGCCTGCTCAAAGGTTTTCTGAGCATCGGCCAACTTGATAGTCCAGGTGTTGATAGTGTTCTTGATGGTGTCAAGGACGCTCTTTTTTGCGTCAAATTCTTTCTGTGCCTTGTCGAGATTATTTTCGTGAGTTTTCTTAGTAGACGCTTTGATGGTATTGTCGCTCTTGTCTTTGACAATCTGCTCTTTTGCCTTGTCAAGTTCAGACAGTGCCTTATCATACTCTGCCTGTGCTTTATCAAGCTGTGCCGTTGCCTTGTTGATACGGGAGTTGCAACGCTTGCAAGCAAGGTTATAGTCCCGTTCATAGTCTTTCAGGAAAACGCTGTGTGCTGCTACGCTCAAAAGCATAGGTTCAAGAGCCTTGACAAAACGATTGATCGGAAGGTTTGCCGGTGAAACGTCACCATCCATATTGGTAGTAAGGTAAGTTTTTGCCATTGCAAGGACTTCTGTGCCAAAAGAGGGATACTCTTGCATAGAGAAAGTTTCACCAAAAACGATGTTTGCGAGATCGGACAGGCAAGAATGGAAGTCGGTAGTGTAAACTTTGATAATGCTTTCATCCTCTTTGTTGGTAGTGCTTGCGTTAACGTGGCAAGCGGAATTGTAAACGTACTTGATTGCGTTGCCGTATGCCGTGTACTCTTTTTCGTCCATTAACAGATAAGATGGCACTTTATCGGCTTTAGGGTATGCCTTGAGCGTATTAACACCGCCCTTGTTGGTAAAGCTAACAAGAGCTTTGCCGTTACTTGCATAGCCCCTTGCGGTAGAAGTCTTGTTGTTAGAGCTACGGATAGACAGACAGACGTTAGACAGGTTAGACATAGTATTATCTCCTTTGTTGTGTTGTACTTATTGTGTATTGACGTGACGGCTTTTGCCGGATAGACTTACTTGAGAATGTCCTCAACAAGAGCTGTTGCAAGAAGTGAACAACCGCCGTAGACGGTTAGAACAACCGCATATCCCATATATGCCAATCCGCAAAAGCTAACCAGCATACCAGCTGTAATGAGAATGAAACCGATAGTAAAAAGAGCTACAAAAAGAACGGCTTTGAGCTTTTCTTTGAACACTTGAATACACCTCTTTTCTGTTTAGTGTTCTGGTACAGTACGCTTTTAATACAAGGTGCATACTGTTGACCATCCTTGCTGATCCTCTTAGGTATAGTTCACCTAGGGACCAGTGAAAGACTTGCGTCTAAAACATCTTGTTTGCCAATATGCGCTTTTCTTGCTTTTGGTTATGCGTTTCCGCCCCTACTGCAAAGATAGTGTTATCAAAATTCAAGGTACGATTTTTTTGTGACTTGTCGCACCAAACCGACAAAACAAGTAAATGTTTGCCGATATGGTAGACTTCTAATCTTGACTTTTGTTGCATGATTTTTCTTGTAATTAAACAAGAGTTAAACCAAACAGGCTAAAATCAGAAGTCTTGACTTGTCAATGTGCTATTGGGTTTTGGGTTTTGCTTTTGGGCTTTCGCCCTTGAGCTTGACTGTATTGTATCACGGTTTAACCGTTTTGTCAAGCCCTATTTTTTGAACCGCTCAAACGGTAAAACGTCAAAAAGTGGAAACTGGAATTTTCCGGTTTTCCAGAACCATCATGTTTTCCGCTTTCCGGTGTTGCCCTTGAGCTTGGCACTATTATAGCCGGTTAAACCGTAAAAGTCAAGCGGTTAAACCGTAAAATGTTGCACACGCAACAAATGGATTTTTGTGTACCTATTAGAGTCCCAGATGGGTGCGTGCGCGTGCGCGATATGGAATAATAATATTATTACAATACAGGCGGAATGGAGCAAGTGTAAAGTATTTTTACTTTACTTTATGTTGCTTGTGCAACATTTGATATCATTTTGATATCGAACACAACAAAAACGCAACTAATTTGCAAATTCAATTTCCGGCTGAAATAGTTAAAACTTTTTAACTTTTATTTTGGCATGGTATCAGATATCAGATACGCCAAAACTTCCCGCCGTTCCCGCCCTGTTGAGTGCCGTATTTTGAGCATTTCCGGCACTGGATGAGATGGGGCATACTTTCCATTTTTTGGACGTTCCAGGCAGCAGGCCGAGCCCCCAGTACATCTTTCTTATTCATAATCACCAATTATCAATTTGTTATATTCCATATCACTATACAATTTGCACAACAATCTCCACAAAAATTACCTTTTTTCCAACCCCTATCAAACCTTCCTAATCTCCATCTTATCCCATCAAAACCATAACTCCAACTATCCAATCATTCTATCCCTCCCACGGGGTACACTTTTCACTGCCAAAAATATCCCAAAATGCACTCCTATACCCTCTCCCATATACACTTACAAATCACTTATTTTTCCACTCAAAATACCTAAAAGTGGCTTAAAATCGCTATTTTTCAATCGGTGACTCATTCGGTAACTAGCTAGAATTTAACGTATTTGCGTTATATTTTGGCTAGTTTTTCTTTTTATTTGTACCTTTTTACCCCTTATTTTGTTCCTTTTCGACCCAATAAAGTCTAAAAAAGCTAGGTTTCATGCGGGTTTTTCCGATGTGTACCATAAATGTACCGAAAATGACCATTCTTCGGAGCATAAAGTACCTATTTGTACCCATCTGTACTCCCCTATTGCCATAAATGGATTGATCTGACATCTGAGCAGTATTCCCAGAGACTCCAAAGACCTACAAGGAGCATGATTGCGGCCTCTGGCAGCTTACCATAGAACATACAGAGTCTCTGGATGTCCTTCATAGAGAACAATACCTCCTAGAAACATACCTTATTATAATAGGCGCTAAGAATATTCGTATCCTGTATTATGTAGCTATTGAATTTTTGGCAATCTCATGGTATAATGAGTGTAGATAGCTATACAATACAGGATACGGAAAAGAGATAGTGTTAGGATGGTTGTTGTGAATGTTTGTGGTGGATATTTATAGTAGTCTTCCAGACAGGGCGTCCAGACAGGGCGTAGAGAAGGATCTCGCGTCTGCGGACGCTCGTAGGTTTACTCAAATTGAATCTATGTCGCTTACGCTCCATAGCTTCAAGTCGAGTAAACCATTAAAAGATATTTTGTGATAGTTGTACTTGGATTGACGACCATGTATCTTCATACATATATATAATACAGACTCGTCAATCCAACTAAATTGAGTAGGAGGCTATATGGACAAGAAAAAATACGAGATCACATCGGAGATAATAGGTAAATTGAAGGATGGTCAGATTTTTTCTAATTTTTTAGAACTGTCTACTTATCTTAATGTGTTTAGTAAAAATGGAAAGCCACTAGATGGAACTAGCAAAAAACACTTTCTTGAAGAGTTGAATCGTTTCGTTGAGTTTAAAAAGGAAGGAAAACGCTTTGTTATTGTAAAGATTCGTCCAGACAATGAGGTACTTCCTCCTCTACCGACAAGAAATAAAGGAAAATTCTCATTGCGTCTGCAGAACCAGATTGCTTACCACTTACTTAAAGAATGTGATGGCAGTAGTTGGATGGAGTTCTTTTGGACACCAACTGCAATACTACGAGCGTGTGGAATGACCAATAAGAATTTTTATCAATATCCAGAAGACCTACATGGTGAGGATACCTTTTGGGCTGAGATAGTTGGTACGCCATTAGAAAGTATTGCTCGTGAGCAAATGGATGAGTTTAGAGAGAATTTAGCAGCGGATGCTGAGACATTTCAACAATGTACTAAATCTACAATGGTTGGGTACATTGAGTCTGCGCTTAGATCTATGGCGAAAAACAAGGAACTATTTTTTGAAGACTGTCCCGCTGTGTTTATAAACCATAATCCAGAAGAGTACCATATTCCTTCTGAAGACCAAAAGGCCATTTATATGAAGATGTATACGAATGTACTTCATGAGTTCTATACGTCATCTGGGCGAGTGTGCCAGAGTGAACAAGACGTATTTCTGACTGGACGGCTTCATGAGTTCTATGAAGAATTAGATAATAGGTTCAAGGAAATTTTTACATATGACCTAGCACGACCGATGTACCATATTACAATTGAGCCGAACTCGTTGAAGCGATCTGCTGCACGGACAGAATATAAATTGCAACAGCAATGCTTTTACGAGATGAATGATGCGATGTGTGAGAATATCCCAACACTTTCTGCCGTCAGAAGAGGTAGGGCGGTATTGGAGGAAAATCCAGAATATTACAATGATACTTCTCAACCACCATTTTGTTTTGTGCACAGGCAGTTGAGTGATGAGGTTCTTCAGCTCTTTATAGATGGAATGATTCGTGTTCCTGCGAATTCTGGAATCCCTCGTGCTGGATTTAAATGGTATGGTTCTTATAAAAGATAAGGAAGAAGGTTGAGTACAATGAATTTTGATAACCCCTACTGGATTGATTTAAAGGTAACTTATGAGAGTTACCAAGCAGCTGGCCGCTTGCCGGAGTTCCACAAGAAGCATGTTTGCACGAAATGCCGCTATGAGATTCCATGTTTCACAACTTGTGACGAGGTGCGATGCAAGTGTCGAGAGTTCAAGCCAAAGACTGTGCAGAAGGCTGATAAGTATTTACATATCAATGATTTCATGAATGACGTGGCTGCGTTTGAGGCCAGCCGTGTGAATGAGAATTAAATAAGAGTCTGTGTGGCTCTTGTTTGAAATATAAGTTACATATTAAAAGGGAGAGAATAATGAAAATTCAGATTGGAAAGTATGTAATTAAGACATTGGATAACAGAAATCTCGTTATCATTGAGCAGCGACCTGCTGGCAAGAATCCAAAGACTGGTGAGATTGGCACCGGTGTAAAAGAGGTTACGGTTGGCTATTACCCGAACCTCGAATGGGCTTTACATAAGATTAAGGATTTGAATATTTCTGAAAGCGATTCAGATACCGTGGATGTATTGTTGGCAGAGCTTGAACAGATTGGTGAGACGATCCGCCTGGTAGCTGATGAGGTCAAGTGATGGAGAAATATATTAACGCAACACGATTGATTGGCGTCCTCGATAGTGCTATCGCTCGTACTATGGCTAGAGGTAATGCAAAGTCTATTGATGATATGTGGTGCGATATGGCAATGCAATACACAAAGCGCATTCTTGAAGAAGAGATATCTGCTGGCGGTGAGTTCCGTCGAGTAGTTCATGCTCACTGGATTGAACATTTTGAAGATTTTGGAGAAAGTTTCTTTGTTGAATGCTCGGCTTGTCATTCTAGCAAAAATATTGATGAATCAAAGTTTTGTCCTGACTGTGGAGCTGTCATGGACGAGGAGGTTAAGTGATGCGTACTTACGAGGATGTTGATGCGGAAATCAAGCAACTTGTACGTGATATGAATAGTTCCAGTCTGACACGCAGCGAGTACGAGGCTGCCGACGATATGCTGGATGAGCTCTATCAGGAGCGCGAACGACTTTGGCTCAAGGCTATGGAAGATGGCGAGAGCTGCTATTTGTAAAAGCCTGCTTTTATATTTTCTCTTTAGCTATAAAACACAGGATACGTTCAAGAAGAACATGGAGGTGACTGCCGAATGGCAAAGCAGCAAACTTGCCAGAAGTTTGTTTTTAAGATCCATACGAAGCGTCTGGTTGAAGCAAAATGGGACTTAACCCTACCATTAGATGAAGCCAGACGAAATCACGAGATTATCTCATTGGCTGATAGCACCGTTCTACGATGGATTGATGAGTTGAATGGTGTCACAGAAGCAGAAGCTAAGGCGCGGAGCATCAAGCGTAGAATCAAGATGCTGCGGAATGAACCATCTTGCTTGGAGAACCGCCGGGAGATTCGGAGGCTATACACTGAACTGGATGCAGTTCAGTTTAAGCCGGATTATATGTGTTTAGTTGTAGACAAGAAGAATGATTACCGTCGGGCGTGTTCTCCAAAGGGGTTCAAAATCAATGGAATTACATATCGCCGTCTGGTTGGCACTACCGGTGGTGTCAAGAATAACACGATTGTGTTTGTGAGCGACCGTCTTATTGATGAGATCCGCAAGCGAATCGATAATGGCCGTAACAAGGGAATGGAGTTTGTACCTGCGAAGTTAGAGGCTTATAGAGCTCTTGCTTGTTCTGCTTCTATTCCGGTTACTGACCCTGATGGTGTGCTTATTGTTGATGATTGTTATACGCATTTTAAAGACCATGTTGTTGTTCTGGATGACGGAGTATCTGGAGAACCTACGATAGTTGAAGATAACGAACATAATTGTGAACTATGTGCAAATGACGGTTTTGGGCTTATTAGCTACGATCTTGCACAGCAGTGGAGTGAGGATCTGAATCTTCCATCCACCGCGTCTGGTTTCTGTGTGCGAAATGCGTTTTGCAAAGGTATGTTATTCCCCTTTCCTTTCCGTGAGTTTGCTAAGAAGGTAGCAAAACAGAATATGTTAAAGGACGCATGGGGAGATTATCGCGATATCAATAGAATTCAGGTCGTTCTTAGCACCTCTATGCTAAAGCTCTGGGATAGTTATCACAGTTGCGAGGATTATCTTGAAAACTGCAGGGAGAATCATTACCACTTCTCTGTAACTAAGACTTGTGAATTAGAGCTTGATGAAGAGCGCAACCTGAATTATCAGTTTATTCAAAGCTATCAGCTTACGAACGAAGAGATTCATGAACTCGTGAAACCAACTTTGGATGAAATCAAGGGTGTCATGGGCGGTGACTGGCGTGATGCGTTGTTGTATTTGCGTGGTAGTGGAATGCGTGATAACCCGAATTACATAAACAGTCTTGAAAACGACTATATTAAGGCTCTTATGATTGAGCCGGAAATAATTAACGATCCTTATGTGCAAAATCGGATTCGGTACTTTATTAAAAAGCGAATCTCTCAGGCAAAAACGGGTGTTGTGAAGGTACGAGGAAATTTTCAAGTTGCGAGTGGTGATCCATATGCACTTTGCCAGTCTATGTTTCGGATGGAGGTAACCGGACTATTGAAGGCCGGTGAGGTTTACAGTCGTTTTTGGAATGATAGAGACGTCAAGAGGGTTGCTTGTTTTAGAGCTCCTATGAGTCAGATGGCAAATATTCGGTGCATGAATTTGAATGCATCTGATGATTGCCAATACTGGTATCGCTATATGAAATCCGTGTTTATCACCAATGCGTGGGACAATATGTGTGCTGCGCTTAACGGCGAAGACTTTGATGCTGATCTTACGTTTTCTACAGATAATAGAGTTCTTATTGATAAATGGGAAAATGAGCCCGTTGTTCTTTGTGTCCAGCGAAAATGCGATAAAAAAGTTCCGACCGAGAAGGATTTTATTGAATCTAATATCAGTGGATTTGGAGATAATATTGGACGTACAACAAACCGAATTACAACGATGTTTGATGTGCGGAGTAAATTTGAGCGCGGTAGTAAAGAGTACGATGAGCTTACGTATCGCATTATCTGTGGACAGCTTTATCAGCAAAACGCGATCGACAAAATAAAGGGTGTGGCTACGACGGATATGCCGCAATATTGGTATGACAACAAAGCTTGTACTGTTAAAGACGATGATAATCCTGATACCATTGAGGACAAGAAGTTCTGGAATAGTATTTGCGCTTGGCGTAAGCCATACTTTATGAGCTATATCTACCCTGCTCAGATGCGTGATTACAAGCAGTATGTGGCCGCAGCTCGCAAGCGCATCAAGTGGGATGGGTTTGCCGGTCTGGATGAGATTATGCAAAAGACCGTTAAGGATGATGTGGACGAAATGGTTATCCAGTATTACCTTTATCGGATGCCTGTCGGAATCAATTCTTGTACTATGAATCGCTTATGCTGGACTATTGAGGATGAACTGGAGGACTTTGAGGAAGAACTCAAGATAAAGCGTAAGTTTGACTATGACTCGCTCAAGTCTGGCGTTGAGTACACCAATTCTCAATACTATGGTATTCGCTCTATTTTTAAGGATTACTTGAAATTTGCTCGTGGTAACGCAATCCATTCTGGCAACGGAAACAATAATAAAGAAACCGCCGCAGACCGCAAGGAGCGAATTGCGCTGTATCAGGAAAGTATGTTCCGCAATCTTCACGACAAATGCTCCAATGACGATGTGCTTTGCGATATTATGCTTGATCTTTGTAAGAAGAATGCATCCAGTATTGCAATAGTCTGGGAACTGTTTCACGATACTTTGATCAAACGCTTATTGGAACGCCATGGCGGCATGGTGCATTCTCTTGTGCAGGATGAGAATGGCGATATTGAATATGACGGAAAGCGTTTCAAGGATATGCTGGTTGACATGAATAGCAAGGAGGATGCGGATGATTGTCTTGAATGAAGTTCTTTATGCTGAAGAGTGGCTAGAGAAGGATATACCTTGGAAGAAAGCAGGGCATGTTTTGCATTATGTAGCGAAGTATTATTTCTATAAGGGATACTCAAAGGATGACGTAAGAGAAAAGCTTAACGAGTATATGCTGCGTCATTTTGAAGGGTACAACAAAGTTCTGGATAGAGAATTGATTGATAAAGCGATTGCTTCTGCTAAAGGTCGTCCTATGGTCGAACTTGATGGTGTGTGCATTACGAAGGCTGAGGTAGAGAAGATTCAAGCACTTGAAAGCAAGCAGATGCAACGCCTGATGTTCACGATGCTGTGTTTGGCAAAATACCATATTGCCGTTAATGAAAAGTGCAACTACTGGATTACGGAAGATACGGCTGACATCTTCAGAATGGCAAACGTATCCGTGAATGAGAAGAAACAGAACGAGATGATTTGCGAGTTACATAATCTTGGCTTTATTGGGTTTGCCAGCTTGAAAAAGATTGACAACTTGAATATCCATGTTTTGATTGCGGAGCCGGACTCTCCTCATGAGATTTTCGTGGACGATTTTGAGAATGCTGGCATTCTGTGGAGCCAGTATTGTGGGAAAGAATACATCAAGTGTGATTGTTGCGGAAAGATGGTTGCTCGCACCGGACGCAGACAAAAATACTGTCGTAAGTGCGCTAAAAACGTAAACATCGAGAAAACCGCACAAAATAGAAAAATGTTTGATTTATGAAATGTGAAAAAGCGTGATATTTCAACGTAGATACGTTATAATTTTACATATATAGAGTAAAACATAGTGTGGAAAGTTATGGTAGGGAGAGAGCGAGGACGCTTGTTTTCTTCCTACCTATTTTATTTTGAAAGGGTGTTTTACCTAAATGATTGAGATTACCAAAGCAGAAGCAAAGGAAATTCGTAAGGTTTATCCGAAGGTTTTCATTGCAAAAACTCGACACAAGCGATTTATTGAGGAATCTGTTCGTTATCTGGAACTGATTCCGTTTAATATTGAAGCTCGTGAAATTGTCGAGCGTGCCAAACGCGGCATTCGAGACTAATTTATGAAAGAACGAGGTACAGACTTTGGATTTTGAAATTCAGCTTCCCGAGGAGATCACTAACCTGATGAATGGTGGTGGTCTTCCCTCTCCTGAGATGATGAACTTCTACGTTGACGAGAAGGATCGCATCTTCTTTATTGACTTTGAGATTGACCAGTCTTTGATTGAAATTGAGCGCAAGATTCTGCAGTACAACCGTATTGATAAGGACACTCCTGTTGAGCAGCGTAAGCCTATTAAGCTGTTTATTTACAGCTACGGTGGAGAGCTAGACGCAATGTTTAGCTTTATTGATGTTGTTGCGCTGAGTAAGACTCCTGTTTGGACGATCAACGCAGGTATCGCAATGAGTGCTGCTCTTGTGATGCTGTTGTCTGGTCAGAAGCGCTTTGCTCTGCCTCACTCTACCGCGCTGATTCACAGTGGCTCTGGCGGCACTCAGGGTACTTTCGAGCAGTCTAAGATGGCTATGGACTATTACGAGAAGCAGGTCGTGAAGATGCGTGAGTATATTATGGCTCACTCTACTATTGATAAGAAGACCATGACTAAGAATAAGGCTAAGGATTGGTATCTGGATGCTAATGAGCAGGTCAACTTTGGTATCGTAGATAAGATTTGCGATGATGTGGATGAATTCAATTAAGGGAGAATTGTAATATATGGCTTCTAATAAGACTGAAATGCGTAAGAAAAAGGATATTCCGCAGAGTCTGGATGAGTATTCTAGTTTTTATGGTATGACGCTTGATGATGAACAAAAACACTATAGGGACATGCTGTGGAGTCCAGACGTTGATATTGTCTTTACAAACTCTGTAAGCGGAACTGGTAAAACTACTATCGCTGTAGGTGTTGCAAATCTGCTTGTCCAGTATGAACGATACAATGGAATCGTTTATATTGCATCCCCCACTCAGGAAGAGAAACAGGGTTATTTACCCGGTACTCAAGAGCAAAAGAGTGCTCCATACATGGAACCGCTCTTTGAGGCACTTGAGACGCTTGGTATCAACCCATCAAGAGTTGTCAAAAGCGAAGATGATCCAGAGAGTGAAAAGTATGGTGCCTACATTCAGGCGACTACTCATACATATATGCGCGGCATCAATTTTAAAAATAAAGTAATTTTAGTTGATGAGTGTCAAAATGTATATCGTGAGGACCTAAAGAAAATTCTTACACGGTGCCACGATAGTTGCAAGGTCGTATGTTTGGGTCATACTGGGCAGTGTGACTTATATAAAAATCCTCAAAACTCAGGATTTAAAATTTTTCTTGAGCACTTCCGTGATAAGGAGCGTGCTGCTGTTTGCGAATTGAAGACCAATCACCGTGGATGGATTAGCACTTGGGCAGATATGCTTGAATTTTGAGGTGAATATTTTGTCACAAACAAACGAGCAGAAAACAAATTCCAGTTTTCAGGAAGAAGCTAGGCTGAAGAATCATAAGATTACAGTCATTGGTAAATATGTAAAGAAGAAAGATCGCATTCTGGTTAAATGCAACGAATGTGGCAGAGAATATGAAATGTTTCCGCAGTCTATTCTTGCTGGATGCGGATGTAAAAATTGTGCAAGTAAAAATGCAAACTTAAATAACAAAAGAGCAATTCGTTATCCAAATGTTGTGGATGCATTTAATAAGCGTGGCTACAGTCTTTTAACAAAAGAAAATGAAATTTCATCATACACAAAGGATAAATTACATTATGTTTGTCCATTACATGGTGAGAAAGAAATTTTATGGAATAATTTTATGCGTGGACGTGGTTGCAATGAGTGTGGCTTAGCTCGGTCAAAAGAAAAACAGATGTTGGACTTTGATATTGTAGTTAAAGAGTTTGAGCGCCGTGGATATACGTTGTTATCTACAAAAAATGATTATAAAGGTGCTCATTCTAAACTAGTATATTTGTGTCCGATTCATGGAAAGCAAACAATTCAATGGGCAAATTTTTCTCAGGGAGCCGGGTGCTATGATTGCGGATTGCGTAAAAACGACAGCAAAGTTGCGGCTGGATTAAAGAAGTATTGTAAGGAAAACTATCCAGATACAATTACAGAATATAGAGCTGTGAAAAATCCAAAAACGGGTCGTTGGATGCCATACGATATTTACATTCCGTCTGAAAAGATTTTTTGTGAAGTCATGGGTGAACAACATTATAGATATACTCCTCATTTTCATACGAGTGAAGAAGATTATATTGAAAGCTGTATTCATGATGAAATCAAAGAAGATTATGCGCAGGCACATGGACGCTATGTTGAGATTGATTTGCGTAGATATAAAACAGTAGAACAAGCTATTAAAAAATTTGAAGGGTTCCATCATAGTTGGATTAGCCAATGGGCTAGTTTGTTAAATGGCAAATTCCCAGAAATTACCGTAGAGAATTATTATGGGAAATATGGGTCAGTTTAAAAGATACTTCAATTTTGAAATAAAATATAAGGGAGAATAAGAATTATGGTTGCTAAGAAGAGTGTTGTTTTTAAGAACGCTATTATTGATACTGCTGAAGGCACTATCACCGAGATTACCAAGGACGGTGAGAACGTCTTCAATCTGAAGGAAGCTCTGGCAAAGTGGGATGGTATTGAGGGTGTTACTATCAATATCTCCACCTCTGATGAGCTGCTGGGCGACCCGGCTTGATACCAATGGGTTGCTATAATAAACAGCCAGAAGAAACGAGCGATGACTTCTTTGTAAGAATCGGGAATGCCGTTCTGGCTAGAGAGTTGACTTGGGATGGCGCAGCCAAGGTACTCAATGATGAGTTGGGTAAGAATTTTGGTGAGTGCTCATATCGCAAGCGTTTTAAGGCATTCCGTGCGGGTATGCAGTATCAGGAGTCTTTATCTAATAGAGATATTGGAACCTGTATTCTGTCTATTTCCGACCTACATATTCCATTCCAGAAGCCCATTGAGACTTTCAGCGAGTACGCTGGTAAGGTTGATATCCTTCAGGTAAACGGAGATTGCGTTGATGCCGCTGCCCTGTCGCGTTTTTCGCGTGTGTATCGGCAAAGTCCAATGGAGGAAATTCTGTTAGCTAGACAGTATCTGATTGACTTAATTGAAATGCTTCAACCTAAGAAGGTTGTAGTCAATTACGGCAATCATGATATTCGTTTTCAGAATTATCTTGCCAAGAACATCGATGAGGATCTTCTTGCCTTAATGCCGAAGACCGCGCTTGAACTTATCCTTGTAGATGGCTTTAACCATTACAATAAGGAGCTTCATACAAAGGTACATTACGACCCTTTGATTGAGGTATTTAAGACTGAAGGTATTGAGATTGTTTACAACGATAGCTGGTATAGCGTTGTAGGAGAAACGGTCTTTTGCCATCCAATGGCGTATTCTTCAGGTATTATGAAGACGACAGAGAAAGCATTGCGTTATTTCCAGGACGCTGATATTCAGTTCTCTTCGCTTGTGATGAGTCATGTACATCGTGTCGGTTCTTATTCTGTTGGAAAGTATAATCTATATGAGCAGGGCTGTTGTTGTGATACTTCAAAAATGGAGTATGCAGATGGTAAACTGACTACTCCGCAGCGAGAGGGTTTCATTGTTGTCTATCAAGACAAGGATGGAAAGTTGATTGAGAGCAAAACGCATATTGTGCGTTTGAATTAAAAGCGGTGACACCCTACCAATAAGTGGGTAATTAAAAAAGAAGTACGACCATAAGGTCTGCTTGGGACATAATTGATTGTCTCCTTTTCTATGGGCTGGAGTGATTGCTCCAGCTTATTGTGCCAGTGTAGTTCAGTTGGTAGAACGCGGGTTTTGTAATCCCGATGCCTTTATGGATTTCGCATGTTCAAGTCATGTCACTGGCTCCATGCCACTTTAATTCAGTAGATAGAATAATGTGTTCGTACCACATATGTCGTAGGTTTGATTCCTACAGGTGGCTCCAAGCTGTGCGGTCAATAGCTGCGACCGCCTAGACCAACTCAATCTACGGATGGTTGGATGCAAAGTAGTTCTTTGGAACGAAATGATAAGCTATTCGCGTCGCGCCGTGTTAGTGCGCAATTTAAAAGTCTAAAACAAGCGTTTTATCGACACGAAAACAATTCAACTTAGCTCGGATAGTTTGATAGATGCTTGTTTTATATGGGGATGTAGCTCAGTGGCTAGAGCGCGGGAAACTGATCAACCCGAGAGGCCGAGGGTTCGAGTCCTTCCATCTCCATGACTATATTGCTACTCCCTACTCTTCGAAAACAAGAAGCAGCAATATATGGAAAGTGGGGCTATTATGGCATCATGGCAGAGTTTGGTTTATTGCGAATGGCCTGAACCCATTTGTGCCGTAAGGCACCGGAGGTTCGAATCCTCCTGATGTCGTGTCCTTCTCCCGGAGGGCTTGTAATTAAAACCGGTTCCCTACCACCGGCTAAAAGGTAGGTTTTATGCGTCTATAGCTCAATTTGGTAGAGCAGCGGTCTCCAAAACCGCGTGTTTCCTGTTCAATTCGGGATGGGCGTGCCAGTAAAATGGTCTCCAATTCGCGGTTGGAGGCAAGTCCGAAGTCAATCTATGATTAACCTGTAATGCGCATACGATTAAGAAACAGATGACACTTAGGCATTATATAACGCAGAGTGGAGCAGTTAGGTAGCTCGTCTGGTTCATACCCAGAAGGTCGGTGGTTCGAATCCACCCTCTGCACCCAGCATCTCCCCTTTTGCAAGCCTGCCGTCAGTTTTCTACTCCCTCTGGCGGTAGGTTTATTTTAATTATTATGCCGGTTCGCCGGCAGGGCAAGGTATGTTCACGACATTTATGTCGGTAACATAGCAAGCTCAAATAGATGATAAAGACCTCGGCTCACTACGAAAATGCTGAGGTCGAATTTTGAACAGAACCTATCAAGCCTCTCAACGATGCGTATCATGATAGGTCTTTAATAGAATGAAATCCACCCGGCCTCCCAGATTATTGGTGCTCATGAGGGTGGATCTTTTGTTTGCCGTAGGATGTGCGCACATTCTACGGCTTTTATTTTGGGTGGAACATCTACTTTTGTAGGTGTTTTTATTTTTGTTATTCGCTACCGAAATGGTTGTTCGAGAGAGTAGAACGAATGCTGGGGTATGTTCCCAGTGAGCTCTCCTTTTTATTTTAAAAGAAAGGAGAAGGATATGTCTCTTGATAATACGAACCCGAATTTATTTTGCGTTTATATGCACACCAACAAGGTAAATGGCAAACGATATATTGGTATTACCAACCAGCGTCCATCGTATCGTTGGAGAACTGATGGTAGTGGATATAAACATCAAATTTTTGGAAGAGCAATCAATAGATATGGATGGGAAAATTTTGACCACGAATTACTTGCCATTGATGTAAGCAAGAAAGAAGCTTGCGAACTTGAGCAAAAATACATTCAAGAATATCAAACGACAAATCCAAAGTATGGTTACAATATATCAAAAGGCGGTGATTCTGGAACCGCTGGAGTTTATAACAAAGGTTGTTCAAGACCGATTTATCAATATGATTTGGAAGGAAATTATATAAACGAGTGGCCGTCGATGGATGAAGTAGAACGTCAGCTTGGTATCGTTGCATCAAATATTGGCGCTTGTTCAACAGGAAAAACGCATAGCTCTGGAGGATTTCAATGGTCGCGTAAAAAAGTTGCTAATATTGGTCCAGTAAGAAGGAGTTTATTGTTAGATGAACGATATGGAGATGGCTGCAATATCTTTAGATATGATGGGTTAGATGGAAAGTTTATTTATAAATATCCTTCGATATTAGATGCGGCAATCTCTGTTAAAGAAAATGGACATGATTTGGCTGGAATTAAATGCCATATTTCTCAGTGCTTAAACGGCACACAATTTTCTGCCTACGGAAGCCGTTGGTTCTTTGAATACCAAGGCGAATTTGCTAGTGCGGAAAGACCACCGAAACGATTGCGGACTGTTTTCCAATATACTCTTAATGGAGAATATGTTCAATGCTACAAGACTCCGACTGAAGCAGCCAAAGCAGTTGGTGGTGATAATATGAAGATTGGAGCTTGTTGTAACGGGAAAAGGGTTTCGGCATCTGGTTTTATGTGGAGTTTTACATATAAAGGAGAAAAGATTCCTCCACACCCATATCTAAATATGATTGAAACACGAGAAAGAAACAGGAAGGTAGCTTCGTGAAAAAGGAGGTGTTTATTTGCCTAGAAAACCAAAAACCGCAGATGCTGATATTATAGTTTCTGATAAGAAAAGCTATAAATGTTTATGTTGTGGTAAAGAGTATGATTCTCCAATTGGGCATTTCTATAAAAACAGTTATGGCAATTGGAAGGCAAATGATAATTACACTCCGATTTGCAAAGAGTGTGTAACAGAAATGTTTGAAAAATACTCTCGGATGTACGAATCAGACCGGACTGCTTGCCTTATTCTTTGCCATATTTTAGACATCCCGTTCTATAACTCTCTGTACGATTCTATTGTTCAAAGTTCAGGAACTTGTACTCCAGGCAAAATGTCAAGAATTGTTTTGAATCAACGACAATTTCAGATGCAGACTTTTTCAAATACACTTACAAATGGTGAATTGAATAAGAATGCTCTGGATGTTCGAGATGAAAAAGAACAAAAGTGGTCAAAGGCTGAAATTCAAGCTCGTGATGATGTTGTTTCGGTTGTCGGATACGATCCGTTTGAAGGACACTCTGAAAACGACAGACGTTATTTGTTTAGTGACCTTATTAAATATTTTGAAGATGGTATTGAGGACGATCCTTATAAGCTATCTCAGATTATTCAGGTTGTTATCAATAACGGCCAGATTCGTAAGATTGATTTCAGACTTGCACAGCTTGACCCGATGAATTCAGCAGACACTATCAAGAGCCTGAATGATATTAAGGTCAAGTTGGTTTCTAACAACGATAAGATTGCCAAGGAAAACGAGATTTCTGTCAAGAACCGTTCTAATAAGGATGCCGGACGTAATACGCTTACATTCTTAATGAAGGATATGCGTGAAAAGGATATTGCTGGTGCAGAAGCAAACTTCTACGACCAGTTACGGTCTCCGGGCACTCAATGGGCGGCAGATATGAGTGTCAAGGCAATCAAGGAAAATGCTTTCTTTGACGAAAACGACATGCAGGAAATTTTCGATACACAGAGAGAATTGATTGATAAGTTCCAGAAAGAAAGTGATGACGCTAAGGAAAAATACAGACTGTCTCTTATCGAGAATCAGCGGCTCAAAGAGCTGTTGGAAGATGCCGGTATCGACGCAAGCGCAAAAGATACGGATGGTGATGCCGTATGAGAATGAAGCAAAAAGCGCCTATTATCACAGCCGTAAAACGTAAGATTTATGAGTGTGATGCGGCAACGATTGCATTCTATCGGCGCAATCCTGTTATTGCGGCCAGAGATTTGTTGGGTATTCAACTATTTGATGCACAGGCATATATGCTAGAGCAGAGTTGGAATGCAAGTCATGTTCTTTGGGCGTGTAGTCGAAACTTTGGTAAGTCTTTTGTAGGTTCAGTTTTCATTCTACTAAAGGCTATTCTATATGAGAACCAGGGTATTTATATTGTATCATCTGTCGGTGATCAGAGTAAGGTAAGTTGCCTCACATATACAGAGATGTGTGTGTGCTTCTTGGTTAATTGCAGGTAATTGGTAAAGCTCTACACTAAAGCGGAATCGGAAACGATAAACGTAAATGTGCGAAAGCAGAAAAAATGTAGAGATGAGCTATGCTGAAATAAAAGCATCTTATGATGTGCTAAGGCTCGCAACAATCCATGTTCATGCAGCCACTGCCCGTAACGTCTATATGACAGGGTGAGGTTCAACGACTATCTCCTTGTGGGAGAGTAAAACCGCAAGCTTATGGCGGAGGAAAAATCAAGCTCCAAATTATATTTTGGATGATGAAATAGTCTACGCACGACAAGAAATTGTGTGGCCGTTTTATACGGCAGTGTGCAGTTGCGATGCACGCTAAATTTTATTTTTATAATCGGAAACTTTTAATAAGATTGAAGAAATCGTAACTCGTGTTGGTAAAACAGCAGCATCTATTCGTAGTTTAACGGATATTGCGGAAAAAGAAACTGTAAAATCCCCAACTAATAAGAGCGGATTTAGTCATAATCCCGCCGGGTATGTTGTTGAATTTTATAACGGTAGTTCCATAAATACATTAAACTCCAATCCGGATGCTAATAGATCACGCAGAGCCACTCTTGTGTTCTTTGATGAAGCGGCGTTTTGCTCTGATGAGTTAATTACTGTTTGTGAAGCTTTTGCAACACAGAATACGGATTTCGTCACAGATACAAATGATTCTTATAACCCAGACACTCAGCCTCGAAAAGTACCTACGCAACTCGTATATGCTTCTAGTCAAGATACTATGGAGAAGCTTTTTTATAAGTATTACAAAAACTTTGCAAAACGAATGATTGCCGGTGACCGCGATTATTTTGTTTGTGACATGATTTGCGATGTTGCAATTCAGGTCTATATGAACGGTAAACCATACAAGGCTCTGTTGACAAGAGATAAAGTCGAAGCAGCTCTAAAATCCGCGCACGAGAAAGCAATGCGTGAATATTATAATAAGCCGTCCCGCGATGGTGGTGTAAACCAGATTGTTAAGTGGGGAACGGTGCGACGTAATGAGCGTAAATACCTACCACAGTTATACTGGGATAAGCAATATAAGTATGTGATTGCTTTTGACCCTGCTCGTACTATGGATAACTCTATTGTATCAGTTATGCGTATTTATAATGACCCTGAAAATGGTATGTGTGGGGATATTATCAACTGTGTAAATATGGTTGATTTAGCGAATGCTAAAAAATATAAGATGGATTCGAATCGTCAAATCGAAGAATTACGTGAGTTAATACTTCATTACAATGGTCAAAATCCAGATTACGAATACATTGACACATTGATGATTGACCAAGGCGCAGGCGGTGGCGGTACTTCTACATACGCAGATGGATTACTCAATAATTGGACTGATAAATCTGGCACAGAACATCGTGGATTTATTGATGCAAACCATGAACTTTATGAAGGATATGATGTACGTTATCCAGATGCTGTAGATAAATTGCGTTTGATTAGTCCGCGTAAATTCCGTTCCGTCATGTTTGAAGAGCTTATTGAGTTGATGAACCTTGGTGTCATCCACTTTCCTCTTGAATATAACGGTGGAGATTACGTTCAGGTTGTAGATGGTGTAGATAAGGCAACTGGTCAGGAAATTTTGAAAACGCACGAGCTTTCTTTAGATGAGCAAACGGCATGGGTGAACATTGATCTTATGAAAAATGAGATCACAAGTATGCAGAAAACCACAAATCCAGAAAACACTTCTGTAACTTATGCGTTACCACCAGACCGCGCCAATAAAATGAAAGATGACCGCGCGTACACAATGGTGCTTTTAGCTCATCGTCTATACGAATTACGTCGTAAGGATAAAGTGCGTCAGTCTGCGGTGGAGACAATGACTGCTCCGCCGATTTGTATTTCTAACATTGACTTCTAAGCAGAGGAGGTGAAAATGTGGCAAGAAAGAAAAAGGAAGATTTTGATGTCGTGACTGCTTCACAGACAGATGATGGTACTGTTGTTATCACCTCTTTAAATGAGCTTTCAGAAGAGAGAATGAATAACGTCATCCGAAATGCAGTTGCATCTTATGACCCTGAAAACAAGCAGTACAGTACATATTTGAAAATATCAGCCTCCTCTGAAACGCTGACGGTTGACCGAATTGATGAACTTGCACGAGGGTTACAGTCGAGTCTGACGAATGTGCAGACGGTTAATGGAATCATCCGTAATTACATCAATAAAGATGACCTGATTGGCATTACTTATGATGCGATTGAGGCGAATGTTAATACGGAGTTCAAATGCAGTTTCGCACAGTTCCCTGAACAGCGTAATAAGACAAAACAGGTAAATTATGCCCGTGAAGTGATTGATGATTTCAACGCACAAATCAATGTGCGAAGTCTGCTGCGTGCTGCTATTCCGATGACTTATGCAGAGGGCACTTACATTACATATCTGCGTCAGAAGGACGAGAACTATATTGTAGACTATTACCCTCTTGGTATTGCCGAGATAAGTGATTACTTATCAAATGGACAGCCTGTTGTGCTTATCAACATGTCTAAGCTGAAATCCGCTTTGAGCAAATCTATGCTGAAGGATAAGAAGAATAAAGCACTGTTCTTTGAAAATCAGGAAACTGAGATTCAGAACAACTATCCAGATGAGGTGTATCAGGCATTTAAGAATGGTGATACATATGCAAAATTGGATGTTGACCACTGTGGTGTAATTCGCATTGGCAATATGGGGCAGAAATATGGTGTCTCTCCCCTATTCCGCGCCTTGCGTCCGGCATTGATGCTTGAAACTTTTGATACTTCAGACCGTGTAAATGCTAAGGCAAAGGCAAAGAAAATCATCTGGCAACAGCTTGACCCTGCATTGATGGGTCCAAATAACGACAAGAAGGGTTTTTCTGAACAGGTGACGGCACACGATAACCTGTTGCGTGCATGGAAGCAAAATACCGTGCTTGTGACGACTGCTCCTTATGTAAAGGATATCAAGTATGTTGAGCCAAAAGTTGAGATGACAAATATCGAGACTGTTAAACAGTATCGCAACCGAGAGATGGCTGCTTTGGGTATTAGTTTTTTGAACACTGACGGTCAGCAGACTGTTTCAACTGCAAAAGTGTCTCTTGATCAGTTGATGAAAAATATCGGTAAGATTGCAGAACAGATTGAAGATGTATTAAAGCGATGGTATCGTATTCGCCTTGAAGATGCAGGTGTAGATCTGATGTACTGCCCTGATGTGAAGGTCTCTACTACTGAAATGATGGGTATGGAGATGAAGAAGGCGATTGCTCAGTTCCTGTTCACCACTTTGAACTGTTCTTACAAGACTGCTTATGAGTATATGGGACTTCATGCTGAAGACGAACTTCGTAAGCGTCAGGCTGAAACCGAGGAAGGTTATGACGATGTGTTTGTGGCTCGCCAGACCTCTTATACATCGACCGGTAACACCGGCGGTGGTGGTGACAGCGATAAAAAGACAGGTCGTCCAAAGGGCGAGGAAACTGAAAAACAAATTTATGACCAGCAGAGAAATGAAGATAGTAAGTGAGGTGATGAACGATGAGTAAGGAGTATTTTTATAGTAGAAATATCTGTTGCTCTGAGATTACGGAGCATCCAGACCACTATCTTGCCAAGTTTGTCATCTGTGATTTCTCAGTAAATGGGAATCAGGTTGCTTTAAACCGTGACACCATTGAAAGTTGGATGAGTACACTGGTTGGTAACCCGCTTGTTGGTAAGTTGGTCGTAGCTCCAAAGGGCGAACTGGATTTTTCCGGTCACAATATGAAAGTCGTCACCAGAAAAGACGATAATGGCAATGAATACAAAACTGCTGAATTTGACACTGATGCATTCGGTAGTTTTCAGTCAGTCGGTATCGAGAAAATTGACGATACCGACTTTATTGTTGCCTCTTGTAAGATCTGGAAACGATATCCAAAGGCTTGTGCGACGATTCTGCGCCGTATTGAGAGCGGCACATTAAACACCAGTTGGGAAATTGATGTGCTAAAAGCTCATAAGGGCATTGTGGGTGGCCGCATGGCAAAAATTATTGACGATGGCGTGTTTACTGCACATTGCTTGCTTGGTGCAAATGTTGAACCGGCATATAAGTGCTCTAAACTGCTTGAAGTCGCTGAAACCGATTTTGGTCTTGAATTGGCAAATGCCTATATCGAGGATACAAAAGAGATTTCAAATATAGAATCTAATGAAAAGGAGGCAAAAAATTTGAAACTGAATAAGGATAAGGAGACTCAGACCGCACAGGTCGAGCCCACTGAGCCTGAGCAGGCTCCAGCTGGCGAGCCTGAAACCGCACCTGCTACTGAGCCTACTACTCCGGCAGAGCCTGATGTTCAGACTTCCGAGGAAGGCGGTGAAACCCCTCCCCCGACCGAGCCTGAAACCGGCACTGAACCTGCTGGTAAGCCTGAGCCCACTACAGAGACTTCCAGTCTGACTGGTCGTGACCTTTATATGAAGCTTGAAGATGCAGTGTCAAAGATTAGCTCTGATTACTACATGACTGACGTATTCCCTGAAGACCACACCATCTGGTGCAAGAAGTGGGGCTACATGAACGAGCTGGATTACATTATGTTCCCCTACACTGTTGAGGGCGACGAAGTTTCTCTGGGTGAGCCGCAGAATATCACTCTGACTGTTTCTATTTCTGATGTCAATACCAAGATTGCGGAGCTGAATAACACTATTGCAAGTCTGAATACCGAGTTGCAGAGTGCAAAGGAAGAGGTTGCTTCACTGGCTCCGTATAAGGATCAGGCCGAGAAGGCAGAGGCAGAAAAGGCGGCTGCAGAGCTTGCACAGAAGAAGGAGGATCTGCGTCAGTATGCAATCTCCAGCAAGATGATTACTGAAGCTGAAGTTTCCGATGGTGGCAACTACGCAAGTCTGATTGATAATCTGGACGAGACCGGCATCAAGAGTGTGATTGCCGAGCGTTGCGTTGAATCCGCTAAGAAGGCTCCTGCTGAAAAGAAGATTGAAACTTCTGATGTACATAAGCCTGAGAGTATCAAGCTGAATTTGAATGAAACCAAGTATAACACCACTAACGCTAACAAGCGTGACGCATGGCGGGAATATTTGGGTAAGTAATAACATTTGAGAGAAAGGAAAAATATTATGATTCGTGAACTGATGGTGAACGGCGCGAAGAATATTCCCGCTAACTATGCCGCAAAGGTCGCTATGGTCACCGGTATGGGTGTTCAGGTTGACCACAAGGCTGGTCAGGTTAAGTTCCCTGATGCAGCTACCGCCGAGGGCATCGAGATGGTTGCCCATGAGTTTATCCCGGAGGGCATCTATGCAAGCCAGACTAATTTTGATGACTATGATGAGATGGTCACCAAGATTAAGGAGGGCGTGCTGGTGAAGCGTGTTCCTCTGTATGCTGGCGAGCTGTACGGTACTGACCAGTACAAGGCTGCTGATGCACAGGATGCCAACATCGGCAAGCTGCTGGAGGTCAACACTGACGGTAAGTGGCAGGTTGCTACTACTGGTACTTCTCGTTTTGAGTTTGCTGGTGTGATGGACGACAACGGCCATAAGCTGATTATGATCAGTGTGCTGCCCGAAGCAAAGACTGTTGCTTGATTGAGAGGAAAATCTTGAATATGATACGTGAAATTTAAGGCTATCGTCTTTTGGCGGTAGCTCTTTTATTTTGCGCGAAGAGAAAGGAAATGAATTATGGCACTGAATATTGAAGTGGCCGAGCTGATGAAGCAGCCTGGTCGTGTTTATGAAGTTGCTGAGAAGACTCAGTACAATCGCACTATGGATGCCGAGGACAAGGAAATTGCTGAGGTTGTTGGCGCTCATGTTGAGGAGCTGATTGATAAGGGCGACCCCAACAAGGAGATTGCTCAGTTTGTTAACCGCACCGTGACTGATGAGCTGTATGGTGCGCCTGACGAGCTTCTGGACTCCATGTTTGAGCGTGGTAATGTTGGTGAGTTTGATGACTACGAGGCAGGTCGTACTGTTAAGAATACCCTGAAGGCTTATGATGCAGCTAAGGGTGGCAACGTGCCGAAGTCTTACCTGCACTACGAGACCATTAAGCCCGTCTGGCGTAATAAGCAGATCGAGGCTGATCTTAGCTTTGTGGAAGTAAGACGTAATGCTTGGAAGAGTGTGGCAACTCTGACCACCTTTATGACTGAGGCTCTGAAGAACCAGATGTTCTATGACATCTTTAGCATGGTTGATGACGCTATCACTGGTGGCGAGCAGAAGATTGATGCACAGGGTAAGGAACCCACTATGCAGGATATGGACGCTCTGGCCCTGTATCTGAATGAGTATGCAGATGGTGGTAACCCCTTCACTGTCAGCCTGATGAAATATTGTGCTAAGATGCGTCGTATGACCGGTTACGCTGAGTATCTGTCTGACGCAGCTAAGGACGAGTTCAACCGTTATGGTCTGGTTAAGACTTATGATGGTGTTGCTATCACTGGTATTAGCTCTGCTAAGAAGCTGGGTGATGGTTCCCTGCTGATCCCGGATTAAATTTATGTAAATTTACGTAATATAGTCCAGTCGTGATGTAAGTCACGATAACAAATACACATTGAATTGCTGGAAAACCCTAAAGCTACAATTACCAAAGCAGAAGGATGAAATATGCCTAGATGAATGGTTATGAAAGTAGAAAGAAGATTGTAGATGGCGCAAGGTTAAATCCTAAACGCTGAAATAATGGGCAATCAGCAGCCAAGCTCCGAAAAGGAGAAGGTTCAACGACTATCCGCGTGGGAGCGGTTAGGATGCAAGTGTTTGGCATCCGAAGTGGTGTGCCCCAGTTTTACTGGGTGAAGATATAGTCTTTGCTCGTATGAGAGTACGAGGTTGCTACATGCAACGAGAACGGAGTAGCGTCCGATTATAGTGTTTATCTAATATTTTGATTTCACCAGATGCTGTGTAGAGTATCTGGCTTTTATTTTTGCGGGAAAGGAGGTGTGTAGAATGGGTTCGAAAATAACCAACGAAGAGTTTAAAAAGAAAGTTTTTGAATTAAATCCGACTATCGAGTTGCTTTCTGAGTATAAAGGCTCAAGGAAACCAATTCTTAGAAAATGCACAGTATGTGGAGATATTAGAGAAGTTCAAGCCAGAATTCTTTTTGAAGGGCATGGGTGTCAAATTTGTGTATCTTCAAAGCGAGGGAAGTCTAGCCGAAAGTCCACTACTCAATTTAGAGAAGAACTCTTTAAGATAAATCCAAACATTGAATTGCTTTCAGAATATGAGAAAAATGATTCTCGTGTTCGTTGTAAGTGTAAGATTGATGGATATGAGTGGGACGGTGTTCCACACACCTTACTTGAGGGTCATGGGTGTATGGAATGTTATCGGCGTGCTGCAAATAGACGTACAGAAGATGAGTTTTTGAAAGAAATGCACGAGCGGTTTCCTACTATCCGTGTTCTTTCAAAATACGTTCGCATTGCCGTAAAAGTGGACTTTGCATGTGATGTTTGCGGTTATCATTGGACTGCAATCCCCGATACGATACTTAATAACAGAAATTCTGGTTGTCCAAAATGTGCTGGAAAGGCTCGTGTCTCAGAGGCAGAAATTATTGAAAGAATCGCAAAAACGAATGATCGTATTGAATACATAAATGGTTATAAAGATATGTCATCTCATGCGAATTTTCGATGCAAAAAATGTGGTTATGAGTGGCACACTCTTGTTGGTTCTGTTTTAGCAGGAAGAGGTTGCCCAAAATGCAACCTATCGCATGGTGCTTTACGTATTGCAAAGTATTTTGATGACAACGGAATAAACTACACTCGTGAATTTAAGTTTGATGATTGTAGGAATATTCGTCCATTACCATTTGATTTTTACGTCAAGGACAAAAACACTTGCATCGAATACGATGGAGAACAACATTTTGAGCCAGTAAAGTTTGGAGATGGCGAATCTGCTGAACGTGTCAAGTATAAATTTGAGACACAGCAACGGAATGACAACATTAAAACCGAGTATTGCCAAAATAACGGCATTAAGCTTATCAGGATTCCCTACACGGATTTTGATAACATTGAATCAATTTTAGATAAACATTTTTCTTAAAAATAGCAGAAGAGAATTTATGGTATTGCCGGTCGTATCGGTCGCCTTGATATGAAGGGTGAGACTCATACTTACGAGGATCACGACAACAATAACGAAAAGATTCATCTGATGGTCAAGGACTTCACCTTCGGCTACAGCATTGATCATATCGAGCGTGTTGCTAAGATTGTTCTGCAGTAATTTTTACCAAAGGAAAATCTGGGCGGGGACTTTGCGGTCTCCGCTTTTATAGAAAAGGAGACAAATTATGAGTTCTGTGATGGAAAAGAAGTTTATTGACGTTCTGAACTGCGACGATAACGTGGTTACCATTTCGTCACTGAACGGTAAGGGCTATACTTTCGAGCCCGGTAGTGTGGAAGAGCCTTGTGTGATTCCTATTCCGCCGGAGGAGATTATGTATATGAACAGTACTTGTTCTGCGTTCAAGAATGGTGTTCTGCGTTTTCGCCCTGAAGAGCAGAATGAAATCTTTAAGGCTATTGGCATTAAGGGTGACGATGTTCTATTCATTGAGGATATCGATGATGCGATTCTGAATCCAACTGTCGAGAATCTTCAGCGTATGATTGACATTAAGGATGGTGCTCAGTTTGAGCGTATCCGTGGTCGCTTTTATCGTATGACCAATGCCGGTGAAGACCTGTCTACTAAGGTCAAGCGTCTGATTGATGAGCGTTATAAGGAGTTGCGTGCTGGCAAGCGTAACAGTGAACTGTCTGTTGTGCCTGCAGCTAAGTCTGCCCCTGCTGATGTTCAGGCAGAACTTGAGACTGCAAAGAATCAGATGGCTGAAATGCAGAAGCAGATGCAGGCTATGATGGCACAGATGCAATCTATTATGATGGCAGGTGCGCAGCCTGTTGCACAGGACAGCTCTGCAGAAAAGTCTGCTGTCAAGCGTGGCCGTAAGAAGGCAGAGGCAGAAAAGGCGGAGGTCGTTCCCGCCGAGTAAGATTGGAGGGATAGTGTGACCGCATTTTCGGAAATATACGACAAGTTCTATGAGCTGGTTGAAACTGATAGTAATTTCTTTCAGTATTTTGACCTGAGCGAGAATGAAGTAAGAAACCTTGTGCATGACCGTGCAAAGAGTTATTTAATGGAGTCACTTTCTGTTATTTTCAGAAATATTGAGCCTGAAGAGAATTTTAGCTTTGATGATTATGATTCTGAGCTAGAGGAATTCAATTCAGACCTTACATACGACGAAATTGATATGCTTGCACACCTGATGCTGGAGCAGCATTTCAAACGAGAGTTTGGAAAGCTAAAGGCATTCAGCGCACAAGATCTTCCTACAAGTTTACAGGTATTCTCCCCTGCTAATGAGCGTGCGAGTATTCGTGCCCTTGTGAAAGACATCCATGAGGAGAATATGACAATGTTGGATAACTATATGGCAAAAGACCGCTCGACCCGTAAGCGTAAGACCATCGACTATGATACATACGCTTCCTACTCTGAGTAAGGAGGTATATCGATGGACTTTTATACGAGGGCACGAGCTGTTGGTGGTGCCGCAAAGATGTCTAACAAAAAGGATGTCAAAATTGCTTTTGCAAAACGTGACTTTGCTGCACACTTCAAGGATAGTGTTGACTACGAGGATAGCACTCTAGTAAATGGTTTGCCCCAGAAGCTGGTCGTTAGCCGTAGTAATAGTATTGTTAAGGAAAAGAAGATCTGGGCTTATCCAGGTGATTCATTGAATCTTGGTGATATTGTGGATTGCTACAATTGTAAATGGTTGGTAACTGAGATTGAACCAAATGATGAGATTTTTCTTCGTGGAAAAATGGAATTGTGTAACCGCCAGATTCAGTGGCAGAACCCGATTACTGGTGAAATAGTCTCTCGCTGGGCAACGCTGAGTAAGCCATACTATGCGAACAATAAGGAACTTGTTGTGACTTCACTAAGTCAGCGTGAGTATAAGGTGCAGATGCCTTTTGATGATGAGACTGCGTTGATTGACCTTGATAAGCGCTTTATGCTGGAAATTATCAATGGAGAACCGAAAACATACGTTACGACTTCTGTTGACCAGAGTACAGAGCGCTATGAGTTACATGGTAAGACGCAGGGATTCCTTGTATTGAATATCCGGCAGGATCAATACAACAGCAAGACGGATAATGCCGAGAAAATGATTTGTGATTACTTTGAGCCGAATAAGAGCAATGAGCCGGATACTGACTCTCAGGTGACTGCTACTATTAAGTACGCAGGAAAGCCGGAAGTTCGTGTTGGTGGTTCTTGGAAGAAATTCACTCCTGTATTTACAAGCATCACTGGCGAAGAGGTTGCGGAGACTCCTGTGTGGAGTACAAAATATCTTGATGAATTCAAGGAATTTGTTGAGGTGCAAGCTGCCGACGATGGTACTTTTAAAATTCGTATTTTGAATAATAGTATTATGGATGGCGCGACTGTAAAAATTTCTCTGACAAATGCTGATGGTACGGTAAGTGCATCCATCGAGTGTAAGGTGGTGAATCTACTGTGACAACGAGTGAATTGATTACGGACTATAAAAACAAATTAGCTTTGAAGTTGGTCAATACGGAAGGGCTTGTTGAGGCGATGGGCAATGATGATATCGAAGAGCCCGATGAGGCAATTTATACTTATATTTTCCCATATTTTCATATCCCTGACACGATTGAAGCAGCACATAGCTATATTTGTTTCAAGGTAAACATGACCGACCGCAGTAACATCAATGATTGGTACGAGAACTTCACCCTGACCGTATGGGTTATTGTAAATCAGGCATTGATGAAGATGCCTTCTGGTTATGGTGGTGCAACACGAGTTGATTATCTGAGCGGCATTGTTGAGAAGCAACTGCACGGTAGTACAATTTTTGGTATTAAACAGATCAAAATCACGTCAAACGTCGAAGATAACATGGATTTACATCATCGAGTTCGCATTATGACATTCAAGACTCAGGACTTAGATGACCTAGTTGGGTGCAACTAATGGAACTTCGAGAGATGTACGAGCCGAGTTTGATGATGGGTGAAGACTTCCCTATCAATGACAAGATTATGGTTCGGATGCCGACTGTTGGCGAAATTATCCGTTTTGGCGAAAAGAAATATTTCTCGTTGGTGTATTTGTTTTGTTCTACTTCGAGTGATTATAAAGTGCAGCTTGATTCTATTGGTGTGGACTGGCAGGACTTATCGGACTTCGATATGTTCCGTCAGCTTTTTATTGGCAATAAAGACCAAGATATGTCGATTCTTCTCGGAGACTTAGATACTAAAAATTTTGTGATGGCAAAAGACAACAAGACTGAAGAAATTGTTCTTGTGAACAAAAAGACTGGTGTTGTGATTGACCGACTCGCTTATGATTTAATGTCTGAGTATCTATGCGCTGCAAATGGCGTTGAGAAGCATTCGGAAAGAGCTGCAAACAAAGCAACGAGACAGGCACTTATTGAAGAAGCAAAAGATAAAATGGAGCTTCAAAAAAACAAACCATACGAATCGCATTTGGCTGAACTTGTACTTTCGATGGCTTGTGTGCAGGGCTTCAAGGCTGATTATTTTCAAGCCATGAAGTATCCAGTGAGTGTCTTTATGAACCATGTAAGAAAGGTTCAGCAAATTAAGAATTACGACAATACGATGCATGGCGTTTATGCTGGCACTGTGGAATTTGGAAAGATTCCAAAATCACAACTGGATTGGACGAGCAAGGCGAAATAAGTCGCCCTGCTCTTTTATTTTATCCAAATAAATTGAAAGGAAATATGATTATGAATTTTGATGAACTGATTATTGATCGGCCTCTCCGAGCTCATAAGTATAACTTTGATGGTAAGCGCATTTGGACAATGAGCAACCTGAAGGATCTGAAACTGACTCTGGGTGGCGAGACTGTTTATGCTCAGGACGAGCTGGGCACCAACATTATGGGCTTTGACCGTTCTAAGACTGCATCCGCCGAGTGGTCTAATGCTCTGGTGCATCTGGGTACTATGGCTGACCAGATGGGTACTGAAAAGCAGATTGCTTCCGGTACTGCAAAGCAGAAGTTTACCCGCGTGTTCTTCCTGACTACAGCTGATGGCAAGAAGCTGACTCTGCCTCATGCTCCTGTGGACATCACTACTGGTGTTCCCTTCAAGTACATTGATAAGGTTGATAACCGCAATGTTACTCTGGAAACTTATGAGCTGGGTGCAGAGGCCACTACTAATTTCTCTGTGACTGGCACTGATGTCACTCTGCCTACTGACAAGTGCAAGGCTGGTGATAAGTTTGCTGTTAAGATGACTTACGAGTCTGAGTCTGGTATGGCTATTGACAACAGCGCAAACAAGTTCTCTGAGGAGGGTGTATTTGTCATTGAGGCTCTGTGCTACAATCCCTGTGATAAGGCAACTAAGATCCTGACCAACATCATCTTCCCCTCTGCCAAGGAGGACGCAGCCGTTGAGATCGGCTTCAACAATGAGACTACTCATCCTGTGACTATCAATGCAACTCAGGAGTATTGCTCTGAGGATAAGAAGCTGGTTCGCATCGAGGTCGTGGAGGAGTAATAGCTATGGCTGAATCATGGTGTCGTGTATGTGGCAAGATGTACAATGCTTGCCCGCATTGTGATCCATCCAAGTCATGGCGTGTTATCTGTGATACTGAGCCTCACTTTCAGGTGTGGGTGAATACATACGAGTTCCAGATTGGAGTTCGTCCCAAGGAGGAAGCTAAGGCTTGCCTGAACAACCTCCTAAAGTATAAGCGTATCACGCTGGATGAGGTGGAAACTTTCATTCCAGCAGTTCGCGATACATTCCATAAGATTATGGATATGCCTGTAGAGGCTGAAGTCAAATCATCTAGTGATGTAAAAGATGAAACGCCCGTGAAGCCGGTAGTTAAGAGAACATCAAATCGTAAGGGGCGGGCATAACCGCCCCTTCGTTTTTCGTGGTGGTTTTATGGAGAAAAAGAACAGAACAAAGTTTAATGTGAGCAAAAATCCAGCAGATAGAACCTATGATGGTGTGGTTTATGATAGCCGTGCCGAGATGATGTTCTATCGGGATATTGTATTACCTGGGCTGGAAAACGGTGAAATCGTAGAGTGCCGTAAACAGGTTCCTTTTGTATTACAGGAAGCGTTCCGCCGGGTCGATAAGGACGGCAAGGATGTAGCTGTAAGAAAAATCGATTATGTGGCAGACTATGAGCTTACATACAGTGATGGCAGTAAACAGGTAATTGACACGAAGGGTTTTGCTGACAGTGTTGCGCTGATGAAGCGCAAGATGTTCTGGTTCCATTATCCTGACGTAGACTACCGCTGGATCACGTACTCTAAAATCGATGGAGGCTGGGTCGATTACGACGACCTAAAAAAGGCTCGAAAAGAGCGAAAGAAATTAAAGCAAGCACAGACGAAAGGGAGATAAAATGAAGGTTTTAAATTTTCAGGAGCGAAATGAGTTTCTTGATGAAGTAGTTAAGGCATGTACTATTGACGGTGATTATCAGCCCGCACTGTTTGATGTGGTGTTTCGGCTGACCGTTCTAAAGTATTTTGCAGATTATGATTATCGTAGTGAGCCGCAGAGTGAGTGGCCTCGTATTGCTTACGAGTCTTTCAATTTCAAGATTGACAAGGCTGGTTGTGATACTTCTGCATTCTGGGATCAGTATGATTCTCTGGAGAAGGCCGTTCATGAGCAGATTGACCGTTCTCATAAGGAATGGCTTGTTCTTGGTCTCTGTGGCAAGCTCAACGAGATTATTGAGAAGCCTGACCCTATTTCTGATTTCGTTGACTTTATGGAGAACTATTTAAATGATGTGAAGGGCAACTTGAAAGACTTTGATATTGAAAAGTTTTCTGAAGTAACTTCTGCCCTGTTGGACAATAAGCAGGAGATCTCTACTGTGCTGGCAAAAGATAAAAAGGAATAAACACTTTTAGAGGTGGGTTGGAGGGAATTTTAATATGACTACAAGAAGTAAACCGCTGAAGTTATGGGATGCTGAGAAGTTTAAGAACGTAAACCCAGTGTCTTTGAAATACTGGGATAGATATGAGACTGATATGGGCATCCGTGACCTCAGCCCGTCTACTGTTTACAATTATGAATCGGATTTCAAACAGTGGATGATTTATGTTCTGGACAATCAGGGTAACGCCACCGTGACTGAACTTGAGGAAGAGGATATTGAGGAATTTCTGTTCTATTGTAAGAAACATGGAAACAACTCTGCTCGTATGAAACGGCGTATGAGTACGATTTCTGCGCTGTACCGGTATCTTCGCAAGAAGAAAATCATCAAAGAAAATCCGATGGAGTTTATTGACCGCCCGACCAAGGACGTGGCTGTCGTGAAGCAGACATATCTTACACCGGATGAGGTTAAGTTGATGCGAGAGAAGCTGAACGCTCTGGTTGAATCTGCAACCACCGTTCACATGAAGGATAATGCGATGACGCTGCGTCTGTACGCACTATTCTCGCTATCCACGATGGCTCGTGTCAACGCAGTGCGGAATACACTCTGGAAGTCTATCGATTATGAGAATCGCATGGTGCATGACGTTCTGGAAAAGGAAGGTAAAATCGTTGATTTGATGTTCAGTAAGGAAGTTTCTGAGCTTTTGAAAGAGCTGAAGGAATACCGCACTGAGCATGATATTGAAGATGGCGGCTATGTGTTTGTTGGTACGAAAATCAATGGTACATGGATGCCGATTACTTCAAGCACTGCCTGTGACTGGTGTAAGAAGATTGGTGAGATGATTGATGAGCCTACGCTGCATCCGCACGATTTCCGGCACAGTGGTGCTACCCTGCTGAAGAATGCGGGCATGAGTCTGGAAGATGTCTCTTCCCTGCTCAACCATGCTGGCACGGATGTGACCAACAAGTATTACATCAAAAAGGATACGACAAAGATTCAGTCTGCAAAGGATCGGTTTGAAATTTGAGGTGGAGTGAATGAAACAGTCATACACAAATTTCGATGACCTATTAAGCGATGTAGCAGATGGTGTGGAGCGTATTGTTCGTGATGATGTTGCGCCACAACTAGAGACACGTTTGCTTGAGAGTGCTAAGGAAAATATTCATCCAAAATATGGGCTTTCTGGAATTGCTAAGGCAGAAAATATTGTTAGCAATGTTTCTCGCGATGGAAACGTAATTTCACTGATTGTTAAGGATATTGCCAAACCAGAGCTATCAGTTTTCCTTACTGATAGCACAGATCGTTCTGAAGTTCAGTATGGAATAGACAAGCGAAATGGGCTTAATGACGACCCAAGAGCCGTTAATATTGGATTTAATGATGAAGAAGACGAGGCTGTTGGTGGAACTATGTTCGCAAATTGGATTGAGCATGGATTGTGGATGGACTTAGCGTACTATTTTAAAAATGGTAAAGCAAAAATGAAACGTCCGAAAAGAGAATTCATTAAGCCTGTTCAACTTGAGGCGGCAATGATTGTTAAGACGGCTTTACATGGATTGTAAAAGCCATCTTTTATGAGAATTTATTTGGATTAAAATTAAATGAGAGGAGGGCTAGCTTTAAGGAGCTGGCCGCTTCTCTTTTTTGTTTTGAAAGGAATGTTGAAAATGGAAAAGAGAGGTGACCAATGGTATGGCGGATAATGCAAACACCGCAAGTAGTGCTGATACTTCCTCTGTAACGGCCATAAAGGTCAAGGTCGTTCTTGATACGAGTAAAGAAGAACTCGATAAACAATTCGAGTCCGTCAAAGAAAAATATAAAAATAGTCCGATTAAGCTGGCCTTTGGGTTGAACCAGAATGAGACCGCAAAGAACATCAATACCGCTTTGCGTAGTATGATTTCTAGCGGAAAAATTATCACACCAAAGGTAACGCTTGATGTCAAGATTGACCAGAGTAAAGTAACCGCACAGTTAAAGAAAGCTATTGCTTCTGCAGCCAAGCAGACTGTTAAGGTTGATGCTGGAAAGTCTGGTTCTACAAAACCTGATACTACTGGCGCTTCTGAAATCAAACAGTTGGAGAAGTTTGTTGAGCTGGCAAAAACAAAGACATCAGAGTGGAAAAACTCTATCAAAGGTAATACTGAAGAAGCACAAAATCTAAGTAAGGTTCTCCAAAAGGTTTTAGCCCAAATTGATGCTCTTGATAAGGATCATAGTTCAAAAGGATACGCAATTGGTGTAGCTGGTCTAAAGATCAGTTTTAATGCAGCAAGTGAACAGGTTTCTGATTACACAAAAGAATATCAAAAACTTGAAAGGCAAGCAACTTCGACTCTCGATAGTATTCATAAGCAACAGACGAAGTTAAAGGCTCATGGTATCAATAGCTTTGACAGGCAGATTTCTGGTTATGGTAATGATCAAGATAGAAGTTTTGAAGCTCGTTTTAGAAACCTTGACAAATTAAATCCACAATCTAAAGAATATGCCGAAACTCTTAGCAAGATTCTTGTGGATTGGGAAAAAGTAAATGTTCAGATTAACGAAGCCATTAAGGCGGAAAGTAATTTGAATATTTCTTCAACAGCACGACAGAAAAAAATCAATGACATTGCGGATGCCATTCAGAGACTACGAAATTCCTCAAAGGGTTCCGAAGTTGCCAATAATACTGAATTTAAAAAGTATGCTTTCGGTGGAACTACAACGAATTCAGACTCTGGAGCCTTGCACGGCTTGGACGAACGGCTTAAAACACTAAAGGCTTCTGTAAATGATCCGGCAGAATTCGTTAAACAGCTACAGGCACTTGAAACTGAGCTTGGGAACGTTTCACAAAAGCTGACTGATTACAAGAAATCTTTTCAAGAAAGCACAAGTACTACAAAAGAGTCAACGAATCTTCGCAACCTTGTCACGACAATCAACAAATACGAAGAAACGTTAAATAATCTTGACAAGCGCCAAGATTTGAAGAAGCGTTTGTACGATATTCGAGATGCGGCGGAAGCGCAATCCAAACCATTCTCTGTTTTGAGCAATGAATTTTCTGAGCTGAAAATCGACATGGAGAATGCCGGTATTGCGGCGGAAACTCTTGGTCAAAAACTGTCTCGTCTGTTTAAGGAGCATTTCCAGACCGCCATCGCTATGGCTGGCGTGGCTATGGTTAAACAAGGTCTGCGAGAGGTTTATGATAATGTCGTAGAGATAGACGATGCTATGGTAGAGTTACGCAAGGTCACAAACGAAAGTGAAAATGCGTACTCGCAGTTCTCTGATCGTGCGGCAAAAACCGCTCGTGTTTTGGGTGCATCAATTTCTGATTATATTAGTGCAACAGCCGACTGGTCTCGTCTTGGATATAATATGCCTGATGCAGAGGAACTTGCACGTGTAAGCACTCTATTGAAGAATGTTGGCGATGGTATTGAAAGTGTTACTGATGCATCGTCTTACATGACTTCTGTTTTGAAAGGTTTCGACCTTGTTGCGGAGGATGCTCAAAAGGTAGCTGACCTTGTTAATGAAGTTGCGAACAACGAACCTGCGAGTGCAGAAGATATCCTTGAAATATTAACTCGTAGCGGCGCAGCATTACATGAAGCCGGAAATGATCTTGATCAGGCAGTTGCGCTTGGTGTGGCTATGAACTCTGTTACCCAAAATGCGGAGTCCACTGGCCAAACATTAAAGACTGTAAGTATGTATCTAAGAGCCGCCAAGACAGATTTGACTGCAATGGGAGAATCTACAGACGGGTGTGCGAATTCTGTTTCCGAGCTTCGTAGTGAATTAAAGAAGCTTACTGGTGTTGATATCATGGCAGATACCGCTGGAACTCAATTCAAGAGTACCTACGACATTTTGATGGAGATTTCTAAAGTCTGGGGCAAGCTGACTGATGTTGATCGTGCAAATGTTACGGAGCTTCTTGGCGGCAAGCGCAATGCAAACAGTGTTTCAGCCGTATTATCCCAATTCCAGATTGCAGAAAAATCAATGAAGGATGCTGCCAACAGTGCTGGTTCTGCGGCAAAAGAAAATGAAGTTTATCTTACCAGTATTACTGGTAAGTTGAACCAGCTTGACAGTGCATTCCAACAGTTCAGTAAAGACCTGCTTGACAGTTCTTTGATTAAATTCTTTGTAGACTTCGCGACTGCTACTGTTGACATTGCTGATGGTGCAGTTAAAGCCGCAGGCGCATTACCGACTCTGACAGCTGCCATTTCTGGCGTGTTGTCCTTAATGCAGATGAGCGGAAAGCTCAAAAATGGTGCGGGTAAAGTTAATATGCCCTCTTATATTTGTTGCGTATATAATATAGGATGCGGCACCATGTAAAATAGCCCCTAGAGTGCTGGGAAACCCTAAGAGCCATATCGCCTATCATTATTATATAATGTAGGAATCGAAAGATAGAAACAAGGATATGGATGCTATATGCTGAGATAAAAGCTCGGTTTTATCGTATTGCCAAAATATGGTAATAATCGAGTGCTAAGTAGCGTTTACAATGGGCGGTCAGCAGCCGATCCACTCACCTATTATATAATGTAGGAGGGTGGAAGGTTCATCGACTAAAAAGGGTCAGTGAGCAACCACTGGAAAGATAGTCAGTTCTGGACGAAAGTTTAGAAGTCCATCTCAGACGTAACCAGACGACTTAAAGAAGTAGGTGGAAACGAGGAGACGCGCTATTCTCTGGCGCGATATAAATAGGAGAAAACAAAATATTCGTTGACTACACACGATATTCTGGCTATAATAAAAGTACAATCGCGTATCCAAAATATACGGAGGTGTTTTATTATGGCTAGACCTAAAGGAAGCAAGAACAAAGTAAAAGTTCTTGACGGTATCGATTATGCGGCACAGATTGCTGAGAAAAATACCGCAGCAGAATCTCTCGCTGAAGAAATCGCAGCGCTCGGCACGAATATTGCCTCGCTGAATGCTGAAAGAAAAGCAAAAGAAGCAGAGCTAAAAAAGCTCAACAAAGAGATTGTAAAACTCGAAAAGAAAAAGGCTGATGCTGACGAAAAGATTGCGGCAGAGCTGAATCGCAAAAAGGCAGAAGATATTGTTGCCAATGCACTGGCAAATGGTATGACTGCTGAAGAAATTGCTGAACTTCTAAAATAAGGTATCATCATAAAACAAGCCCGACCTCCCTACTACTGGGAGGCCGGGCGTTTTAATTTGCGTTGCTTTTTACGACAGTCTGTGATACACTCTTATAAAAGGAGTGTTGAATCATGGAAAACAATAAAAAGCATGTGCCGAATTACGAAATCTCTACGTATGGGGCGACGACTCAAGAACGTCAGTCTCCAAGGAATACTTATACTTATTCCGGTACAGATTCGGTAAAAACACATGGCGGCTCTTATCTTAGAAACCGCGATAAACAACGAGGGAATGGAGGGTCGAATGAAGGAACTAGTAAATAATGTCGAAACACTATTCAATGTATTTGTTCCAGGAGCTCTTTGTGTTTGGTTTTACACAAAGCTTTCCTTAAAGAAAATTGAATACCAAGGGTTTCTTTCATTAAGTATTGCTTTTGGATTTACTATCAAGTATATCGTTGATTACGCTGACCATTTACTTGGAAGATTCACTATCAAGGGTTTTCCTATCGTTGTTGTTTATATTGTAGCTGGCATTGTATGCTCCTCCTTGTTTTACAAAATCAAAAACTCTATTCCGGTAAGAAGGTGGTTTAGTAATCATCTCGGCTACGATACTGGCGACAATATTTGGACTCGCCATATCGATTTTAGTGGGCAAACCGATGTGATGCTTCATATGGACGATGGAACCTATATTTATGGCACAATCGAAAACGCTGATAATGACTATATCGTTTTGACTTACCATGCTACAGCAACTGATCGGAACGGAGATAAGATGGATGAAGCTGTTTCCCATTTAAATGATGATACAGCTTTATGTATCCCAATGTCTCACGTAAAACGATTCGAGTTCATGTACGACAATCTGGATTCCGAAACTGCAAAATACGTTCTGCGTTAAAATGAATACGACCACTACCCTGCTACTTTATGTGGCAGGGCTTTTCTTTTATCACCACTCATACCCACAATTCTTGCATTTAAACTGTTTGCCGGGCTTTCTGATCAATTTCTTTTGACGGAGGTGAGTCACTTGCTTTCTTATCAATGTGGAAAAAGAAAACCTTATCAGGAGAACTTGTCTATGTTTGGAACAGTTAATCCTGAATGGGCAAGAACCAACATTCCATTAAACGCAGATACGATTGCTTATGCTGAGGTATGGAATTACGAATCTCAAAAAGAAGAACTGATTCAATTCACTTCTGTCAGTGAATTTTTTTCATGGATCGACAATCCACCCGTAGCGTTCAGGTGTATATAAACGTTGTGTGCCTTCGGAAGTAACTGTAATAATATCGCATTTGGGGCTTACTAAACTGTCAATTTCGGCTATTTTGCAGTTTATACCCTGAAGGAATTCAACCATTTCTTGTAGTTTAAGTGTATGGATATTATCTCCAAGCTCGATGAGTTTTGATTGATAAAGTTTATGCTCACCACTAGCCGCATAACCAATGTCGTCCAATGTATTCGGTTGAATTTTGTTATGGCCTGTATCTGCTCTAAGTATCACATTTTCGCCATTCTCGATGCCACATTCGATTAAATAAACAGTGCTATTCCCTGTTTTCTGCACCAGCATATTTAGCAAGAACCCAAGCTCTTCTTGGATAGGCATCTTTTGAGCTGACGTAATTTTAAGTGTATGAAGGATAACGTCGTTTAGAAATTCGCCTGTGTCAAGTCTAGCATCGCCGGTGAACGCAACGACATGGTTTGTTTTTGTAATATACGCTTTCTGGCTATGGTCGGACGGCATAGCGATAAACGGATTGTCTGTTCTATGACGTATGAGTCGCCAGTCCGCAGACACAACGATTCCTTCTTTGTTTGCGATAGCCATCACGAGACTCATAATTCATCACCATTCATATCCGCAGTTTTTACATCTAAATTGGCATCTTGGCTTCCTTGCTAAGAAACCCCATACAGCTGTATCTGCAACCTTCTCTCCAAAGCCAACACGTTCTACATCAGGACAGCCGCATGTAGGACAATGAGGAACGTATTTCTTGCGAGCTTCCTCTTGAGCGAGTATCTTACGAATTTCTGCGTCTTCTTTGTCGGCTTCTTTTAGCCAATCTGGATGTCCAGCGATCGGATGATATTCGTCGGGTTGAGGGTACTCACTTAATATTTTCTTTTTGCCTTCTTCGTCTGCATTTTTCCATCTTGTGTAATTTACCATAATGCACGAGCAATGTGGGCATGAAATATCAGGCCACCATTTGAATCTGCCACAATTCGGACATACTAAAATCGTTTTACTCATAATTCTTCTCCTCAAATTAGATATTATCTTTCTTAAACGTATTTAGTGTTGACGATAAAGGCAATATTGTTGGCTTTATTACTAAGCTCAGAAAGATGCGTGCGATGTTTGAATCGCTCGACCCAAAAATTCGTGGTACTGGTACTTCTCTTCTTGATTTTATCAAATACACAATTAAAGGTCAAGCATCAACTGAGGGAATGACTCTTTCGATGAAGGCGGCGACGTTTGCGGCAAAAGCATTAAATCTTGCTTTGTCGATGGCTGTTGGTGCATTGATTGGCATGGCTATCAATGGGGTTATTTCCGCTATAGCTGATTATGCACAACGGATTGATACCGCAGCCACGAAGACAAAAGAAGAAGCTGATGCAGCTAATAATGCAACTTCTTCTCTAAAAGACCTAGTTAATGCTTATGAAGAACTAGGTGATAAGTCCGGTTGGAACACAGAAGATTTTGACCAAGCAAAGGATATCCAAGAGGAGCTTTTGGCTCTTGCAAAAGAACAAGGCACTCTTGACGAAAACAAAGTAAATAAGCTTGATCTTCAAAATGGAAAATATGAAGAACAGCTTGGTTTGCTGAAGGATATCACAGAAGAACAGCTCAAAGCTTCCGAATCGAAGCTGATTCAATCCAAGGATGCTCAAGGCAATAAGCTAGTTAAAACCGCAAAAGACAACAATCGTTTACATTTCTTTAGTTCTGTTTCCGCCAATACCAATCGTGGTATTATGAACGAGTTAAAAGATGCTGGTATTGATGTTTTTAATAAGAATGGTAGTTTTGGCGTAAAGGATTTGAACGACCCAGATTCTATTGCAAAGTATTATTCCGAACTTGGAAAGGCTCTGGATTACATTGTTCAGAATACGACTGAAGCACAACGAGCCGCAGGTGGTGCTTACCATACTGTTTATCAGTATTTAATGGATGAGCAAGCCGCGCTTCAGGATGATGCAGATGCTTACAATGATTCTACTGATGCCGTCAATGAGAATGTAAATGCTCGTAGAAAACTCCAAGCTATTGACTTTTGGAGCGACGGCAAAAGCAATGGTATGGACGTAAGCTATAGTTTCGATAAGGTCAATTCTGCAATCGAAACTCTAAAAAATACCATTGATGACTTTGATGCAAGCAAACTAAACGATCTCTTGTGGGGCACGAATGAAGGCTTGACTGACGAACAGGCGCAAGCCTTGGCGGCACTTCGTAAAGCATTGACAGATATGGATTTCTCTGCCGATACAGATGGCGCGAACGCTTTTGTTCAGGCTCTCGTACAGGTTGGTGTTGTAGCTCAGTCTTCTGCAAATGGTGTTGACGCGGTAGCACAAGCTTCTCAGAAGATGGAAGATATCTCTTCTCAAATCGATGAGATCCAAGCGGCTTACAAGAATGCAACTACTGCCATCGAGGAATACAACAAGTACGGTTATCTGAGCGCCGATACTTTACAAACTCTTCTCAATGAAGACTTTGAGTATTTAAGCTGTCTTGAACTTGTTGATGGTCAGCTTCAGGTAAATACTGAGAAGTATCAGGGTATGATTGCCGCTCAATATCAGTCTGCTGCCATGGCTCTTGTTGAGAAGGCAAATGCGGAGCTCGCAAAGATTGCTCAGGGCGAAAAGAAGGATGCTGTCGAGGATGCAACCAAGGCAACAGAAGACCAAGCAACGGCTTTGACTGAACGAGTCTGCCCTGCTCTTGGTGAATTTGCAAAGGCATCTATGACAGCCGCAGCAGCGCAGGAGTTCTTGGCAAATGGAGATGCAGCATGGTCTGTTGACCCAGAAAGGACTAAGGAAGTCTATGCTGGCCTTGCTTCTGGTTTAGATATTTTGGACGCAACTGTTAACCAAATCATGGGCAATTCGGATAAGTTCCGTCAACACATGAATGGTTTTGACAAGGAGACCAAAAAACGGAATAAGAATACTTCCAAGTCTGTTACTGATGTAGCTTCTGCCTTCGATACCTTGAATAAGGCTATGAAGGAGTATAACCAGTACGGATATCTGTGTGCTGACACAGCAAAGGCTTTGGTTGGTCTGGATGATAAGTTCACGGCTTGCTTAACAAAGCAAGGCGATAAGCTCCAAATCAATGTAGAGCAGTTCCGTAAGTTTGTAAAAGAGCAATTAAAGGAAGCGAATGCCGCAAAAGATGGCGGAAAATCAGCTGATGAGATGAATAAAATTCTGAACTATCTTGATCAGAATGTAGATACAACAACCATCTCTTTTGAGCAGTTGACTGACGCGATCAAGGGCTACGGCACTGCGATGGACGAGGCTAAGGAAAAGACGGACGCTATAAAATCCGCATTTTCTGACTTAGATGAAGTTGGTAAGAGTAAGATTAACAATCCATTTGGACTGTTGGATGCTGACAGTGTTGAGAAGCAGTATCAGGCAATTCGTGATTTGGCTGACGGTTCCGAGTTGTTTACTAATGCAGACTATGCTGGGGCTCTGAATCCTGAGACTGGAGAAATCGATTACAACAGTGATGCGTTCAAGAAAATATTCCTCGATCGTCTTGACAGCATGATTGCTGCTTGCAAGGAGACTGGTGGAGCTGCTGGTGAATACCTTGCAAAGGGCTTTGAGGATGCAAGAGATAAAATTGCTGGAAACGTTATCAGTATTGAAGAGTATATCAATGGAATTGGTTCTACATTGAGCAATATCAATGATAGAATGGATAATTTTCAAAGCGCTTTCAATGATTTGTCTGATATTACAAAAGAGTATAACATTTACGGAAATCTCAGTCAAGATAGCATCCAGAAGTTCATGGCTCTTGACCCGAAGTATACTGCTTGTCTTGAAATGCAAGGCGATAAGCTTGTTTTTAATAAAGATGCTTTCCGTGATCTTTATGTTGCCGAGTTGCAAGAGCTCGCATTAAAGTATGAAGGAACGGACGCAGGTAAAGTGTATGCTGACATCCTTCAGAAAGTTGCAGACGGAACTTGGGACGTTACGGACCACATGCAGGGCATGGGCACTGAGATGGAAAACCTGAAGTCTGCATTAAACGAGTTAAAAGATTTATTCTCTTCCCTGTTTGATTTATTCGAGAAATTTGGATCTAATAAGGACAATGACTTAAAAATCTGGGGCGAGGCCATGACAGAGCATATCGACGACCAAATCGAAGCTCTGAATAAGCAAAAGGAAGCGCTTGAAAAGGCTAATGACGAGGAAGAACGTGCGATTACTCTTGCAAAACTGCAAGCCGAACTTGAAAAAGCTCGCACGCAACGTACTGTCCGCAAGTATACCAGTAATGGTTATGAGTGGGTTTCTGATGCGTCGGCAGTTAAGGAAGCCCAGGATAATCTAAACGACCAGCAACGGACATGGCGCAAAGAGGATGCTGAAAAGGCTATTGATGATCAAATTGATAAGCTGAACGAGTTGAAAGACAAGTACAGTGAAATCATCAACTTGATTGGAACCAGTTGGGATGACTACAACAAAAAACTCAAGTACTCTGCTGAAATTGCAGACATGACCTTTACAGAGATGGAAGGCCGACTTGACGTCTTTAAGGGTAATGTCCTTGGAGCAATGCAGTCCACTAAGGCAACTTCTGGTATTCAGGATGTTATTAGCAAGTTAGAATCCTTGATTACAACCCTTGAGAAGATCAATAATCTGTACAGCTGGGCCGAATCCGGATTTACTGATTATACTGATAAGGGCTTTAATGGTTTAATCAAAACAGCTAAAAAGATTTTCGGATCTACTGGTTCTGACGGTAAGCTCAACATCAGCATTAGCACCGGTTTAAAAAATATCGGTCAGACTGTTAAGGACGCATTTAGTGGAACTTCCGGGAATAGTATCACCAAGGCGTTCCAGACAGGATGGGAAGCTATCTCGTCTGGCGCTAAGGGGTTATTCTCCGGTAGTGGTGCCAATAGCCTAACAACCATCTTCTCGAATGGTTTATCTGGCATTAGTGATTTTATTGGTTCTGCGTTCAAGGGACTTGGCAGCACATTTGCTTCGGGCGGTCGAACATTAGTTAAGGCTGCTGGTAGCGTTGCTACTAAGATCGGAAGTGCTCTCGGTATTGGTGGTGGCGTTGCAGCGGGTGGTGCCACAGCCGCCGGTGGAGGGGTTGCTATTGCAGGAGCTTCCGCGATTCCTGTTATCGGAGCCATCGTCGCAGGCGTTGTCAATGGAATCAATACCAATATTCGTCTTATCAAAGACCAAAAGAAGATTTGGTCAAGCGATGACAAGATTGGAACTAAGATTGTAAAATCTGTTGGCAATACCGTATGGCGGTATTCTCCGATTGGTATGATTGCTAGTACAATTCAGAACATTAGTGGTTTTGTCAAGAAGATCTTTGGTATTGAGAGCAAGAAAGACAAGAATAACGGAACATCTTCTAACGGAAAAATTGACGTTGGTAGTATTGTTATCAATAGCCCAGATAGCCCTGCTTCCAACGCAAATTTTGGTACATCCGGGTCTGATACTGGTACAACCAAGCAATCTTTCTGGGATCGCATCAAGAACTCTAAGCTCTGGTTCTGGAACTGGGGCAAGCGTGCAGCTGGAGATAAGGACATTAAGTATTCAGGCATGTATAATGTCGATGAGCAAGGTCCTGAACTTTTAGTTCGTCACCCGGCGTCTGGTCGTTACACTTATCTTGAAACTGGAGATGGAGTCGTCCCTGCGGATATTACTTCTAAGCTGTTTGAGATGGGCGGAAATACAGATAAATGGTTCGCAGATCAATTGTCCAAAAATGGAGCTTTGAAAAATGGAGCTTTGAACAATATCCAGAACAAAACTATCGGAGATACGATTTCTGTTGGAGATATCTACATTCATAATCCTGTTGGCGATACGGATGCTCTTGCTAGAGAGATTGTACGCGACCTTCCGATTAAGCTGCGTCAACAGCAAGGAAGGAGATAACATGAGTAACGCATCTAAAGCAGTTGATGTATTAACAAAAATGATTGTTGAAGTAGTACAAAATGCAATTGAGAACGCTTCGTATGATAAAACCACTTTTGGTGTTGTTAAGAAAAAGACGCCATCTGGCTATATCGTATCGGCATTTGGAAAAGAGTGCAATATACAATCAAATCAAGATTTTAGTCTTTACGAACGTGTTGCTGTGACTGCTCCGCAAGGAGATTATAGCAATCTACTAATTCGTAAAATCTAAAAATAACTATTGCAGGAAGCTACGCCAGTGACGTAGAACCCTGCATTTTTTATATGACAAGGGAGGTGAAGTAATGGCAAAGCCGGTATTATCATCTGTAAATGTTTTTGACGCAACAGAGGGCGTCATTGCTTTTTTTAAAATTTATGTGAGCTATACAAGCCCCAATATCATCAAAGAATACGAATACTCGATTTATGATGGATCTGATGATAAAGTTATTTGCACCTCTTCTGGAGCATATAGCAATTTATCGTACACACAAAATAACGGATGGGGATTCCATATCTCCCCTACCGAACAATTAGTGAATCGAGAAGAAAATTATTATTTGCGAATTCGTATCAAATTAACTGACGAATCCGAATATGGAGAGTACAGCTCCCCTATTGTTTTGTACTGCAAGTCGAAACCTTCTATTGCTTTTAGTAGCCTTAATAAAGAAACAGAAAATATTATTCAAATGTCTGCTACTGTTTTTGAAATGCTTTATTCCTACATAAAGGATCAAGGTGAGACTCTTAAAACATATAAATATGAGTTTTATGATGAAGACAAGAAATTGGTTGATGAAACGAAAACGTATTATGGTACTATTTCGCATTCGTTCTCTGTGTATGGACTAGAAGCGAACAAATTGTACTATGTGCGCGGCATGGCTACCACAAAAAATGGGTATGAGCTCGATACGGGTTATTATCCTATTAGAATTGGTAGTGTTTTATCAAACGGAGATTATGCTTTTGAGGCAGAGAACGATCATTATAATGCAGCCATCCGGTTGACATCTCATTTTGTTTCGGCCACTGGTTCTCCTAACGGCGATGTTTCTTACGTAAAAACAGCAGACGATAAATATGCAGTAGATTTGACCAATGGTACAAAAGTTACCTATTTCTTAAGAGACCAAAATAAAAATCTTAATGACTTCGACATGAAGTTTATTGTGAAGCCTGATTGCCCAAAAGAAATTGTCGAGTTGAACTGGAATAACGCAGAATATTCTGTGACTGGAACATTGAGTATTCTAAAGAGATTCTTTACCGATATGAACGACGAAACAGAAAAACTATTTGCCGCCTTAAAAATAAATGTTGACCATGATACGTATTTGATCATCAAAAGCAATTATATCTTTGCAGAAAAAGCGACTGGATATTTATTTGTTGATGTTGTTTGTAAGGATGGATATTTTGAAATTTATATAGAGTCAATGGATGGAGATTATCAAAACGCGGTCTTAGGACAAGCATTACTGGACTGTTGTATTATCGGTGACTCTTCTGTAGATAACGAGAATTAAAGGAGGCTGATTTATGTTTTTAGGAATGGATATTCTAAGTGACGAGCAGTCTCTGAGTAATTCCAAATTGGTATCAAATCTTTCTTCGTTTTCAATAAAGAATGGAATTTTTGACGAGCTTTATGTTTCGTCTGATCCAAATAAATTTAAAAAGAAAGAATATGATTGGGCGGCAGATACCTTAATCCTCGCCACGTTTGATTCTCAGACGCTTGAAGGCGGCAATATTGGCGCTCTCGGCAGCAAGATTCAGTCTATGCAGCTCCGTAGACGTGAAGTAGGAAATGTTACATGGACTACACTAGCAGCTTATCAGGTTCCGGATACAGATAATTTGAATTTTTCTTTTGTTGATTACTTCGCACGCGGTCGTAACACCAAGTATGAATATTCTGTCAACTATATCTTGAAGGACGGAACCGAGTTGCCTTACATTTCAGCTTCTGTCATAAGTTCATTCTGCGGCGCTCTTATCACCGATGGCAAGACCTCTTATCATGTATTTCTTGATCCGAAGGTTACATCCACCACAAGAAATAGACAGTCCAGCATTGTTACAACTTTGAATGGTCGATTCCCTTATGTCTTCTATGGGAGCAAATCCAATTACGATACAGGAAATTTCTCTGGTACTATCATCAAGAATAATGGTGGGGACGATTGGGATTTCGATAATTCCTATAAATATCGTGAAGATATGAAGGACTGGCTTACGAATGGTGAAGCTAAAATCATTAAGATGGAAGATGGTCGCGAATGGCTCGTAAGTGTAGACGGAAATGTCGAAGAAGATGAATCAGAGCATATTGATAAAGTAGGTATCAGTTTTGATTTTGTGCAAATTGGTGACTACAACAATACCGACGATTTGAGCGCAAATGGTCTGACCGCTTACAATGATATGGATTACGCTATTTATTATTCAATTACGCTCAATCTTGAATCCGCAACTAGCAGCAGTCGTATTATCAGTGTTAAGCAAGGAGAGAGTTATACCACAAAAATTGAAGCATATGAAGGATATGTCATTGATTCTGTTTCGATTTCTATGAATGGAGTCTCTATTACGGATTCTGTATATAACTCTGTAAATAATACGATTTCTATCCCATCTGTTACAGGAGATGTTATCGTAACTGTCACTGCTCTGAAAATCAGTGTGGATGATATCGCATTTGATTATAATACGTTGAATCTGTCTAAGAACAGTAAGAAAAAGATCAATCTTATTTACAGCCCGACGAATGCAAAAATCGGAGCGATTACTTGGAAATCTAGTGACGATGCGACAGTCATCGTTGATAATGGTATGGTTCAGGGATTGAAGGCTGGCTCTGCTACTATCACAGCCTCGATTGACGGACTTGAAGCAAAGTGTAATGTTTCTGTTGTTTCCTTGTCTGATAAGACTGGGATTCCGCTAAGTGCATTCCACGAAGGTGCAGCGATTCACATGCGAGAGAATAGTTCTCCAGTGTATTATATCGTTGCAAAACATAACTACGAAAGCGAACTGAACGGCGAGGGTCGCACTCTACTTGTCAGAAAGCCGGAGTACGCAAATACGCGTTTTGGTTCTAATAATGCGTATGGTTCTAGTGATGTTGATAAATTACTCACGAATACATTTAAGAATTCCCTTGATTCTAAAATCGTATCTGTGTTAAATAGCTATCCTACAACAATTCGTTACACTCCAGGCAATGGCAAAAATACAGTATCAACGATGTCAAGGACTGTATTTTTACTTTCTTCAAACGAATATGGACCGTCAAGTAACACTCATAACACGGAAGGCACTATTCTGCCGACCGCACAACAGTTATTGTCAGATGGCTGCGCGAATAATAAGATGCTCTTAACCAGGACACCAGCAGTTTACAATATTTCTAATACTAAGGATTCTGTAATTGGTATTCGATACAATTCTAACGACAATAGTTTTGAGAATAAGGTTATCAAATGTACCGACACGAATGACGCTAACACTGGCGCTACAGTTGTTGTCCATCCTGCTATGACTCTATCTCAGGATATTAAAATTATCATTGACAATCCAATTAAGGCGAGTGCTGTAACGTTGAATAAAACTTCTGCGATTATTCATATCGGAGAAGAATTGCAACTTAACGCAGTATATCAACCTGTCGATGCCACCTATCCGTTGACAAATTATGGATCTAGTAATCCATTTGTGGCGTCGGTTAATGAAAGTGGATTGGTCACAGGTAAAAAGGTTGGCACTACTACAATTACTGTTGGTATTGACAATGTGTCTGCGGCTTGTGAAATTCGCGTTGTTGAATAAGGAGGTGTTTAAATGTATTATATCGCATCAAAAAAAGAATTTGCGATGCTAAAAAATCATAATAAACATCTTTACTGTAGACTTGAACTTCTGGATAAAGATTTAAACGTTATCGATAATCTTGAAGGATTAACAATTGATGGAAGCCTTTCAATTGACGCAGACTCAGACATCCGGCACACGTTTACTTCAACGATTTATTTGAAACAAAATGAGATGATTAGTTCTTATTCTGTGGACGAGTGGATTGACAAGTTGGTTCGTGTCTATATTGGTATTGGATTATCTGATAAAAATATTTTTTGGTATTCAAAAGGGATCTATGCTTTCAATCAGAATGGATTTTCATACAATGCAACCGAACATAGTGTATCTGTTTCGTGCGTTGATTTAGTTGCAATGCTGGATGGGTCGCTAAGTGGTACATTGACTGGTTATCAAACTGTTATTTCCACTGGAACAAAAATATCCAACGCTATTATTGATACTTACAAACTTAGCGGTATGAAAGAATGTGTCGTCAACTACTGGAATAGAACAGTCCCATATGATATTGAATTTTCAAGCGGTACATCTATCTGGTCTATTCTAACTGAGCTTCGGGATCTTTATTATCCATTTGAAATGTTTTTCGATGACACGACCTTTGTGTGCCAAGAAATTCCGTCTGGTTTTAACGATCCAGTTGTTTTGAACGATGAAGAGTTTCAAGACTTAGTTATTTCTGAGAGTGGCGATATTGAGTACTCAGAGGTCAAGAATTGTGTTGAGGTTTTTGGAGCCAGTGTCGAATATGATACTTATGTTGATGATGAGCACATGACTGTTGTACATACTGATGCAGACTCGAAAACCGGCGAAGAAGAGAAAACTTCTATTACGTTAAGAACGACCAGTTTAGACACCACAAAAGATTGTACTGTAGCTATTACAACTCCCCTGCTTGGTTTTAAAAAAAATGTGGAGATTACAATCGTAAACTCAGTCACAGAGACTGACAGCAATAATAACACTTCAGTTAAGGAGTACACACATGGTCCGTTCAAACTTTATGAAACTGATGTGAACGAAAATGGCACAGATGTTTTAATGGATGGCACTGAAATCGCACATGATATGATGATTGTTATTTTGTATAGTCCTACATATAAAAAGTTTTATTATCGTGGCGAGCAACAAACCCATGCAATGACATTCTTAGTGAACAAAATGCCTACAGATGATGAGATTGCCAAGGCAAAAGTGGATGAAGCATGTAATAATTTAAAGTATATTTGCTTGACTGAATCAGATGTAAATTTAAATACTCAGGAAAATCCACGTTTTGCAATTGAGAAAATCGGGCGTAGAAATCAAGTGTGTTCTGGGTCAGAATATGAAATGTACACCACAGATGAATCAACTATGCAGTGCGCCGAGTATATGTTGTGGAAGTGTGGACGATTGACAGACAGTGTTACAGTGGAATGCCTTCTTGTTCCATGGCTTGAGGTCAATCAAAAGATTTCTTATGTACCTCATTATATCGACACAAAAGGTGAGCCTTTGGAATTCATTATCAAAAAAATCTCTATTTCACTTGGCGAAGGAACGATGACCTTAACACTGAGTCGTTATTATCCATATTATCCATACATCGTACAAAACAAATATTGATTTCGGCTCCGATATTTCGGGGCTTTTATTTTTGTCAAATTGGAGGTGCATTGAATGAGCTATGACAAAAATCCAGACGGTACTTATACTGATCTGGCGTATACGAAATTTCCAGCTAAAGTAGACAGCTGGCAAGATAGTCAGAATTTAACGGCGAACTATTTAAGTCTAGCAAACGATTATAAAACAGCTCTTTTGAACGGTAACTATTCGGCAGCACAGAGTATTCTTAATGCGAATCCAGAATTGAAGCGAATGTTGATTGGTGCAGATGACATTAACAAGTTAAAGCATTCTCAAATGGCTATTGAGCGCCTGTTCACAGAGGATATCGAGGAATATATCAAATCTTATACAGACAAATCTACATCTGAAGCTGATAAGGCGACTACTTCTGCAGCTAACGCTGCTATTTCCGAAAAGAATGCTTTAAATTCAGAGACCGCCGCAGCCGCAAAAGCATCTGAAGCAAACGAACTGGTTGAGAATCTAAAGACCTTGAAAGGGACTCTTCCTTCTGATTTTACTGAATATACTCAGCAAATTGCCGACGCGAAGGAAGAGTTTGATAATAAGATTGATAAGCACAACACGAGCGATACAGCGCATCAGGACATTCGAGATGATTTAGAAAAAATCTCGTCTAACGTATATTCGAAAACAGAGGCCGACGCCAAGTTTGGCACCCCATACGCCCTGCCGCCCGCTACGGCGGACCAGCTGGGCGGCGTGAAGGTGGGGGACTACCTGGACATCGCCCCGGACGGCACCCTCAGCGCCAAAACGCTCAATGACAAGATCGCTGCCGCCGTGGCGGTAAAGTCGGAGCCCCGGCTGGTGTGGAACCACTACGAAGAAACCGGAA